AAGTACTGGAGCAACTGGTAATACAGGTGATACAGGAAGTACTGGAGCAACTGGTGCTACCGGTAATACAGGTCCAACTGGTAATACAGGTCCAACTGGTAATACGGGTCCAACAGGAAGTACTGGATCAACTGGTGCTACTGGTAATACAGGTCCAACTGGTAATACAGGAAGTACTGGAGCTACAGGAAGTACTGGATCAACTGGTGCTACTGGTAATACGGGTCCAACAGGAAGTACTGGAGCAACTGGTGCTACCGGTAATACAGGTCCAACTGGTAATACAGGAAGTACTGGTGCTACGGGTAATACAGGGTCAACCGGTCCAACAGGTGATACAGGTCCTACTGGTAATACAGGTCCAACCGGTGATACAGGTCCAACCGGTGATACAGGTCCAACCGGTGATACAGGTCCAACTGGTAATACAGGTCCAACAGGATTACCAGGAGCTCCTGGTTTGTCTAGTTCCCACTTTACATATACCTTTTCTGGACAAGTGAGCGAATCTCCTCCTAATGGACATTTATTTATTAATAATCTTGTTCCTGATAATGCGGATAATCTCATTGTTTCACACAAAATTAAAAGCGGAGATGATATTGATTTCCTTTTACAAAATGTAGCAGTTAATTCTACTATCATTATTCAGGAATCCACTGATTCTAATGTATTTATTAGGTATAAGGTTCTAAGTCTTACTTCTGGAGTCGGTCTTGTGACATATGGAGTTCAATTTTTGGAAAAAGCTGGAACAATTGTTAATAATCAAGAAGTTTTACTAATTATTCAGGCAGGAGCTGGACCTCAAGGAGCTACAGGTGTTACTGGTCCTACAGGAAGTACTGGTCCTACAGGTGATACGGGTCCTACAGGTGATACAGGAAGTACTGGAGCAACTGGTCCTACGGGTCCTACAGGTGATACGGGTCCTACGGGTCCTACAGGTAATACGGGTCCTACAGGTAATACGGGTCCTACAGGTAATACGGGTCGTACAGGTGATACGGGTCCTACAGGAAATACTGGTCCAACTGGTGATACTGGACCAACAGGTGATACTGGACCAACAGGTGATACTGGACCAACAGGTGATACTGGACCAACAGGTGATACTGGACCAACAGGAAATACAGGTCCTACAGGAAATACAGGTCCTACAGGAAATACAGGTCCTACAGGAAATACAGGACCTACGGGTCCTACGGGTCCTACTGGTGCTACAGGTAGTACAGGTAATACAGGTCCAACCGGTAATACAGGTCCTACAGGTAATACAGGTCCAACCGGTAATACAGGCCCAACAGGTATTCAAGGTGTAACGGGGCCTACAGGAGCAAATTATTATGATCTGGCTTTTGCTTGCACAGATGAAACAACTCCTATAACAACGACAGGTGTAAAGATTTCTTTACGATGTCCACGAACATTTACTAGTAATAAAATTAAAACGTCTGTCAATTTACCTGCAACTGGTGCTACTGGTTTTAAGGTATCTATTTTGGGTACGACTGGTCCTACTGGTTCACCTGCTTTGATTACTCAAATACATCAAGCAGATCAGTTATATGTAAATACTAATAATATACGCACATATAACGAAGATAGTATTATTCAGATAAGAGTAGATCAGGTAGGAATGACAGGTTCTGGAGGAGGTGCTATAGGAACTGCTACAGGTTTGAAATGTTATATAATTGGAAATTTAACTTAATTTTTTTAGTATTTTTTATCATATATTGTGAATATATAAAGCAATTTTAAAAACAAGTTTTAAAATTTATAACCAATAAATTTTTATATTTGGCCTTCCCTGACTGTTAGCTGTCACTATATTAGTTGTTATCGGTGCACTATCTGTGGCTAAAGAAAACGCAGAATTTGTCGGTCCTGTAGTAGGTCTTAAACATTTTGGATTACTACCTGTACCAACTATATAGGAACCGTCATTACTCAACCAATGTATAATTAAATATTTTGTTCCATCATACTCAAATGGTGATGTTGTGAAATCAAGTCCAAGCCAAATTGTTTCGTTAGTAGAAGTTTGCCGGACTGGCCACGAAGAATTTTTAACCGCAGTAAATTTGGTTAAACCAGTTATAGGTATTGTTGCGTTTGCTGATGTTGTTAAATTAGCCCTTAAAGTAGAAGGAAACCCTGATGATGTGTAGTGAGCTAACGATAGTATTTGATTATCAGCGACGCAATCAGCAAAGTCATTTTTCATTTCAAATTCTATTTTGTAAATAAATTTACCAGAAACTAAAGATAACTCTGTAGGACTATAAATAAAAGCTGAAACTGAATAATTGTAATTAAAATATGATGGATATCTTACATCAAATGTAGTACCGAATCCTATTTGTATATTACCACCAGATGTAGAAGTAGAAGTAGTATTGTATGGATTTATGATCATAACCATTTTGTTTTATTTATATATCCAAAAAATTAATATAATTTTTTGAATAATCTAAATCATTATAAAAATTCTATACAATTTACCACATATATTTTTTTATGAATTTATAATTAATTTTAAATTTGGTTAAAAAACCGATTATAAAAATACTATTATACTAATAAATAATGTCATTCAATCTTGAAGAATTTAAAAAGGCACTTGAGCCTTTTGGTACAGACCTCATATACATTGATAATACTCCGACAGAAGGACAAAATGATTGTCTTCAGTTTGTTGTATACAATATAAATTATTTGTATGTTTTATCTAATTTTGGTGAATTTTGTAAAACTCAAATATTACCTTATTATCAAAAATTAATCGTTTTATATATGGATGACATGTCACTTAAAGGTACGTTTATTAAAGCATAACTAAAAAATGTGAATCAAAAAAATCTCTTATAATTTAAACACAATATATCTTGCTAATTTGTAACTAATATATTAATTAAATTTTTCTTGTTTAATAAGAAATAATGAAAACATTTGCGTTAATTTTTAGTATTTGCGTTGCAAGTATTATAGTTTTGTTGTTGTTGTGTAATAATAATCGTAAAAAAGATACAATAGAAAAAATTTGTCCTATAGAGATAAAAAATACTCAAGTAAGTTTAATTCCAAAACGAATTGTGCAAACTTGGCGTACACATGATATTGGAAATCTGGCCCATTTTTCTCAAACATGGAAAGATTTTAACCCAAATTTTACATACACTCTTTTTGATGATGTAGATTGTCAAAATTTTATTAGAGAAAATTTTGGACAGGAAATTGAAAATGTGTACACAAAAATAAAATTTGGTGCTTTTAGAGCTGATTTTTGGAGATACTGTGAACTTTATATAAACGGAGGTGTTTACATAGATATAGACACTGTATGTTTAGGATCAATAGATAGTATTATAGATCCAAATGCAACTTTTGTAACACCTATTGATTTAAATCCTAAAGATTTATTTAATGCTTTTATAGCAATTGTTCCAAAACATCCAGTAATGCTTATGTGTATTAATGAAATTGTAAAAAATGTATATAAAAATGTCCCACAAAAAGGTCTCCATTTTTCAGGACCAGGTTTATTAGGTATGTGTGTTTCAAAATACTTGGGTTTTAAACAAAAAACAACGTTTGTATCTTCATCATACCTTTATAAAGGTCTTCAACTTCTTGATTTTGAACCTATAAATGAGATTGTATATAATTTTTATGGAGTTTCACTTTTTCAAAATAAAAATAAAAATATAGTATTAAAAAGAATATATAATAACGAAGCAAACAGAGCAAGAATTGTAAGATATTCATAAAAATTTATAGATATTTATCTATAAATTATTCAAGAGTTGAATCAAGAGTGTATTTAAAAGTAAGTTTTGCATTTGATCCAGTAATTATATCATCATCAAAAATAACTTTTGTTTCCCATGCTATATTTTTATTAAAACTTATCGCATTATTAAACATATTACGCATATCAAATACTTTACGAGTATCCCATGTAGAAACATCTTGATTAAAATGGGTCGCATTATTAAACATACTACTCATATCAACAACTTGACTAGTATCCCATTTAGAAACATCTTGATTAAAACTGCTTGCATTTTTAAACATACTACTCATATCAACCACTTGACTTGTATCCCAAGTAATAGGTTGATTAAAACTTGTCGCGTTATTAAACATATTACTCATATCAATGACTTGACTGGTATCCCAATTCAATTCTTCATTAAATGTAACATTATTTCTAAACATAGAATTCATGTCGGTTACTTTGGAAGTGTTCCAATATTTTAATCCTGTAACATTAATATTCGTAATCTTATTTGTAGTGTTAGTTTCTTTTATATCAAACATAGTTGATATAGATTGGGATTTTGTTTTGAATGAAAACATATTTTTCATAGTTGTAAAGTTTGAAGTATCCCAATATTGCAAATTAACTTGTTCAGTTATATTTAATTCTTGAAAAATTTTAAATATGTCTTCAAGATTTGATTGTCTAACATCTAAACATTCAATATATTCTTTTCCTTGTTTTTGTGTTGGTTTATTTTTAATAAGTTTAATTATATTTCCATCTTCAGTTTCAAGATGAGTTAAAAGCCAACTAACAATATCAATATTATCTTTATCTTTATCTTTATCTTTATCTATATCTAACAAATCATGAACTCTGCTTTTATACTTGAATGAATTTAAATAAAGTAATTCATTTGAATTATATTTAAATCTATCATCGGGATGATACCATTTTTGTGTTGGTTTGTCATATTTTATTCCATTTGTTTTTAAAAATTGAATGAATGATTTTGTATTCATACGTTCAAGATCAGATCTTTCTACACTTGTTTCTACACTTGTTTCTGTATGAGAAGGAGTAGCTAGAGGTGTAGCTGGTTCAAGTGTAGTTAGTGTAGGTGTAGGTGTAGGTGTAGGTGTAGGTGTAGGTGGGTCAGGTGTAGATTGGCTAGGTGTAGATTGGCTAGGTGTAGATGTAGCTAGGTCAGATGTAGATTGGCTAGGTGTAGATTGGCTAGGTGTAGATTGGCTAGGTGTAGATTGACTAGGTGTAGATTGACTATGTGTAGCTAAGTTAGGTCTATCTAGTTCAGGTGTAGATGTAGCTGGGCCAGGTGTAGGAGAAGGAATTTCTGTAGGTGTAGATGTAGATGGGTCAGGTGTAGGAGAAGGAGTTTGTGTAGCTGAGTCAAGTGTAGATGTAGCTGTAGGTGAAAATGATCTATTTTTATATATATTTAGACAATTTGTAGGATCAAGCCATTGTGTATGATTTGTTTCTGTATTTTTATAATAAAAACACAGAACTTTTAGAAGTTTGCTGTATCTTTTACTAATTCTTCTTTGCCAAAACTTAGGAAGACTTTCTCCATTTTCATTTATATGGCGCCAATTTTTTGCCAATTCAGATTCACAATTCATTTGTTATTTAATCAGATTTGAAAAATATTTTTAAATTATTTTAAAAAAATAACTTAACATAGATCTAAAAAATCCAACTTTTTTTGTATTAAATAACCATTCAGAAAAAAAGGGTTGTTGAATTGTTTTCATATTTAAACAATGCATATTGTCACCTGGAATTATTTCTTTTATTCCCGAATCAGCAATTTGTTTAAAATCAATGTTTTTATTCAAAAATTTTCGGCATAATTCAGAATGTTTGTCACCCGCATATATAATTATATTATGAGCTTTAGATGGTTGATCAATAAGTGATTGGTCTTGATTATCAAAGTTTTTAAATATACGAGCTAGCAAATACATACTTGCAACAAGAGAATTAATATATAAAGTAGAATTAAAAATCTCCATAAAACAGTTTACAAAACTTGTATCTGATCTTTTGGAATTTAAAATAATTGGAACATTTCTTCGCCACAAAGGTTTATACAATACAATCCGTTCTTTAATTTCATCTTCTGCAAAATTAATAATAGCTTTGTAAATATCTTTATCTATTTTATCTAACTCTTTTTCAACATATTTATTACGTGTTTGAGTCATAAAAAAATTTAACACTTTTTCACTATTTAAATTTGTAAGCATATCTATAAAATTTTGATTATTTTTCAATAGATCTTTAAATTTAGAAGCCCATTCTTCTTTATGAAAAGTTGTAATAATATTATAAACGTTTAACCTAAAAGAACTTACAATATTAACACCTTCTAAGACTCCCTTATTATCATAAAATCTAGTATCAAAATAATGAAATCTGGCTAAACGACATTTGTGGTCTGAACGAGTAACGCAATTTTTAAATTTTTTAAAAAGTTTTTTTAACCGAATATTAGATGAGTCAATATTTGAAAAAGGATCAAAATTATAGTTATAACTTTTATCACCTTTATTCATTGCTGGAAATTCAAGAAAAATATCAAGAAAAACATCGGTTGTCCGTACTAACTCTTCTAAAAAATATTCAAATGACATTTTTTCTGCATTTGGTTCATCTAACATTTTTTTTTTACTTATATCATCTTTGAACCTGTGACAATCAATCACATCAGAATAATATTCTCCAAATATATATATTATTTTTTGATGTTCTTCACTCAAATGAACTGTAAGATTTTGCGGACCACCAATAAATGCAGGTTTCGGCTTTTGTTTAAGAGGATCTCTGTTAAAATGATTGCATATAAGTTCCATTAATACTTTTTTACCTTTATTACCTTTACGGTATTTAAGAGATAATTTGAGAAATTCTTCTTTTATTTTTTTGTCTTCCGAATCAAGAATATTTGTATTATAAGTATTTACAAGATTTTCACATATTTTAGGATTCATTTACTTATTTTATTTTACGTTTATTTTTAAAAATTTTTAAAAATAAGATAATAATTATGTTTTTATATTGTTACCAAGTTCTTTTGAAAACGAATCTAATTCAGTATCCAAATATTTATGCAAAAAATTGGAATCTCTAGATTGAGTAGCTTTCATTTCTTTACAATCTAATTCATCTTGAGAAATTTTATTTGTTAGATTTTTTTCATCATACTCTGATAAAGCAGACATATATTCATCATGAAACTTATCATTCATTGTTCGGCTATGTTCAGCAGCAGCAGGATGTATAATCTCTACTAAGCGAACTGCCTTAATATCATTGATATATTCACCTGCTTCATTTTTGTACTTGAAAACGTCTCTACTTCTATCATAACATGCGTAAATACTTTCACCAGTATCAGTCTTAACTATATGATCGCTAACAAACCTAGCCAAACCTTTCATACCTTGAAGGAAATATTCTGGAGTATATTTATTCGCAAAAATAATTTTTGCTTTATCTTGAGTTAGATCAAACGGAGCAAGATTTATTATCTGTTTATTTTTTGTTTGGTGAGTAGGACGATTAATAGCTTGTAGAGTTATATTTTCTATCCTATCTTGAAGATCTTTAATTGTCAATTCTAACTTTTGAATATAATTATCTTTTTCTTCTAATTTTAGTTTATTTTCTCTATTTTCTTTGGTTTGTATTTCTAGTTGTTCTTCAAGTGTATACAATTTTTCATTAACATTACATGTTTTTTGATGTCTTTCTAAATGATACGAACGTGTAAATTTTTTACCACAACCTTCGCATATATGATCAACTGGTATATCTACATTGCGAAGAGCTAAACAATATTTAGCTGTTTTTTGATGAGCAGATAACGAAATCTTACTAACAAAAGAATGATTACAATACTGACAATTCATTTTATTTAGTATACTTTATTATTTTAGATTAAGAAATCTCTTAAAAGGGAAAAAAAGAAAATTTTTTGCATAAATATATTTTTTATTTTTCCTTTTTTTCCCTTTTAAGAGAATAATTTAGACAAAATTACCGTCAAAATAGTCATTGCATAAAATTTTTATTTTTGTGTGTGTTGAGAATTTTTTATATCCACCGAATCGGATTTTTAAAAATTTCTTCTCCGGTTTTTTAAAAAGTTCGGCGGATGGAAAAACTGTTTCGAAATTAGTTTTCTAAATAATTTCAAAAATTCGTAAAAAATTTCCTTTGGAGTATCTTTTTTATTTTGCTCCTCCTCCTCCTCCTCCGACTTTTTGATCACAAAAAAATATTAAATGATATTTTTTTGTCTATATATTTTTCATAAGAATACTTATAAACTCTTCCTGAAAAATAGAATCTTCTATATTTCCAGACTCAAATCTTATATTGTCATTAGATTCTATTAACTCATATGTTCTTTTTCTTACTGAATCAAATAACATTTTTGTCAACATCTTTCCACCATAGTCTGTTATTATATAACCCGAACTATCCTTATACTTTATAAATGTAGGGTTTGAATAATCTTCTTCAATAAGCCGATCATTTAAAGGATAAGACAATGCATAGTCAGCATATCCTTCTGGTCCTCTTAATATATGTTCTATTGTTAAAAATTTTGCATTTTCCGACAACCAGTCTTCCGTAATTAATAAATCAGGTTCAAATAATATTGGCTCAATTAACAATTCTCTAACTGAATTTTTTCCGGTCATTTCAGCCATTGCTGTGTTGAAAAATGTTTTTGCAAAATTGACATTGTTCCATTTATTTCTTAATTTCTTCATTTATTTTTAAATATACAATCAACTTTTCTTTGTATAAAAATGACTTTTTCCTGTTTAACAAAAAACGTTGATGAAACGTTAATTAAATTAATGAAAAGAATGAAAATTAGTCACTTTTTTCTGATTAAAGTGACTTTTATCCAAGAAATGAAAATCAAAATGTAAATATATATATATCCATTCAAAATATAAAGCTCGAATTTTGAAAAATGAAATTTTTTGCGGATTTCCTCCGGTTTTTTAAAAAGTTCGGCTGAGAAGGAAAATTCTTTTTATTTTTCTTTTTAATAATTTCAAAAATTATTAAAAAATTTCCTTTGGATTATCTTTTTTATTTTGCTCCTCCTCACCCTCTGATTTATAAAGTTTTAGGTTTACGTTTTACAGATGAGTTACAAGTCTCATCTTCAAAGTAAAACTTATTATTTTTAAGCCAAATGTGCATATATCCACATAAAGTTTTATTTGTTTGATTAGACCAAAAATATATACATTTTAACTCATCAATAGTTTTGTCTCTTAAAATACGTTTTAACTCGTCAATTTGGTCTTTTAACAATTCGGGATTTATTACATATTTATGTTTTTCTAATATTTTTAGTAATTCTTGTTTATTATTTTGTTTATTTGTTTCTGCTAAAATTTTTTTCATTTTTCCAAGGTTTGATTCTTCTGCTATAACTAATGATAGTAATTCCTTTTCTGTTTGATTAATTTCTTGTAAAGTTGGTATTTTAAATTTAAAAATATTAATTGCAAGATTTATCAAATCTTCTTTTTTCATTGTTACACATACTCTACCAGAAGTTTTTTGATGACCTTTTAATTCTGGATTATTACTATTACTTGTATCACGAAGGCAAAAACTTCTATTTGTGTTATTATATAATCCGTGAAAATTGTAAATATTAGTTTGTATTTTCTTTTGTTTTTCTTCGTTTATAAGTTCAACCTTTTGAATGTGTTCTGGATCACAATCAGTCCATTCAAGCGTTTCTTCGTTGAAACAACGAAAAGTATCTTCAAGCAACCAAGAAATCCAAACTCCATCAATATTAAGATAATTTTTTTCAAAATATTTAAGTATGAGTTTTCTGATTCTTTCCTGAATTGAATTAAAAGTTTGAAGATTTTCACGATCAAGAAAATCGCTTTTTATACTTGATTCTAAAAAATATTCTTGTATTTCTATTGGAAGACGATTCATAAGTTTGCGAATATCTTCCGTACTTTTTGCTTCTAAAGATGTATTAATAATTTTAGGTAATGATTCATCGTAAGCCATTTCTAAAATATAATTAAAACTAATTGGATTTTTTAAATGGGGGTGTTCAGTATAATAATCTGTTTCTGAAGAAGATAGACCATCAACTAGAAAAAAAATATTTTTATGTTCTTTTAAATAGGACGGAAATCCATATTTGTTAATAATTTTTTTACTTTCGTTAATAATAATACGCAAAGCAGATATTACTTCAGAATTTAATAAATCTGGAAATTGTTCAATAATTTCAGTTAATTCAAGCCTAAAATTAGTACGAAACAAAATAATTAATTTCTCAATAACAACTTGAATGTTAGAATCATTATATTTTAAATTAAAACTAGAATAATCAAACTCTGTAATATCTTCAGGAGTTCCTTCGCAACCATCGCATACATAATAACAGTTTGTATAATCACAATCCCTTGTATTATCCTGTCCAATAATTAAATTGCGACGATAAGTAAGAGCACAATCCCAAGCAGACTCTTTCATAATACGTTCAACACCTTTTATAGAAATATCTTTGTTTTCTGAAATTGTATACATATCTAAATCAATACTTCTTTTTTCGTCATTCTCTGGAATAGAAACACGTTGATAAATAGTAAGTTGTGGATTAATACCTGTATCAATTAAATCTCGGTGTGATCCTAGACGATATCCACGTGCAATAACTTGTGACGTTTCACTATAATTAAACCAAGGGGTATGAATATCTATAATTTGTACATTTTTAAAAGTGAATCCTTCAGATACTTTACGAGATCCAATAATAACATTAATAATTTTTCCGTGCATATTATCAGGTTTATTAAAACGTTCAGCAATTAAAGGAATTTGTCTGTCTGTAGATGTTTCGCTTGTTAAACTAGCATATCTTGGTTTTTCATTACCTTCTTTCTCAAATCCAGAAGCTTTTACAAACCCAAATAATTCTAAAATTAATCCAAAAAGTATAACACCTGATCCTGTAACAAATTCATTATAAACAAATACTGATTTATCTTCTTTTTGTGCTTGTAGAATAGTTTTAATTGATTCAGCATATTTACTACTAAATACACTTAATCTTTCTAACATTATTTCTGGACTGTCTGTGTCTGTTTTTTTAATTGCATCTCTTAACTTGGGAGAGATATAAAAAACAGATTTCTTTTTTTCTTCACCTTTTTTTGATTTTTCTTTTGTTTCAATATAATCTGAAAAACCTTCTTTTCCCCATTTACCATTTGGAAAAATAAAAAGAGATGCTTGTCTAGAGTTTGACCATACACCTTTATTTTTTCCATCTTCTTCGTAAGCTAAATTATAATATTTTGTTTGGAATGTACTCATTTTATCTTCTTCAACCATCAAATGTTCTAATTCACCCTGTTTACTACCTGAAAAATTTTTTTTAACACTAGATTGCATTGCTTTCAAATAAGAAACTCTTCCTTTGAAAACTTTCTTAAGTTTATTAATGTAAGAAGGTTTAACTTTGAACGAATTACTTTTTTCTATAAAAAAATCTTTAACAAACTCTTCTCCAGACTTCATTTGTTCATCTTTTGGCAAAATTAAATTCATAACAGAGGCTATTTCATCAACTCCGTCTTTCATTGGTGTACCAGACATAAGTAGTATTTTGCAGTTTTTTACAGCATGTAAAAATCTCCAAAACTCATCATATACGTTTAAAGGAGATTTTTTTCCATCTTCGTCTGTATCTGAATAGGTCTTCATACGTAAATTATGAACTTCATCTATGATAATAATATGATTATTAAAGTTTTCACACCATTTTTCTAATTCATCTTGTGACTTTTTTAGTTTAATTTTTTTAGCAAATGTTTCAAAAGTATTAGATTGATAATAATCTTTAATAGCTTTTTTCTTACGATGCACTTTTTTTAATTCACTAATAGCTTGATATTCTTCTGGTATATAACGACCATCAGTGCATTTAAAAATTAATTCATTTGTAAAATTATTGATTAAAGCTTCTCCTTTTGCAAAATATAAAGCACCTTTAAACATTCCTTCTTCTCTAATTTGTTCAATAGCTCCAACCGCTGAACACGATTTTCCGGTTCCCATTTCGTGTAATAACAAAAGTTCATCATATAATGTGTTAGACGAAAAAAATCTAGCAATAAGTTTTTGATGATTCATTAAATTTCCAGGACTTTTTGGAATTTCTTCTAGATTTTCTAATCTGTTTTCATAAAATTCTTTTTTTTTGTAAATAACTTTGTAGAAATCTTCATCGTACGTATTTAAAAATTTTTTAGAAACATCAAATTGCTCAATGTTTGGATATTTAGGAAGAAAATTAACAATATCAAACTCCATTTTTGTTCTTAACAGGATTTTTTTATACATTTTTAAAAAATTTGTATAAAAAAGTTATTTTAATCACAATCTGAATCTTCTTCTTCTGATTCTTCCTCCGATTCTTCTTCTGATTCTTCCTCAGATTCTTCTTCTGATTCTTCTTCTGATTCTTCTTCCGACTCTTCCTCCGATTCTTCTTCTTCTGAGTCTCTTTTAGCTAAGTATTTAACCAATTTTTTTGAATTTTTTTGTGGATTAATCAAAAAAGTATATATATTTTTAATAATTGGATCATCAAACTCAAATTCTCTTTGAATAGAATTATCTGGAAGTAATTTCCCTATAACTTCGTAAGATCCTTTTCCAAGATAAAAAATAATAACAGACTTTTGCTTTTTAAAATTTTCAAGTGTTTGATAATGCAATATTGGCATTCTGTTGTTATAATCCAAAAAATATATGTCTCGTTTAAAATGTTTTGAAATAAGAAAAACCATATTTTCATCTACTTCTTTTGCATTTTTCAGATTACAAAGGAAATCGTTATAAGCTTGTTCTTCTGCTTCTTTAAAAATAGTTGATAAAAATTTACGTATTACTTCTGTCTTAACAAGATTTTTTTTGCTTTTTATATAACATATTGTTTCTTGAATAATTATATCACACATATCACAAATTTTTTTATTTTCGGTTTTTGAATAAGCATTTGGTAGAATATTTTTTCTGAAACCATTCTCATATGGAATAATTTTTACGATTGATTTATAAACTTCAAGAGATTTTTCATCATTTTTGCATAAGTTTTTTATAACTTGATGAGTTGATTTTCCTTTAGCTTTTGGATTATTTTCTAAAAAAAGATAACAATTAAAAATAATATCTGTTATATTTTTTTTAAAAGAATTTTTTGATGTTAAACCGTTATCAATTTCTTCCCATGTTTTAATATCTACTTTTGAAATAATATTTTCTCTAAAACTTTCAATAAAATTTTTTCTTTCTTTAGTATTCATATTCACATATTTTTTTAAACAAGAATGAACTATTGAATGAAAAAAAGATAAATATGTAGAACTATTACCTGTTCTTACAAGAACGTCTTTACCTTCAATAGGCGACTTAAAAACAACAGTTTTATCATCATCTAATCTTTCTGCTTTTATCATTCTGTTAATTTTAAAAAATATAATTTTCTTTTTAGATTAAACAGTGTATAATTATTACTTTTAAACTAAATCTTTACGTAAAATAAAAAGAAATGAGTTCTTTAGATTTACCTAAACCTTGGTTATATAAAAATAAATGGATTGTATGGCCAGAAACAGTTTTAGATATTCTAACTATAGCTGATTGTAATGACACTGTTAACGGTATATGTTTATCTGGAAAAACAATTGAAGAATGTATAAATGAATGTAAGAATTCTTGTGGAGCAGGATATCATATTGAATTTGAAAACGGGAATACATTATGTGCACCTCTTCGTACAACTGTTAATCCTTTATTAAATCAAATTCACCGTCTTAAAACAAAAAATGTATATCCAGAATTAAATAATACTAAAATATCTACTTTTGTTAATAAAGATCATTTTCCATTTCCGCCGGAAGAAGGAAACGTTGTATTTTTTCGTGATGTTTTAAGTATAATTGATGTTGTGAACAAAATGTCTATTATTGCAACGAATACGGATGATTCATATGTGTATGTAAATAAGGAAGGAAAAAATAATTTACAATTTAGAGAATCAACTCAGTCTTTTAATCATATATCACAATACATACCATTGCAATACGGTATTCCAGTTCAAATTTCTATACCAGGTACTTCTTTATTAATTACTAACTCAAATGAAAATATATTGTCGTGGAATGCATCACCTATTATTTTTTCAACAAAAAAAACTTCTTTTACCCTCAGATCTTTTGACTCAAAAAAAAATAAAGATAAGATAACATATGGTGATGTTTTTTATATAACTTATGGACCAGAAAATTCTATATTAGTTATAAATAAGGATTCGTCACGTTTAGAAATTGTAAAAGATAGTCTAGAACAAATAGCTATTAATAAAAAATTTTTATATAAATTTACAATGGAATCTGATATGATTGGTTATTATTGTGATGGTAGACAATGCAAATCAGTACCTATAAAAGATATACAAAAATCTGGTCAAATGGGAAGTTATAAAAATGTAACTGTGGGTAGAGATCCTAATTGTTGGGGTGTATGCAATTATTTAGAATTAGGAACTAATTCTTATTCTTCATTGAGTGATAAACCGACTCCTTCTAGATCTAAAAATACATTTTATAAAATATTGTTTATTTTTTTTTCACTTAGTATGATTATATTCATACTGAGTGTTATTATTAAAATTAAATAATAATTTTTTCTCTAAGCGCTTGATCTTCTTCAACACTTTGCACGTGAATTTTAATAAATTTATATAAAATATGTCTTAATTTTATAGGAAAATCTGTAAAAGTCCAAGTTAAATCTTGTACTCCTTTAGATCTTTCTTCTTTAATTCCTTTGTATGGAAGTTCATCAAAATTTTTATTATTTTCTTCTGATATACTGTAAACTTGTATAAGTGCATAGATTAAATCCCTACCTGTATTATCTATATTTTGCATTTTATTTATAAATTCTTCTTTTTCATTAATTGTTAAATCTTTTTTTGGAAGATCCTTATTCAAACTATTAAAAAGAGGAAAGTTACTCATGCTTTTATTTTTAAAAATGTATCATTTTAAAACTCAATTTAATTTTTAAAACCTTTGACGATTTTTATCTGATCCTGTTCCTTCTGAACTATAAGCATCTTTAAAATCTAAATAACATACTTTATTATCAGGACCGCAAAGAGGATGACCAATTGTATAAGCAGGAATTCCTCCATTTACATCTTCTGTAATTCGTTCATCTTTTTCTACTGTTTCTTGTTTTTGCACTTTACGTGCAACTTCTACTATAAATCTACCAATTTCTTCTGCAACGTAAGGACCATTATATCGCATATGAGGTTTACCATTAATATACAAAACAATATAAGGAACCACTTGAATCGGTGCAATGGTTTCTCTAGACATAATTACACATTGTTTGTTATGACTAACGTTTATCATACCAAATTGACAACCACCTACAGATCCTGGTAATCGTTTAAAAATTGGAATTAAAGATTTACAATGTTCACATTCTGTTGAATAAAATAAAATTAAAGAAAATCCTTGTATCATTGTACACATAATATTTCCTTTAGTTCCGCGTTGAATATTAAAATCTTCTGTTGTAAGAAAAAGTAAACCGCTCATATTTTATCACAGTGAGTAATTGCATTTAAGCTAAAATACATAATTTTAAATTATAATTTATTTACAAATTACATATAACTCAACTTTTCTACACATCTTATTTGTAAACATAAAGTTTTTATCAGTTTTCTCTTTGAATTAAGAAGGTGTTAAATGTCTTTATTTTTATTATTTATATAAAAATAATAAAAATTAAAATATTTTAAAATTTGTAACTATTTTTAAAAAAAGTAAAACATTTGCAATAAGAAAAAATGGCTACAGAGATTAAAATTTCCGACCCAAATGATAAACCTTTTGGGTGTCTTAGTAATAATTATATGCAAAAAAAGTTAGATAATAATGATGTTAAAATCAATAGTATAAATTGTATGACTTTAACAAATTATATATATGCGAATTTTTTAAAAAAAGGTACACATATAAGGGCAGTTTGTAAGGAAAAAGATTACAAAATGGTCAAAAAAAAGTTTATTGAATTTAATAATTCGGAAATTGTAACTGAACTAAAAAAATCTATTATGACAGCTTTAGACATTATGTTTAAAAATTCACCAGAGTTAACGAATTTACTTTTATCAACTGGAACTTCTGATATAAAATATGTAAGCACCTTCTTAGGAAATAAATCAACATGCTATGATAAAAATTTGTATGGTATATGCTTACAACAACAAAGACACAAAATAAAAGGTGAAATTATAAAAAAAGAAAAACAAAGTCAAGAAGAAAAAGAAGAACAATCTAATTATGATATATACATAGTTTACAAAGGATTGACAACTCTTATAAAAGGTGGAGAAGATATAAGACCTTTTTTAGGAAAAAATATCAACGAAATAATTCAACAGCTTGATAGAAAAGTTTTAGAAAGACAAATGAATAAAAATAACTTTTTAATAGAATATAAAAAGGGAAGTAATTTTACAAAACTCGGTGATTTGTATAAATATCCTCAACATTTAGTACCTTATATTCTTAAAACTGAGTTACGTATTTTATTTACAAACAATGAAAGAAAAAAGAAGAAAGAAATATTTAGTATGTATGCAGACTACCTTCTTGCGAAAGAATTTAATGTTGAAAAAGACAAGTATGAAGTCGCAAAAACTCAAGAATTTAATAACGAGAAGTTTAACAATATGGCATATCAGTTAGAAGACAGACTTTACGCTCTTTACAAAGCAGGAAGTTTGTCAGAGAGATTATCTAATAATATGGATACAATTGATAAATCGTATCCTTTTCCTTCACAAAAACAAGTAGAAGAAGCTGAAAAATATACGTTTTCATATGATAAAACAGAAAAGAAAGATTTAGAAGAACAACATAAACCTGAAATTTTTGTGTATCCATATCCTTCCCGAGATTCTAAATACTCTGAAAATGCTCAATATACTCTTTTGTCTCCATTAAGTTTTTTTGAAAAAGAAAAAGTCCTTAAAATTGACAATCGTTTTTATATAAGTATAATACATTATATCATTGTAAATCTTTTAATACATATAGGTGTTAGTTATGATATAGCATATACATATATTTTAAAAAATAAAGATAATAAAGGTGTATATACAAAAGAAAGTTTTGTTGACCCTATACAAGTTATAAGTATTTATAATAACCAAAAACAAAAAATTTATGCAGATAATTTAATTAAATACACTAAGAAAGGTTTAGAATTAAAATTTAACAATAATCGTGTACTACAAGATTTTCTTTTAGCAACCGGCAACGCAACTTTAATATACGATAGTAATGTGGGAGACGCAATTGATAATAGTATTTTTAAACGTGTGGTTGGGCAATATTTGATGGGACTTCGAGAAAAATTTAGTAAAGAACGCCTAGATGATAAATTTAATCTATTAAAAGCAGCTGATGTTACTTGGCTCTTTAAAAATGATTCTTTTATGAATGAATGGGTTAAAAAGCGTGTATTTGATTCATGTACAACTTTGATAATAATGAAAGATTATTTAAAATATAAATATAATCACGACGTTAAAATAAGTAGTGAATTTACAAGAATGGTTCTTGATAATATTTATCAACCTTGTTCTGAAGTTTACGGTGCTGCAGATGAAATTACGGCTGAAGCACCTGAATATTTTAGTAAAATGGTTGCAGAATCTCCTATATCAACACGTGATTCAAAAGTTATTGATGTAATATGGAAACGTTTAGCTGTAGTAATTTATTATTTAATTCTTCATCTTAAAACGAATCTTAAGAAGAATATAAAAACTCAAGATATTAGTTCTGAAATAGTAAATATACAAACATTAACAAATAATATTTATCAATGCGAAGAAATTATTACAAGTGATGATTACGCAAATTGTATAGCATCTGCTATAATTAATTTAATTTGTGGAATTTATAAGTTTAATAAAAAAATTTCAAAAGATCCGGAAGCTATTATTGATATAAATGAAAAAGATGTAAACGCAGCCGTTTCAATCATTTTACAAACAGTAAATGTAACAATTTCAAAAGAAACCGACGAAGAAGAACATTCTGAACAAGAAGAAGAACATTCTGAACAAGAAGAAGAACATTCTGACGAAGAAGAATTAAAATTTAATTTGGATAAAAAAAGTAGTGATGAAAGTAGTGGTGATGAAAGTAGTGGTGATGAAAGTAGTGGTGATGAAGGTCATGAAAGTGATGGAAGTGGTAATGATTTATCACCTCGTGAAGATCGATCAATGATGATAAAAGAGTTTTTAAACCATTTAGACGAATTTAATTATACAAATAAAACTATGATATCTAAAAATATAGAAGAAGCTATTGAATTTATCAAAAAAAATACAACTAAAATAAATAATAAAGTAAAGAAAAATCGTATAAACTTTTTTGCTAAAAAAAGATAAATCTTATATTAAGAAAATAATCTTAAAGTAAAATGAGTAATTATACTAAAATTCAAATTTCTGCAAAGATTTATTGGGGATTTAATATTGAAATATTAAACAATATCCTTAATACCATGTCTGATCAGGATATTGTAAATGAAATAAAAAGTTCAATGAAAACTTTTTTTTTATTCTATGGAATGGAAGAACTTAAGGAAGGTGTTGATAAATTAAATCTTCACATTCATAATAGACCAATTTCTTTGGGTGAAACTATTTATGTATGTGATCATGAATAATTTTATCAAGATTTTTGAAGGTCGCAAAAAATAAATTGAGGTTTAAGGAATAATTGCCGATGATAAAATCAAAAATGTCATTAAATCAATCCGTATCCAAAGCTGTAAATGAAATTATTAACGATTTTATAAAAAAAATAGCATCTAAGTATGACTTAGATCCAAATGAATTGTTATCTGTGTGGGATAACAAAGATGTTAAGAATACAGACAAAAAGATAGATACTTTACCTTCTGATACTGACTTCTCACAATATAAAAAAACTGATTTGCAAGCTATATGTCGTCAACGTTCTTTAAAATGCACTGGTACAAAGGAACAATTAATTAGTTATTTGCTTGGTGGAAAAGAAACCGCAACAGCTAAAGAAACTTCAAATAAGAAAACAGATGTTTCTAAAAAAGTAGAAGCAACTCCTGTTGCAAAAAAACTTGTTTCTTCAATTCCAACAGTTGCAATTCGTCGTAATAAATACGGAAATCATGAACACCCTGATACAAACTTTGTTTTTGACAAAAAGACTAAAAAAGCAATTGGAAAGCAAAAAGATGATGGTACAATAGAAGATCTTACTGAAGATGATATTGATCTTTGCAATCAATGGAAATTTCAATATGTTATCTCTGAAAATCTTGATAAGAAAACCAAACTTACAGATGTAAAAGTTGATGAACTTGATGATGAAGTATTAGAAAGCGACGATGATGTTGAAGATGAAGAAGAAATTCCTCTTGAAGAAGAAATAGTTGAAGATGAATTGTTAGAAGATGATGAAGAATATGAGGAAGAAGAATATGAGGAAGAAGACCTTGATTATGAATAATATTATTTTTATAAAAATTGTAAAATAAAAGAATAAATCTTTTATTTTACCAAAATAACTTACTAATTTATTAGATAAATTTTATAATTATAAAACTTATTTTTTTAGCTCATGATTCATATTTAGACGAGCAATCATACGTGAAATATCACACATTTCTTGTTCATTTTTAACTTTAACAGTACATACCGGATCAAAACCAACTTGTCCATATGCTAGCTGATATATTTTTCCAACAGTATCTCTAACTGTTCCATCTTCTTGAATTTTCATATCTTCAGTCAATTTTACAATTCTTCTTTGCATATAACCAGATGTTGCAGTTCCCATAGCTGTGTCACAAACACCCTCTCTACCTGACATTGCATGAAAATAAAACTGTCTTGGATTTAGTCCTCTAAGAAAACTGCTTGCAATAAACCCTCGTGATTCATATTCCATTTCCGGTTCCAAATCTCCAAAAGGATAATGCGGAAGTGAACGTTTGCCATGATTTAAAAGAAGAGGTACACGTTGACCTCTTAAATTTTGTTGACCAAGCAAACCTGTAATTTGCGCAATATTAAAAAAATCACCTTTACTTCCAGAAAGAACAGTTGAAAGAAAATTATTATCTTCTGTAAGAGCATCTTTTGCTATTCTCAATCCAATATCTTTTGCTTTGTTTAAAGATGCATTAATCCTTATTTCTCTAATATTAGGATGAGTTGTTGCTTGTTTAATAGCTTCTGCTTCAATATAACATTTACTTACAACATCTCTAATTTCTTCTTCTTTTGTGACTCCATCTTTATTTTTTGTTTGAGGAATTAAACAATCTCCTAATCCAACAGAAAAACCATCAACAAGAAGATATTTATTAGTAGTAAATTGTATACAATCAATAAAATAAGATGCTGTTTCAGGACCATATTCTTTGTGTAATAAATGGTGAATAGAACTGTGAGAAGCTCCAATAATTGCTTTATCTATTGTTCCTTCGTACATCACTCCTTTCCATATTTTTACCGTTGGTTCCTTTGGATTTATATCGTTTGTTTTTTCATAAATAAAATCTAATGGAAGAAAAAGAGAAACTAAACCATGTCCGTTAAAACACTGCACCTTTTTTTCTTTTTCTTTTAAAACACGACGTATATGCTGAATGCGATCTAAAATTTCTTCTGAAGACATTACTTCATATGTACACATTTTTTTGATGTCTTTTACCGCTTTAGTTTGCAACCAGGGTGCTCTTGGCAAAGACATTGCAATATTAAAAAACTGTCCTTTTGTTAATTTTTTAAGATTTTGTGTCATTCTATAAGCTCCTAATAAAGAATCTTGAACAATAGCCATATTTGGTTTACTACTTTGTGGAGAAATCATATTCCACTGAGCTGCTGATAAATATTTCATTTCTGCTTGCGACTCAAGTGATTGAGGTACATGTATATTCATCTCATCTCCATCAAAATCTGCATTAAAACCTTTAGTTACTGATAAATTAATTCTTAATGTTTTATATGGCATAATTACAACTCTCATAGCAAGCATACTTGATTTATGAAGAGTTGGTTGCCTATTTAATAATACATAATCACCATTTTTCAAAGGACGATCAACTATCCACCCAATTGGTACTTTGTAATTACGATTTGCAACTTTTAATTTAGTAAGAAATTCTCCATTTCTTTCTACCTGATCACATTCTTGGACTAGTTCTCTTCCATCAATAACTTTAATAAGTTCTCCAGCACGATGAATAATATCACCATGCATTAAACGAGTTCCACGACGAAAACGTTTAAGATCAATAACTGTTTCGCTATCAGGTTTCCACAAAGATTTAATTTCTCCACTATCAACAAGACTTTGTAATTCTTCAACATTAAAAGATGTTACCCGAATTGGAGATGTTAAAATTTGCGCAATTTCTTTTGGTACTCCAAGTTCTCCCATACGTAATGTAGGATCTGGTCCAATAACAGTTCGTGCGGTTTGATCACAATTATGTGTAATAGTAGCATCTCCTAGCAAGAAACGATTATTTTTATCTACTTCAAATCCATAATATTTTCCAATACCATCTTCAACTACTTTAATGTTATAACAAGACATATCTTTTTTAGATGGTGCATAACATTTCTTATGTGGAAGAAGAGTTGGAATATTTTCAATACCAGAACCTGATATAACTAATTTTAACGCATCACCATGATGTTTTCCATGTTTATTAGTCCATGATGTTTTCTTGTTAGTTACTGAAGTTCTAAATCCTAAAGATATTGCTATACGCTGTGCCCCATCAATAATTTGTTTGTGCTCATAACATTGAGTTATCGCAATGGTTGTTCCATCATTTTCAACTGAACCATCAGTGTCAATTAAACCAGCTAAAACAAGAAGCCTAGTATTCACATCATTAATAATATAATCTTCAGGAATATGCTTGTTATTAACAAGATTGTATTCTCTTAATTTTTGTGTCAAAGGATTACAATCATATCCTTTCTTAACACAAATTGAAGATATATAAAAGTGTATAGATTTATCGTTCTTGTCATGAATAGCAATCTTACCTCCATTATTAGATGTCCAAGATGTCCAATAACTTATTAATTCTTCATCTATTGAAGTAAATGATGGATATCTTGCAGTACCATCTCCTAACCACATTCCTAAAATTCGTGGATCAAGACGTACAGGTTTATGCTCCCATTGAATAGGTGTATTTAATTTAACACCTAACATTAAACGACGATCAGTCTCTGACAATGATAAATAATCTTTAACATGAATATCAATAATAGGATTTACATTTATAGTGTTTCTAAATTGTTCCATCTCTTCTAATGCTTGTTCTTTCGTTAATCCAGGAACTACTACAACTTCAATTGATTTTTTACTCTTACCATCTGTATAATTTAAACGAAAAGTTCCATATGTTTTTCTGTTTTCATACCATGTAATTTTTTTATCCTTATCTAGCTTTAGTAAATCTCTTCTTTCCTCTACCTCTTTCAACGCATCTTCTTTTGTTTTTGGTGGAATAATAGATACTCTTTTTACGTGAATTTTCTTATCACTTCTTTCATACCATTTCATAACCCAAGACCCATTTTTACCTAAATTTTCTCTCCAATTGATACACGCATGTCCACAATATTTAAGTGTTAAAATATGTTCACAGCTAATACCATAGTCATCTCCATGTGATTGTATAACTTTATAAAGAGGACTAGTTCCACTAACTGTATCTATCACCGTTCTTGGAGTGCCATCATCTCCAATAACTATATCTCCAATTTTTATTTCGTCTGCTCTTTTAGGTAAACCGGTGTTATACATTAATACTGGAGTATCTGGTGTCACGGAACGCTTACCCATCATGTTGTTTCGAATTTGCCCATCTTTTCCTGTTAAACGTTCTTTGATACCCTTGATTGGACGCCCGTTTGTAGTGTGCTTTGCTTTTCCTTGACCGTTGTTGAATGTGGTCAAGATACGAAATCGCAAACTTGCAAGAGCACGTTGACGAATTGTATCACGTTTTTCATTTTTTTTAGAACCGTCGTCTTCTTGAATTAAATTATTATTTGCCTTAATTATTTCAATATATTGAATTGTTAAATCATCATCACACATTTTATTATCAGCACGAACATAAGGCCTATCACAAGGAGGAAGAACAGGAAGTATAGAAATAATAAAATTTTTTGGATGGCATAACAAAGGATCAAAACCTAATAATTCAACATCTTCGTTTGAAATATTATCAAAAACTTTTTTAATTTCCTCTGTTGTCAAAATAATGCTTGTTTTATTTTTCTTTCCATCCTCATATACTAAAGAGAAATTACTGTCTACTGCTGTAAATTTAATTTTTGGCAAATCTTTTCCACATATAACCGGATCGCCATTTTCATCAATTTCTCCTGTATGTTGACAACAGATATCAACTTTCTTGATTTTTTCTAATATTTTTGCAAAACGAGTTTCTCCTTTATACCTAGTAAGACCAGAAATAGAAATTTGATCTTGTTGTAATACAAGTCTGCAACATTTAAGACAAAAACAATTTAGAAAAGCAGTTACTCTTTTATAAAAGAGAGGATGTACTATAGGTTCATTTAATTCAATATAACCAAAATGTCCTGGACATTCTGTTGCATTTTCTTTACAAGTTTCACATTTTTGAGTTGAATCTGTCGTACCCATTCGTGGATCATAAATACTTCCAGGTCCACTTTTTTTGACACTATCTACTTTACATACTGCCATATTTAAAACTTCTTCTGGGGAATATATACCAAATGTTATTGATTCAATTTCTCTAGTATCATGATCCATATTTAAATATTTTTTTGGATTTATCAAAATAAATCAATTCTAAAATTAAAATTAAATATTAAGCCTTAATATCAATTCTAAGTGTTGCAAAAAGCCAGTCTGAAAGACACATGTCATATGGCTTCAAAAAAACCTCAGAGTGAATTTTTTGTAAGATTTGCATTTTATCTATAAAAATAAAATATAATCAATAATTATACTTAAATAATTTTTCTTTGAATAAATTAAATGATTCGAGAGTTTTGTAAAGAGTTAACAAATACTTATGATACAAATATATTAGATAATCAATCTGAGGTTGTGCAGAAACAGTTTTTAGATATGTCTCTTAAGAATAGGAATAACACATCTAATCATGGAAAAAAAGTTCTTATGAATCTTATATGCAATCATTATTCTAGACGTGTACAGAAACCAAAAGCTGAATTTATAGAAGGACCTAAATCTCTTAGTATTCATTGGCATCCAGTATATCAAAAGATCATATATATATTCGGAGAATGGCATATCAATTTTATGGATTGTAAGATGTTTAAGAAAAATGCAGTTACGGTTCCGATTGAAGATTACTTATATGATTTAATGCTGACAACTGATGTGTTTTTAGACATTTATATTGAACTTAGCTCATATAAAGGTGGAGAGTATAGTCCACCATACCTTCCTGGTCTCGCAGATGAAGATGAATTATTTAAAAAATTTAGACAATGCTTACAGTATAATACCCGCTCAGACGCATCTTGTCGCTTAGCAAGAGTTCATTATTTTGATATTAGAAATAATAATATTAAAGAAGAAAATATGGAAGAAGACAAAATTACCATACTCTGGTTAAAACAAAAAATACAAAATATTCTTATTACTAATCGAGATAATAAAGCTCTGTGTGTTCATTCTCTTAAACGTTTGTTAAAAAAGTACCCAAAAATAACTACTTTATTAAGGGAATTAGTTCAAGATGATATACAAAAGGTATGTGAGTTTATGAAAAAACAGTTAGCAGAGGAACCATCAATAAAAAAAGAGTTGGACAAAATTGTTGAGAATTCAGAATTAAAAGCGAAGATTTTAAGTTTCTATTGTAAAATAATTTCTAAAGAAATAAAAAGCGTTATTCCGGATATTAAAAAATACATAATAAACATACTAAATTATAAGCGAGAATCAAAAGATGTACTTTTCAAATCAATGAAAACAATAAATACTCGCTTACTAGAAGTAACGATATGTTTCGCAGATGTGTACTTGTTAGCACGTATGTTTAAAGATTTTGATATGTCTGAGATGGAAAAAAAGGCATACAAAGGTGCAACAGATCAACCTATTCGTGCTAAGAATATAATCATATATTGCGGTGATATACACGCTATTAACTATAGAAAATTTTTAAAACGTATAGGTTTTCATCGGATTCAACATTCTGGTAATTTAAAAGAGGATATAACAAATCCTATTCCAAACACACCTAAAAGTTGTCTGGATATGAGAAACATACAACAGCCACTTTTTTCATATAAACGATATGATCTATAAAGCCAATAAATCTCTTTTTCAGCATATTTAGTTGAAAAGATAAAAGACAGTGATTATTTTTAAAATTGAATATTAAATTATGTATATTTTATAATGAATCGTATGAACTCTTATCACGAATCTTGGAAACCTTTATTTGATGCTTTTGATTTTGATATTGATAAATTATATTCTCATTCACAAGTAGTTTATCCAAAAAAGGAACATTTATTTCGTGTTTTTGAGATGAAAGTTGAAGATATAAAAATAGTAATATTAGGTCAAGATCCTTATCATAGTCCTGAACAAGCACATGGGTTAAGTTTTTCAGTTCCAGAAGGCATAAAAATACCTCCATCATTGCGTAATATTTATAAAGAATTACAAGAAGAATTTCCTGAACGCGATTATAAGTTTAATTGTGGGAACCTTGAAAAATGGTTTTACAGAGAGAAAATATTTCTTCTAAACGCTTCATTATCAGTTATTAAAGGAAAACCAGGAAGTCATCTGAAAATATGGCAAGAATTTACAGACAATGTTATTCAATTTATAAGTGAACGTAATAAATCATGTATTTTTTTGCTTCTTGGTAATTTTGCAAAAGCAAAAGCAAGTTTAATTTCTGATGAAAAAAGAATAATTAAAGGTGTACATCCTTCACCGTTATCTGCTCATAATGGTTTCTTTGGATCTATGATATTTAAAAAAGTTGAAGAATTATTAAATACAAATATAGATTGGTCCAATTAAATATACATTTGTATATTTAATAATGATTCACCATAATTTTATTCAAATGCAAAATATTTCCATAATAATCCTCCGATAACACCTGTAATAGCACCAACCGCATGACCAATCAAGGAAACTTTTGAATTTTGAACAGATGGCATTGCAACAATACCAATAATTGAAAGAATAATTATTAAATTTAAACCTTTTTTAGTTATTAATTCCCAAGTCATAATACCAAAAAGTATTCCGGAAAAACCAACAGAGCAAGGAAAACCAACGAATATTTTGTGTACAATAACTTCAATTACTGATGTAAAAATGATTAAAAATAAAATTAAACTTGCAAAACGCTTAGGGCCTATATCTCTTTCAACTCTAGTAATAGCATAAAGTGCTAATAAATTAGCCATAAGATGATATGGTTCTATATGAACAAAATTACTACAACACATTGATAAGACATTTTTACCACAGGGTACAGTTTTTATAATAGCAGTAACATATAGTGCAAAAATAACAACTATTGAAACAGCAAGAAATAAAGACACTGGTACATCTTTAAATTGTTGACAATCCATTTTCTTTTGTGCAAGATTTTTTTATGATCTATATATAAAATGAAAGAAATGGATAATACAAAAGAAGATTTTTGTGGAGCATGTATTTCTATTCCTGTTGCTATAGCTGGCGCTAGTTTAGCGGGTGCTTCTACCAAAGCAAGCAAAAAAAATAAAAAAAAAAGAAGAACTATGTTTTTTGTAGGCATTACAATTACAATATTAGCATTAATAGTTGGATTAATTTATTTAAAAAAATGCAAATCATGTCGTTAAAAATGCAAAATATATTAATAAAAAATTATTTTATACATGAGTTACACTTTAAAAGTTATTGGTTTTATAAATTTATTATTTAATATAATAAATTTAATAATATGTGATCAAATTTGTTTTTATTCAGGTACAATATCAAGAACTTTATTATCTTTTAATTCTGGTAAAGTTTCATCCGTGTCAATAGTTGGAATACATACATCTTCAACCATATATTTCATAAAATTGTCTTGTACATCTCGGACTTTTTCATCAAGTCCTGACTTTCTGCGAGCGTCCATGTACTTTTCAAAATACTTATCTTTAAATTCCGGATAATCTTCATCCATATTACTTAAACTTACACGAGTTTTCAAAATAATTTCTCGAACTTCTTTTAATTTCTTGAGATGTTCCAAGAAAGTCCAAGAAAGCTGTGCTTTCTTTACTGAGAGTGTGATGTATTCATCATAAGGATCAACATCCGGATCACTCTTTCCATCATCTTTTCTTGCTTTTTCCGATTCAGCAAGCATTGCCTCCTCACGCTCCTTCATTTCTTTTACAGTTTTTTGTTCCTTATTTTTTTCTTCTTTAATATTTTCAGAAATAACTTTAGTTGTTTCTTTACGAATATCAATTTCTGAAGTTTCAGCCGAATACTTTGAAGAAGAAGTGATTGGAAAAGGTCTTCCGACATAAAGATGATATAATTGGTGATAAGAATCAACATTGCGAATTAAAAATTCAGCTCGTTGTTCAGCTTCTATCGGAGTTGCGTAACTACCTCTAACTTTTGCAAAACCAAATACACCATTTTCATTTGGTGTAGCACCTTTAGCAGGTACAAAAGAAAGAAGAGCTATATTTTGCATAGGAATAGGAGGATCTGCATATGTACGGTCTACAAAAGGAAATTTCTTAATAAAATGTGTATTATTAAGTTCTTTAATAGCTTCATTTGTTTCTTCATTAGTAAGAGGAGGAACACCTTGTTCTGGACGCCATTTATTTTTGAGGTCACGATCAGAAGGAGATGTAAGAGATGATTCTTTTACCCATTCGGGATGCGATTTTTGTTCTGCCATTTTTCATTTAAAATTAATTCTTTAGATTATATAGAATTAAAATTCTTAATAAAAACAATTACTTTCTTAATTGTTTTTAAAAATTTGTTAAACTTAATATAAATGATACTTAATATTTCTCAAAAAGCTAAAACAAAACTTGTAGAATTAATTTGTAAAAATGGGAAAAGTGCCTTTTTATATATAAAAGGTGGAGGTTGTCATGGATTTTCTTATAATTTTAAAATTTTAGATACAAATCTTAAACCAAATAAATTAGATGAAGAATTTAAATTAGATGAACATAAATTATTTTTATGTAATAAAAGTTTAATTTATTTAATAGGCTTGCGAATAGATTATATTGATGATGTAATGGGATCACGATTTGATTTTTCAAATGATAATATACAAAGCAAATGCGGTTGTGGTACAAGTTTTGCTTTCAAAGAAGTGATTTAATAAAAGTTTATTTTTAAAGGGTCTTTTTTCTTACAATCAGGACATATTGTATATTGTGATGAATGTTCGGGTTGAACAATAATAGAACGATTAAAATGTTTTTTTTCTGTTTCTGACCACCCATAAAGAACTGCAGCTTCCATAGCCTTTCTATTATCATTATATACAGACATAAAATGTTTAAATATATCTCCTTTATCTAAGTTAGAAGAACAGTGTTGACATACGTAGGTATTCATTAGTATTTTATAAACTGGTATTTTTAAATTAAAACAACACTTTTTTAGTCTTGTTTTTGAATTTAATTAAAATTATATATTTTATTTTACCAAAAAAAATTACTAAAAAAACCAGTTTTTTGTGGAGAATTTGGTTTAGAATTTACTTTAGGAGGTGTTTGTATTTTAGGTAGTGATGGAGTTTCATTTTCAAACTTTTCTAGTTCTTTTATTGATGAAATAAGCAAGCTACAAATTACACGATCTACAAAAAATACAGAATATTTATGAGTACCAACTAATTCAATACGGTTCTTATCTGGGCATCCACGAATATAAGTATTGTATTGAGTTTCTTGTATTCTACGTGATTTGGCATAATTCCACATGAGTGTTCGTGCATCTTTAACATTTTTTGTGTAAAAATTTGGAACACCGTCAATAGACAAAACAAAAAGTTCTGAATTATCTTTTACTGAAAAATTAACACTTAACAACATTTCATCTTCACTCTTATTTTCATTATCACTGTCCTCACTCTCCTCAGTCTTATTTTCATCTTCACTTTCACTCTTATTTTCACTCTCTTCAGTCTTATTTTCGTTATCACTCTCAGTATTTTCAGTCTTATTTTCATTATCATTTTTTAGTTCTTTATCTTCAGAATTGGTTTGATCATCGGTTAAAGAATTTTCATTTGTTGACATGATTTTATTTATTGTTAAAAAGTTTTTAAATAACAAATTACTAAAATTTTTAAGACTTTGAAAAGTGGTTCAAATTCTAAAAATGAAAAAACATTTATGGAATGGAATAATAAGATAAATGAATCCATCAGTTGAACAAATACTTCGAGAAAACTATGTAGACGGAGTTTTTCACACACATGTTTCTATGTTACAGCCTAGAGGAAAATTTCAGTTTAATAGAGAAAAACTAGAGGATTTTTGGAATGCATATTGTGCAAAAATTATGAATGAAGAAGATGCTCTTGTAGGTGTTGCGGAAAAACCACAACATTATCTTCCAGTACTAGCTGATGTGGATTTAAAAGTTAAAGAAACAGATGATCCGTGCTTAGATGACCATCTTTACACACAAGATCAAGTAAAGCAAGTTATTGATATATATCAATCAGTTCTACGAAATATCGTAGAAGATTGTTCTGACGATCAGTTACTTTGTGTTTTGTTAGAAAAACCAATGTATTACATTTCTGCTGGAGAAACAACATATGCAAAAAATGGATTTCATTTGCATTTTCCAAGTCTTTTTTTAAGTAAAGTTGATCAAGAAGTCCATCTTATCCCTAGAGTAAAAGATGCAACACAAGAATTAAAAATATTTTCAAATCTTGGTTATGAAGATTCATCAAGTGTTATCGATAAAGCTTGTTGTACAGTTCCTTGGTTAATATATGGAAGTCGTAAATCAGAAGATATGGATCCTTATAAAGCAACAAAAGTTTTTTTATCTGATGGTTCTGAAATAACCATAGAAGAAGCTTTTAAAAATTATAAAATTTATGATATGAAAGAAAAACCTATTTCTTTTGAAGGAAATGTGCAATTTTTTCTTCCACGAATTTTAAGTATAATTCCTTATGGACGTCCAACACAAGAAGTGATACAGGGTTTAATTTCTCCTCTGAAAGGAAAATTACAAGAACAAAAAGTTAAAAGCAAAAAGCCATTAAAAGTTTCTGTTGAAGAAGCTCTTAAAATTTCGGAAAGACTTCTCCCTATGCTTGCTGATTTCCGTGCAGAAGAAAGAAATGATTGGATTACTGTAGGATGGATTTTGTACAATATTGGAGATGCAAGCACTCAAGCACTTGAACAATGGATGGAATTTTCTGCAAGATGTGAAGATAAATATGACGAGGCAAATTGCATTTACGAATGGGAAAGAATGGTAAAAAAAGATTTAACACTTGGAACATTAAGACATTTCGCAAGCATTGATAGTCCTCAACTTTACAAAGAGTTTAAACGTGAACAGGCAGAACATTACATAAAAGAATCTTTGAATGGTTCTCACAATGATATTGCAAAAGTTTTATTTTCAGAGTATGGAAATGATTTTGTTTGTGCTTCAATTGCAGGAAAAACTTGGTTTCAATTTCGTGATCATAAATGGGAAGAAATTGAAGAAGGAGTATTTTTACGAGAAAAAATTTCTGAAGATATTGTTTTAAAATATTCAACAATGGGATCTGAACTTTTTATGAAAATAGCCGGTATTCAAGACAAAGGAGAAGAAGCTATGTTTAATGCAAGATTAAAACAAGTTCAAAAGATTATAAATAATCTTAAATCATCTCCTTACAAATCTAATATTATGAAAGAATCAATGGAGGTGTTTTATGATAGACGTTTTAAACAAAAATTAGATCAAAATCCGTACATTATTGGTTTCAAAAATGGTGTCTATGATTTAAAATTAAATCAATTTCGCGATGGTAGACCAGAAGATTTTGTAAATAAAACAATGCCAATTGATTATGTTGAGTATAATGAATCAGATGAAGTTGTACAAAGCGTAATTGATTTTTTAATAAAAGTTTTTCCGGATGAAACAATTAGAACTTATTTTTTGGATACTTACTCTGATATTTTTGTTGGAGGAAATAAACAAAAAAAAGTGTATATGTGGACTGGAGAAGGAGATAACGCCAAATCTATTACTCAAAAATTTTTTGAATTAATGTTGGGAGAGCTTGCTATTAAATTTAACACACAATATTTTACTGGAAAAAAAGTAGCATCTGGTTCCGCGAATCCAGAATTGTCACGAGCAGCTCCTCCAGTGCGACATGCGACAATGGAAGAACCAGATGCTGATGAACAACTTAATATTGGAGAGTTAAAAAAGTTGAGTGGTGGAGATAGTTATTGGGCTCGTGATTTGTTTGAAAGAGGAAAAAGTACTAGAGAAGTTTTTCCAATGTTTATGCTTACTTTTATTTGCAATAAACTTCCTAAACTAAAATATTCAGATAAAGCCACATGGAACCGTATTCGTGTAATTCCATTTGAGTCTACGTTTGTTGAACCAAACGAACCATGTCCAACAACTCTTGAAGAACAACTTAAACAAAAACGTTTTCCTATGGATAAAGAATTTGGTAAAAATATTCCAGGTATGGTTTCAGCTTTTGCTTGGTATCTTCTTCAATGGAGACAAAAAGTTAGTGTTAGAATTGAACCAGAAAAAGTACGTGAAGCAACCGCTATTTATCGTCGTCAAAATGATATTTATCGTCAATTTATTGAAGAATGTATTGCAGAAGATGATTCTGGATGTTTAAGTATTACTGAAATGTATTCTCATTTCAAAGATTGGTTCAAGGAAGGCTGGCCTAACATGTCTTTACCAATCAAAAATGAAGTCAAAGAATATTTTGAACGTTTGTGGGGAGAATCAGATCGTGGTGTTAAGTGGAATGGATACAGAATTAGAACTTTGCAAGACGATCTTGATTCTGGAGAAGTTGTCATTCTTGATGAAAATGATTTGGTTAAATATTCAGATGATGGAAAAGCACTTCCACCTATGTAAAAAATATTTATATTATATTAATGTCAAAATTAATATAATTAATTTCCCATTATAAATTTAAATATAAATATAATTATAAATATAATTATAAATAAAATGGATTCTATTTCTAATGCAGGACAACACTGGTTTCCAATAGAAGATGGACTATTATTAGAAGAGTTAAATAACAATATTGATATTCAGACAATCGCACATCATCATAAAAGAACATTAGGAGCTATTAATGCAAGACGACGATTAATTGCTGGTAAAATGTATTTGAAAAAAAATTCTATTCAAGAAATAATGGATAAAACAAAATTAGATGAAAGAACTATTATAGAAATAATGCATAAAAAAGATAATTATAAATCAAAACATGTTTTGTTAGAAAATGATATTGCTCAAATGAAAAATGATATTTCTCAAATGAAAAATAATCTACAAAAATTGATTGATTTTATTTATAAATTTTAAATAAAATTGATTTAAAGATATTCATTCTATAGAATAGGAAGAGATCATAAGATAGATCTTATGTGAAGTCTTGTAAAGAAAACTTTGGAGATTTAATTATCCAAAAAGAAAATATTCTTTTTGAATCTGTATCTCAGTGGTAGAGCGCGTGGCTTTTAACCACGTGGCCGTCGGGTCGTCCCCGACCAGATTCGTACAATTCCAAAAACATGTTTGGAATTGTTGCCATATTTTGTTAAATTGATTTAAAAAATATTAATAATATATTAAGATGTCCTCAAACTTTTTAAAGTTTGAGGACATGTAGCTCAGTCGGTAGAGCGTCGGTCTTATGAGCCGAATGTCGTGGGTTCAAGCCCCTCCATGTCCATCATTCCAAACAGTTAGTTCGGAATGATAATAATAAATTTGTAAGAAAAATTTTTTTAATTAAAAGATGTTGTCTGTTCAAACATAACCGGTTTTTAATACTAATTTTTTCTAAAATTATAATTTTTTATTAAAATAATAATATTTGTTAAATAACAGTTAATATGGATATTGATACACATTCAACTTGTAAAGATTCGGATTTATGCAAAGATTTAATAAAAACTTACAATTCTTCAATAATTGAACATTTTACTACAGAGTTAAAAGAATCTTGTGAACAAGAAGCAAATCGTTGTGTTAACGATGAAAATATGGATTATGGAAGGAAAAGAACAGTACTTGCACAAATTATTAACAATAAAAAATTGCACATCGATCGTCTTCCCAAATATGAATTTATTGGAGGTCCAATGAGTCTTACATATCATATGAGTAAAAAATTTAAAAAATTAATATACATTTTTGGTGAGGAACATAGTAAGATTGTAGATTGCGAAGAAGGTTGGAATTTTTCTAATATAGAAAATTATTTACAATATTATAATAGTTTTCCAATTGCTTACATTGATTATTATTTTGAACTACCTGCATATATAGTAGGTAGAGGATATCCATCACCTGATAATTATACTTTACGTATATTTCGTTTAAAAGAGGTCTTTAAAGAGTGTATAGTATATCCAGAACGTGAACAAGAAGAAAATAAAGAAAAGTGTAGCAAATCTAGAATGCATTTTTTTGATATTAGACAAGGTCAGGTTAAGGGAGGGATGTGTCCATTGATGCTTATGTATTCTGAGTTTTTACAATTAGATACGGAAATTGAGTATAAAAAAAAAACTCATAATAAAACAGATGAAGTAGATGATGAAATTATAAAGTATATAACAGATACTATTTATAAATGGACAAAATTTCTAGAATTTTTTGCTAGGTTCGAATATGATAATGATGTTGCATACTTAAATTATCAAAAATATTGGTATAGTCAAGTACTTAATAATAAATTTCTTTCAAAAGAAATAGAAAGAATGGATGCTGATGTAAGACCATTCCTAAATTATTTTATTCAAAAAGAATTGGATGATACTAATCATAAGAATTATCCCGGATTACAACAAATAGCAGAATTATTACTTATTCTTGTGAATAAAGATAAAGATAAAGATAAAGATAAACCTAAATATACATATAACGATCCTTATTTTGAACGTATAATATTTTGCATATCTCAGATTGTTGATCCACTTCTTTTTGACTTGCATGCAATTATTATAGATGCATACCTATTGGCTCGTATATTTAAAACATTTCAAATTTACAATTCAGATACAAAACGTTCTGTAGACGAACCTGCAGAACCTAGTAATATTATTATATACTCAGGTGATTTACACTCAATAAGATACCGAACTTTTCTCAAACTTCTTGGATTTAGAACATTAGAAGAAGCTTTCGCTTCACCAGCTAAAAAAAACTGCTTAGACATGAAAGGAATTAAGCAACCATTGTTTTCTGAATGGCCAAAAGGTGAAGACAATGATATTGATCTCATATATTTTTATTTTAATAATTCAGAACATTTCTTTGAAATGTTCAAAGAAGAAGGTTATTTAAATGAATCAGAACTTAAAAAACTTAAAAATGAGTTTAATAAAAAATATAAGTCATTTGAAGATGTGTTTAAAACACCAGATCTTCCCTTAGACTTATTAGATGAGTTTTTAATTAACACACCCATGCAAACGAGTACGAGTACAAGTCCTAGAAGTGCAAGTCCAAAGAGAAAGAAGGAAGAGCCAGAAGAGCCAGATGAGGAAGAGTTCCAAACGAAAAGACGAGACCGAAAAGACGAGACCGAAAAGATGAGTATTCAGACATTAAATAATTGATACATAGTCAATTTTAGTAGACTTGTAGGTCATCGTTTTTGCGGTGGATTCAAGACCCTCGATGTCTATAGTTAATTCAGAATGATCATAATTAATTTGTAACAAAAAATCTTACAAATTTATATTATTTTTGATAGCCAATCACTAGCAGTAGTTCTGTCTACGTCGTATTTTTTAGCTATTTCGGTAAAATTTAATTTTAACACAATCTTATCGTGTAAAAGTTCTTTATCACTTGGTTTCTTTGTAGTTGATCTTGGTTTAATCTTTTTAACACAACTTTCGGTTATACCAAGTTCTTTTTCATATGTGACAAACCATTTTTTAACAGCATTGTCACATATGTTGTGCATTTTAGCTAATTCAGTCATATTTTTGCCACAATTTTCATATTGCTTTTTTAATGTTTCATAATCTGGTCTGTTTATTACCACTCTAGATGATTTCTTACAACATGGCTCACACCGAGCAGATTTATAAGTTATTTTTACACCACAATCAATACAAAAATTTTGTTTTTCTTTTTCCATTACATTTGAAATATATTCGTTTACAATTTTCTTATTTTTCTTAGCGTATTCACGAATCCGTGATTTTTTTTCATCTTTTATTCCACTCGTTTTTAATTCAAATTGTAGGAGCATATCTTTTAATTGCTTTGCATCATACTTTTCAATCTCCTCTATCATTTCTACTTGTTTTACATCTGATTCTTCATACTCATCATCCTCTTTTTCTGAATCTGTGTTTTCATCCGTCTCTATCATTTTTACTTGTTTTACATCTGATTCTTCATACTCATCATCCTCTTTTTCTGAATCTGTGTTTTCATCCGTTTCTATAATTTCTACTTCAGTAAACTTATCACTCAAAAGTTCTGTTTCCTCTATATCCTCACAATCTAATACTTTTCCAATATTTTTATTCTTCATTATACTGTGTTCTTTACACGGCAAACCAATATACTCACATAAATGTCTAATAGACTTTATTATCTCTTCTAATTTTACACCTTTTATCCATTCTCCATTGCTTGGATTAAGCTGATCTTTGAATTTTAGTTTGATTATATCTTCAATTAATTTGTTATTCTCTACGTAGATAAGATAATGAACTTTATAATCACAAGGAGCACCTGTTTTATACGATGATAATCGGTTTTTAAATGCTGGTGTTGTCTCACTTGCTGATTGTGTTGACATACCTATTTTATAGTAATCATCTTGGTAGTAAGTAGTGAAAGCGACGTGTGACAATATATACACCACATTGCCAATCTCATACACGCCTCTTCTACGTCTTTTAAGCATCTTATTATGATTTTGCGTTACTGATGAGAGACGACGAGTAATAGTCGCTTTTTCTAGTATAACTTGTTCCTTTTCTTCTATCGCTTGTTGTTTTTCTTGTGTCAATTGTTTAATTTGTTCTTGAAATTTGTATTCACCTGATTTTCTTAAAGAAGGTAAAACTTCTGATGTAACCCACTTCTGAAATAATTTAGCTTTTTCATTTTTTGATCTTAAAATAAGACAATAAAGTCCAGACTCATTAATTAACTTGGTAGTATCTAAAATTTTGGCACCCGTTAAAATAACGGGTACCAAAATTTTATACTGTTTATATGTTAAAATATAATCATTGTCTACATGCGCTCTAATTGCTTGATCACAATCTTTATATTCTAGCATTGTAGCAATATCTTTCGCTACAAACCAAGGATCATCATGCGATCCTAAAAATACGGAGTTCGATACCATTTGTTAATTCAGATTTAAAAATTGGCATGTTATTATTTAACAAGAAAGATTCTTTAGTAGGAGGAGTTCTTGTCATTTCAATTTTGTATTTATAAAATATAAATACAAAACTTTAGATTTGAGTTGCCTAGTGAAAGCTACATGCGATATGATATACCACATTTCCAATCTCATAAACACCTCTTCTACGTCTTTTTAAGCAAGTGGTTGTTGGTTTAACCCATACCAAGTTCATTTCAAACAAAAAAGTTTAGAATAATTCAGAAAACTTAATCATTGGTTGAGGGGATTGAACTCGCAAAATTATTCAAAAACTACCGGTCGTTGGTTCAGCACCCCGATTTCATTTTTTAAAAATATTTAGTTTATGATTATTTTGTAATATTAATTAATATTACAAGTTTATAACGATTTAAGGCAAAATGAGAATGAATTATATATCCGATATATAAGATTGTGAGCATGTGAATTTTGATTGTATTTGCAAATAACAAAAAATTATTTTTACATATTTTTTGCTACATTGAGTTTTAAAAATTAAATGTGATTTAAAGACAAGGAATTATAGAGTAGGAAGAGAGCATAAGAGATTATGTGAAGTCCCCAAAGTTGTGTACTACCAGCTATTCAAAATATCAACTTTTTTTTGAGAAAAAATGTACACAGTCAACTTTGGGGACTCGTAGCTCAGCAGGTAGAGCGCGCGGCTTTTAACCGCGTGGTCGAGGGTTCAATCCCCTCCGAGTCCGTCATTCCAAATTTTTAATTCGGAATGATAAAAAGTTAAGTGTAGACATGAATTATTTTTTACAAACATAATTTGTAATTTTTTATTACAAATTTTATCCGGCCGCAAAAGTAAGAAACAAAGGTTCGTTTGATTTAGCTTCTTGTAAAGTATCAGAATCGTCTAGAAACATTCCTTTACCGTATATTTTTACAACTGAAAAACTCGGATTTCCGTACCATATATTATTTTTATCAATAACCATTTTACATATCTCACCGATGGTTGTTTCTTCTGGTAATGTCCATATAAATGGAAAATCTTGATTTGGAGAGAGTATCCACCTCAAATGCACTGTAATCATTTTAATAAATGAATATATTTCTCTAAATAAATAATTAAGATATTACAATTTCTTCTTTCAACCAAAAACTTTTTAAAGTCTCAATATCATTTTTTAGATAAATATCAATACCATCATTACTAATATTTATTTGAATTGATATCGTATTACTTCCTTTTGTGATAATTTCATTCGCAAAAAATGCATGTTTTTCTTTATATCTTGTAGAATATTTTACATTTGAAATAATTGCTGAAATATTCCTATTTTTAAAATCAATCGTTATATTTATTGTACCATCAAATGGAACCCATCCAGAAAGAGTATCAGGTGATTGAATTGCGATATATTTCCCTTTATATTCAACATTTTTAATAAGGGTCTCATTGTATGCTTTTAAAACAATATTTTGTTCTATAGTTTTATCATTCTTTGATACAAATGCTTCTGAATTCAAAAAATCGGGAATTTCTTTTGGTTTATATATGAAAGTTACTAAATCATCAAAAGATGATGAATATAATATTCTATACTTAGGTTCATGTCTATTACACTTGAGATATAGTTTGATATACATGTAAAATACTTGATCATTCAAATCCGTTATTTTAATAATAGTTGTACATTTTGTAAAATCTATCAAAGATTTTTCTTCTTTTGTTTTAATAAATAGTTTCAAATAAACTAATTCACTTATATAGTCTCTGAAATCAATATTCATATCATTAAATTTGAATTTTTTTGTTTCTCTCATCGTTTTTTTTGCTTTGTCACTAAATAGTTTTTCAGTTAATAATATATTTGGTATTTCTACTCTTTTTCGTTTGATAATTTCAGATAAAACAATATCAAATGGGGCAAGTGTATTCATTTTTGTGTGATTTCTATATTATATATAGAAATTTCAATTTTAAATTAGTTATATTTATTATGATTTATGTATTTTATAATTAACATATAAATATGCTTAAATTGTTTAAACCTTCAGACGAAACTAAATTAGTTCTAAATACTTTAGATCCAACATCTTTAATTAGAACACTTAGTTACATAGGAGGAGGGGCTCACGGTAAAGTATATAAAATATATAATATGCTTGATGATCAAGTATATAGTTTAAAAAAAATAGATTTGATGAATGAAATATCTTCAAACGATAACTCTCAATTACTTTTAAGGGAAATTAGAGTTCTTGCACAACTTGACCATCCAAACATTCTTAGATATAATACTTCATGGATAGAATTTGATAAAAGAAAGAGACCAATATTATGTATTCAAACTAAGTTTTACGAACATACACTTACTGATATCATATTTAATGATAATTTAAACAAAGAGAATGTATGGAAAGATATTATAAATGCTATAAAATATTTGCATTCAAAAGGTATTATGCACAGAGATCTCAAATCTGACAATATATTTGTTGATACAAATATGCAAAATGCATATGTTGGTGATTTTGGATTAGCCAAATATTATGAAAATAATGACAGTCGTATTATGTCTGATTTATATATGGGTTGTGAACTTTATTTACCTCCAGAATCAAAATCTGACACACCTTTTTATACTTTTGAATCAGATATTTATAGTTTAGGTATTATTTATCTTCAACTTTTTAGTGAATGTCAATCATTAATGGAGTTTATTTTTATTTTCAAAACAGGTATTGATAATTTTAACGTACCAGATAAGATTAAATTAATGTTATCAAATGAACCATCAAAAAGACCTAAGATAAATGATATAGTTTAAACAATAATAAATGAAATATTTATCTCTCATATTTAACAAATTAATAGACTCTTATTTAGTTTAAATGTTCTGTTTGACATTTTACAAGTAAGGATGGGCAGATAAATATACGTCCACCATTTTTTTTTATACCATTGTTGAAAGAAACATGTTCGCAATGAGGATGTAAAAAATTTCCCCAATCATTGTATACAGCTCCACAATACATACAATTTTCTAATTTTGATCTTTTATAAATTGCTAAACCACCAAAAGATGAATCGGTTTCTATCAAAGGACTATTGACTGGAATTATTCTTTGATATGTTTTAATATATTCTCTTGGAGGCATGTGATTTTGATGATACCAGCAGTCATGGTTTATTGGTTTATCCCATATCAAACCATGAACGTCTTGTTTCCAAACATCTTCTGAAACGCGCAATGCCCAAATGTCGTAATATCGTCCTGTACAATTAGCTGTCATAACATCCCAATCATTCACATTATAATTAAATACCTCATAAATACTTTTTGGATTAAAACCAACTAATAAACCGTCCAAATCTATTTTTATCATATAATCGTATGATGGGTCAACTTTATCAAATAACAGATTTCGCCCATGTGCTAATACATTCGTCCGTACATTTTGATATTGTTCATTAATACCTATTTCGTGAACAAAATCAAAATTATCGTTTAAATCCTTAAATTGTTGTAATTGAAGAACCGTGTTATCAGAAGAATCATTTTCATAAATAAATATCTTATATTCATAAAATAACGATCCAATCTCTACTAATTTGTTTAAATTTTCTATAACCGTTGTTTCACTATTTTTTGTACAACCTACTAAAGCAACTTTGTATTTGTAACATTCTGCATGACTGTAATTTATTTTATTCGTCCAATAGTTTAGTTTTAATTTGTCTAGGTTAAATGTTCTGGATTGAAAAGATAAAACAGTTTTTACGAGTAAATCTTCATTTACATCAGACCATCTGTCAACCAATAAAACAGGAAGATCTTCAAATAATGGGTCTAAGTCAGAATGGACTATAATGGGAATACATCCTAGAATGAGAGCTTCCCATGTTCTATGGCAATCTAATCCCCCTCCAAATGGACTAATAACAAATGCATATTCTAACTGCTTTTCTAAAGTTGTCAATCTTAAGACAGGTGTTTCTTCATAATCCACAAGATTTTTTGGTACATTGTTATATGCATCCATACGGTCACCACGATGTATCTGAAAATGATAATTTGCATAACATTTTATTTTCCGATCATAAAATGGTTTTGAGTCTTTTATTAATCTTTTAATTTCTTTTTCTTGTGTATACTCGCAAATTTTTGATCCCCATCCAGGCATTCCTCCATTTGCAATGGTATGGTAGTCAAGACCGATAGGTAATCTTGTTACTTTTGGGTGATTTATAACACAATTTTGAGCATACCAATGGATAATCATTGGAGATGAAATAATTTTATTGTTTTCTGATGTTAAACTTATTGTATCATCAGAGTCACCAGAAACAAGAACAATGCGGACAGTTAATTTATTAAGATAATATTCAATAAAAGTAGGAATTGCTGTATTGCATATGTAAACGGATGATCCATTTGTTAAGAGTTCAAAAATATTAGGATCAATTGCTGGACTTGATGATTGCAATAAGCTGTTTTTAAAATCGCATTTCTTTGCAAATTCACGAGATGCAACGTATTCGATTTTATTTGAGTTTAAATCACACATAATTTTTTCTTAAAATATTAGTCTTTATATTTTAATTTAAAATGTAAATAAAATTAATCTTAACAAAAAGAGGTAGTTTATAAGATAATTATAAATTAAGAATTTATAATTATTCTAATTTCTAACATGACCACCGATCCAATTTAAGTATATATTTTTTCGTAAATTCAATTAGTTTATTTTATAAAAATAATAATATATAAACTAGATTAATGTAATATAATTTTAATTTATATTTATTATTAATAATTATGTTTGAATATATTTTTGGTTTTATTGGAATTGTATTAACACCATTTATAGATTTTACTCTTTATTCAGTTTCATCTTTTTTAGTCAATCCACAACATTTTAAGATATCAACACAAAAAAGAGCACTTGAAGACTGGCATGGTAATATAATAAACTATTTACTTACTTGGTACTTAATATATTATCGGTTTACATGGGGAATACCACACTTGTTTGATGGATTCTTGTCGTTGTTGTATTTCTTGATTGTTGATACAACATTTTACTTTTTACATAGAGCTTGTCACCTTTTCTTATATTATCAGATACATCAAAAACATCATTTATGCAATCCTATTGGTTCTCATTGTGCAAGATACAGCCATTGGATAGATGCTACACTTGAAAATTTTAGCTTTTTTACTCCATTTTTTATTTTTTATTACAATGCATATTGTGCGTTTGCATGTTTAATACTTAATAGTATATGGGCTTCTTATATACATACTTATCCATTAAGAATACAAAAATCAGGATTTATGAATTCACCTTATTTACATTGGATTCATCATCAGTATGGTAGTACATCATCATGTAACTATTCTTTGTATTTCACGGTAATGGATCGTTTCTTTGGAACATTAAATGAAAAAAGTAAAATTCAAATAAATTAATTTATGATATGTAATCATAAATTTTTTTATGTGCAAGAGATGCTAATCATATTATGAATAAATTAACTTAGTTATTGGTTTAATTAAAATTCTTTGCAATATAATTATTAACTTTTTTTTGACCAATTATTAATTCATATAAATAAGAAGTCTTATCTGTTTCTATATTATATCTTTCAGGACCACCCAAATTTGGCGCATAATGTTGATTTAATTGAAAATAATGATTAGGTGAGTATACTTCAGAAAGCCAATTATCGCAATACCAATTAATAATTGAAGGTGGATATAAATAACCAAATAGTTCCATATGTTTACGAGATACCATTGCTTGTGTCAAGATATTCGTACTTATCTTAATATTATTTGGTCCACTTACTCCAAAGTTATTATTTTTAATTAATATTTCTACTGAATCTTTTACCCAATCTTTTGTTTTAAAGTCAATATCATCACCACATTGATAGAAATAGTCATTATTATCATCATAAGCTTTTTGATATAAAATATTCCATAATAATGTTAAATGTCCTTTTGTAACATTTTTATATATTGTTATATTTAATTTTAAATTTAATTCATCAAATATTTTTTCTAATAATTCTATAGTATTTGAATTATTAAATAAAGAATCATCTTCATCAAATCCTAAATAAAATGTATAATTATAACAATCGTTTTTAGTTAATAAGAAAGTTGCTAGTGTTAAATTAATAAAATAGGAATAATATAAATTTTTCCATTGTCGCCCTTGTGATGTAATCGGAATAAGTAAAGCTATATTCATTATTACTTATCATGAATATTCTTTTATATTATTTTCATAAATAAAGTTATAATAACTTGTTTAAATTTACTCTAATTTCTATATTTATAATATAGAAATGTTGATTTTAATTTACTCTAGTAAGAAAATCATGTTTACTAACTAAATCAATCGCAAACACTCCAGCATTATTTTTAGACGCTTCCTCAATAGTAATATTATCAGGATATGTATCATTATAATTCGTATCCATAACAGAAATAAATGTACCAGGAATTGTTTTATTATATTTATATAAAATATATTGACTAAAAAAATTTCTTACATCTTTGATTAGTGTGTTTGGCATAAAAGACAAATTTTGCAAATTATTGTCGTCTACGATTTTCATGTTAAATGTAAACTCTATAGCATTATCATTACAATTTGATAAAAAATATCTACTATTTGAATGAATATAGGGTAGCAACACTCCATTTGCCGAATACACTCTTTCAGCCATTTTATTAAAAAAATTTACTGTTTAAATATTATAATTGTTGTTTTTATTCACTTTTTTTCACATTCCCCCATTTTCTAACATAATATTCCATAAATATGGATAAACATCCTGATATCTTTTTAATAGGTAGTAATTTTGTATTCTTTGAATCCCATTTTTTCAATACTTCCATATTACTGTGATATTCTCTTTGAAATTTATTTTTATTTGCATAACCAGTATATAATGGTTTTTGAGTCTTTTGATAAAAGCGAAAGAATTCCCCATATAGTAAACAAAACTCTTCAAATTCTAATCCATATTCAGCTCTTCGTTTAAACTCCATGTTTTGCTTTTCAAATTCTTGTTCAACAGCTTTTTTATCTTCTTCAATCCTTCTCTGTTTCTCAACCCTTTGTTCATCTGCGTATTGCCGTTCTTTAACTTTTTGAGGTGTCTGTTCATCAAGATAATCTGAACACAATCTTCTTATTTCATTCCAACTAGGACCTATATGTTTAATATCTTTATATTTTTCTACAAATTTAGTTGTTATTGATCTCATTTGCATATTTGGAGTAAAAACATCTGTAACTTGGTTTATTAATGTAAATGGACACTTCAAACTTTCTTCAGGATGTTGTTCTTTTTGTCTTTCAAATTCAGAATTTATTATATTTCTTTCATATGTTTTTCCAGAAGTAAGAACAACTGGATCTACCATAAAAGCATATGATATTGGACATAACAACTCGTCAACAAGAGCATCTGCTATTTCTGCTTCTTCCGGATTTTCATTTTGTTCTAGTTGATCAAGAATATTCTTCTCATTCTCTAATAATTCAACAAGCGACTTTACAATTTGTCTTTGTTCAGAAAGAGTCTTTTTCTGATCACGACCACTTAAAATTGATGAATGCCATTGACACTTACTTGGTCCGATAGTAGACATAGTTATTTATTATAAATAATTAATTATTTATAATTGTGTATACTATTTTTGTAACAATTTTATTCTTAGCCTTTAATCAAGAATATGTGCTTCTTTATTATAGTAATCTTTTTTAAAATACTCTGTCAATTTTTCTTTAATTTCTTCATTCTGGTTAATAATTTTTGAAAGCATATTCATAATCTTATTATCCGATTCATCATTCTTATTACTTTTAGATTTCATATACATTGCAGATACTTGGGTATCATACGCAATTGAATACATTTTATTAGTATTCTATAATTCTTAAATAAGATTTTATCTCTAGTTTAAACACAAAACAATCCAACTCTAAATTATATCTTGGTATATTTTTTAACCAATTTGGTTAAATACTTGCAAATGACAATCCAAATATGCATATAACGAATATATAAATATTAATTTATATATTATAAATAAATGGATATCAAGATATGCGAAAAACTTGTAAATACTTACAATTCTAGCATTCTTAATAATGCAGATGAGTCATTAAAACAAGCTTTTTATAATCAAGCAACTAACTGTGCTGAAGAGTATGACTGTGTTAAAGGCCGAAAAGTTTTACTTTCTCTTATTAAAAATCATTTTGATAAAACTAATAAACCATTTCCTGATTTTATCGGCGGACCATCATCTCTTACTTTTCATTGGAGTGACAAATATCAAAGACAAATATATATCTTTGGAGAACATCATTCTAGTGATATTGATTGTCAAAAGGATGAAGATAGTGAAAGTATAATTCCAGTAGAAATCTTTTTAGATGATTTGTTTAAGAATACTAATGCTTTTATTGATATTTTCTTTGAATTTCCTAGCTATTATAAACACGACCTATATGGCGACGAATCATCTTATTTGACTAATGATTTTCGTTTATCTGAGTTGTTTAAAAAATTCAATAATTGCGTACATTATAAGACTCGTGGTCATAATGATTGTAGGTTAGCGCGTTCTCATTATTTTGATATTAGAATTCAAAGTGAAAAAGTTATAAATTACAATGATATACTTTGGTATGAAAGAATAGTAGAAGATATATTGATTGCTCACGATTCAGAAGAAGAGCAACGAAAAAAATACTTATTAGTTTTTAAACTTATCGAACTTGTGCCAAAATTCAAGACAATATTAGACAACTTACACGACGAAGGATTTTGGAGGAGACAGATACGAGAAAACAGATTAATTAACAAAGAATTAGATAAAATTCAGTATCCTGAAATTAAAGAAAAAATATTGGAATTTGTGGAAAAAAAAGTTGTTAAAGAAGTTAAAAAAGATATGATATATTTTCAAACATATGTTCCTGATATTCTAAATGATTCATCAAGTTCATATGAAGTGCTTACTGCTTACAGACAAATTAATTTATGTATTTTGGTTCCATGTGCTCGTATTTCTGACGCATATACTCTTGCTCGTATGTTTAAAAAATTTAATATGAAAGAATTACAAGAAAAAGGATATGAAGGTGCTACAGATCAACCTGATGAAGCACATAATATAATTGTATACGCTGGCGATGCACATTCTCAAATGTACAGAAAATTCTTGGAAAAAAAACTTGGGTTTGAAAAGATTAATCAGATTGGGGACTTGAAAAAGAATAAATACTTTCCAGTATCATCTCAGTATAAAAATTGTATAGATATGAGAAAATTTACACCTACCACTATATTTTCTGACTGGCCTCCAAAGTTTTCTATAACAGCACTCATAGAAAAACTGATTTACGAAACTGAAACATGGACTAGTACTGAAAAAGCTGTTATCAATAGGATAATTGAAAACAATATAGGATTCAAAAAAGCTTATAGATTAAAACCAGACTATTCAAATCCTGTACATAGAGGTATGTTAATCTCTTTACTTTTGTTATGTAAAAATAATCTTCTTTCTCCTTTTTTTCCATTAAAGAAAAGACCTCGCAAAGAACGTAGAGCCGTTGAAAGAATTACAAAGAACCTAAAAAACTATTTTATACAGGAATTTAAAAATACAATGTGAATAGTATAATATTTTTTGAGAAATTTGTTATAATATCTCAAAAGTGTATAATAATACTTTGTGAGTATTATTACATAAATATATATCAAGTTGTTTAATTTTAGTTCACTTTTTTGTCTTTGTTGCCCTGCGTTTTTTTACAACTGCTTCTTCTTGTTCAATTTCTTGAAGCCACCTCTTGTACGCATTTTCAAATTGTTCAAGTTCTTCAAGCCATATATCTTTTTCACTCTTAGATTTTAACTTGTCCAATTTTTCTTTCAAAGACATAATATCATTATTAAGTTGTTTAATCTTATCAGCGGTAAAGGTTCTAACTTGCATTCGAAGAAGATAATCATAACCTCCTTCACCTTCAGTCTTTTTTGGATCCTCATCATAACCTCTTTCTTTTAATACTTCAATAATATCACTTTCTTTTTCGTTCATTATAGATATAGTCTTATTTACAACTTCTGATACAAATCTTTCTTTATTTCCAAGATATCTAATCTCTTTCTCTAATGCATCAAGCTGATATCGTTTTCTCTTTACATAATAGTCAAATCTAACTCTGCAAAAATTGTCTAAAATTGAGTCTACAGTGTCATGTTTCTTTATCTGTAATTTTTCATTGAACATTACCATATTGGATGTGTAAAGATAGCTGTGTAGCTTTAAACTGTCCAAATCGCATCTAAAATCATCTCCTTCTGTGAGTACAAAATGAACTTTTTTTGTTGATGAATAATTTGATACAGTCTTGAGTTTCTTATCTGCTTTTAAATCTTCACAAAATTCTGCAAAATTAGAAGTCCACATAGAAACAGGTAATTCTTTAACCTCAATAACACCCTTCTTTCCTTCCTCAACAATTCCATATGAAATAAACCTATTTTCACCATTCGTTTCTATATCTCCTATAAATCCACGATACCAAGGTGTAAATTCAGGAAACATGCTAACAATATTTGTCGGATCATCAGGATCAGACACTAAAACTTCACCATCATTTTCTAAGTAAATTTTAATAGCTTCCACCATATCAAGAGGATTGTAGAAAGGCACTTTACATGAGAAACCTGTTCCTATTCCAGCTGAACATCCATTAATCAACATCATTGGAATAATAGGAACGTAAAATTCTGGCTCAATAAAATTACCTCCGTCGTCTCGCACATATGTTAAAATAGCTTCATCCTCTTCTCGAAAAATTAATTCTGTAAGTGCATCCATCTTTGTAAAAATATACCTACCATTTGCCGAGTCAGCTCCCCCTTCGAGCCTAGTCCCAAACATACCGTCGCGATACAAAAGAGGTATATTATTTGAGCCTGGAAATTCTTGTGCCATACCAATAATAGTTTCAAGCAGATTATTTTCTCCATGGTGATAATCAGAATGTTCAGCTGTATAACCAGCTAGTTGTGCTACCTTGAGAGATTTTGCAGAGTACTTCAAATTTCTTTTCTTTACAGCGTATAGAATTTTTCGTTGTGATTCTTTCAAACCATCAATTCCATTTGGAATGCTTCTAGCACAATCAGCGTGTGAGAATTTGATAAGTTCTCCATTGATAAAATTTGTAATACTCATTGAAGTTGTCTTTCCTTGATCATCAAGAGAAAACGTGTACGCTTCTGGATTATATTGTTCAAGCCAAATTTTTCGGGTATCTGCACTTTTCTTGTGAAATGCTTTTACCATACTTGCTAAAGATTGGTCATCATTGACAAATTCTACCATTTTCAAACCAAAAGTATCAGGAACATCTTCTGCTTTTGTAGTACCGAGTCCCTTGTAATACTTAACATTCAATTTACTAGTTTGTTCACCAAGAAAATTATGAAATCTGCGTTCATCATAAAATAACAAATCACCAGTCTTTTTGATTATACGAGCGATTGGTGTTTTCATACTAACTATAAAGGCTTGATCTCTCTGCAAAAGAGTAGGATAGAGAGAATGAAAGAAGTTAAGGATGAGCCCTTCAATATGCACTCCATCAACATCTGCATCTGCAACTACTGATACTCTACCATATGCAAGTTTCTTAAAATTGCTTTCATCTTTGTAATCTAGACCTAGTTTCAACTCAAGAGCGTGTATTAATGAGCAAATAACCTTGTTTGCAGAAATTGTTGCAACTGGCTTATCTCGCACATTTAGCAACTTTCCTCTAACTGGTAATATACCATTCCAGTCACGACCAGATCTTCCGTACAGACCCTCTTCAATTCCTGCAACCACGTATGTTTTTGCTGAAAGCCCCTCTGTGATAAAAAGAGTACAATTTATACTGTCTTTAGTACCTGACTTGTTTGCTCTGTCATATCCTTCAATTTTTGTCTTTTTAGAAACTTTTTCGGCTTTTTTAAGAACTACTAGTTCTTTTGCACGAATAATATCTTCAATGTTGTCCATAATTGACCATTTGCAAATTTCGGAAATATGTGTTTTTTTAACAACAGCTTCTACAGCAGGAGATTCTAGCTTATTCTTATCTTGTCCATCAAACTCTGGTCTAACAACTGTAGATACAACAAACAAGCGAAAGAACTGACGAACATCAGTAATATTAATTTTAGGTGTTTTACTCTTTGCACTGTTTCCATTAAACTTGTCTACAATTGGTCTAAATAATGCTTCAGACCAAGAGTCTACATGTTGACCTCCTAAACGAGTGTATACACCATTAACAAAAGAAATTGTTTGATATTCTTTTGATGGCGTAATCAAAACTTCTGCATCTTTTATTTTAATGAGAAGAGACTCATCTGTTGGTGTATCATAGAGTGCAGAGTATTGAGTAAGAGTCTTTATTGGAATAAGTTCGTCGTTAAAATATACTTCTACTTTGGACAACATAGATGAGTCAATAATGTAGCGAGAGTATAAACGAATAATATCTTCTGTATAACCTTTATTTAGAGCAAAATGTTCAAAATCAGGAATCCAAGATACTTCTGTATAACCTAGTTTACCATTTGTTTCTTTATTAACTTCAGGTCCAGATGTATCTCTCATATTTCTAGTCCATGTTTGAGAAAGTGTTTTCTTTGCTTTTGGATCATAACCTTTTACTGTAAATTTTGTTGAAAAAACATTTGTTAACTTGATACCAAGACCATTACGACCTGATACAACACGTTCTTCCTCATCTTCATAATTTGAACCAGTTAAAAGTTGTCCAAAGATCATGCTATGATTATAACAATCCTGTTCAGCATCTTTTTCTATAGGTACAACATCTCCGTCATTCCAAATAGAAGTTTCTCCTGTAACAGAATTGATAGATATCTTAATCTTTGTACATTGTGTTTTAGTTTTACGGCTTCTTTCAACATTATCGATCGCATTTGAAAGAGCTTCAACAAATATACGAAGGATAGCAGGAGATGTAGAAATTTCTTTTTGATAAATTCGCCAGCCATCGTTTGTTTTATCGGCTACAAATTCAGTTATACTACGTGAACGTGTAGATCCAACATACATATCTGGACGAAGAAGAATATGTTCAATTTGATCTTTTTTCTGATAACGTTTTTTATCAACAACAGTCTTTGGAGGCATTGTTTATTTAATATTAAAAGTTGTTCTTTTTAATATCAATTTTATTTTTTTAGAAACCATCTATGTCTCTACTCCTCGGTGATTGCCAATTCAGATTCACATACTTCCTTGCCGAATTTTTTCCTGTTATTTCAGCCATTGTTGTATTAAATCACAAAAAAATAAAAGCAACAAGACTTTTATTTTAAAATAAATATTCTATTAACAATTCTTCCGTGATTGATAAATCACTTGGTTGTTCAGATATTGTAACAAGTTGTCTATCACAATTCTTTCCTGTTAGTTTTGCTATTTTTTTATTAAATAAACTAGGTTTAGATTATGCATCATCATTATTTAAATTCTTATTCAATTTGAACGATAAGAACCAGACGATATCTCTTTTACAAATTGATGAAAAAGCTCTGGCTTTAAACCATCTGAAATTTCATTAGATTGTCTTTTTTGAGAAAAAACAGATGTTACAAGATCAATTAAATCGTCTGTCATTCCAGTAATTTCAGCTGTTTCTTCATTTGTCATCTCATTATTATCAGAACCAAAACTGTCCAGCTTAACTTTTAAATCATTTGCATATTCAGTTATTAACTCGGAATTACGATCCTTAATAGCTAAAAATAACTTTTTTGTTATACTTGACATCTCTGGATCAGAAACAATCTTTCCATCTGAGTCTTTATACTTTCCTTTCTTACGAGAAGTATCAGTGCACACCAACCTATCTTTTAAAGGATGTTCTAGAGCATACTTTGCATATCCAACAGCCCCATTCTTTACGTGATCAATAGTTAAATACTGAGCTTGATTATTCAGATGTTCAGTAGTTATAGGCAACAAATTATTGATAATCTGATTTATTGTGTTTTGATTTAAGGTTGAAGGTTTATCAATTGCCTTTTCAGCCATTGACTGCATCCGATCTTGTAAATCTTTGTTCTGCATCTCTATATGTTTCTTATACTCTGTCTGCAATTCCTTTATGATATTTTTCTGTTCAGAGATGAGTAAATCTTTTTCATAGATAATCTTATCTTTATCTGACAGCTTTTTGTTATTTTTTATGTTATTTTCTTGTAATTTCTTATCATAATTAGAAATAATTTCTTTCTCGCGTATTATAAATAAATCTATCTCTGTTTTGAGAGAAGAAAGTTCATTTGATTTTTCATCAAGTAAATGTAGTTGTTCACGAACAAGAGGAGTATTTGCTTTACATATTCTTAAATGTTTGTTTAATGAAGATTTTAATGTAAACGATATATTGCAAAAAGTACATATATATTCTTCTACAGGTAATATATTTTGTTTAGCAAGACAATATTTTGCTGTCTTTTTATGTAATTTTAAAGAAGATGTTGTTTTAAACACATGATTGCAGTATTCACATTCCATTTAGATAAAATATCTATTTGTTTAGATAAAATAGAAATAATATCTAATTTTAACTAATTTTTGTGAATATTTTATCATTTTTTCTGATTAAAAATTGTTACAAAAAACATCACTTTCCATTTCGCCGAACACAAGAATTGTGTGTGTTGAGATTTTTTATAAGCTCGGGTTTTGGATTTTTAAACTTTATTTTTCCTCCTCCGTTTTTCAAAAAGTAGGAGGAGAAAAACTTTTTATTTTTTTCTTTCCTAAATAATTTCAAAAATTCTTAGAAAATTTCCTTTGGATTACCTTTAAAAAAATATTCGTATCAATTTTCTATTTTATACTCTGGTGTCATAATTGTTTGCGTTATATTACATTTTGAACCAAAAGATAAGCTAAAAACATATATAGGATAGTCTGCAATCATTTCGTATGTAAGTTCACAATGTTTTAAAATAACATTTGCATTTTTAACATACATCATAGTAAAAACAACATCAACATTGTTTCTAGCATTTTTTCCAGATTTAGAAGGTAAAATTTGCATTAAAGTGTTTGTTGCTATGATTTGATATGTTTTTGAAACAATTTGATTTTCTAATTCTTTAGCTGTTGTTTCTTTTGTTAGTTCACCAAAAATAACACCGACATTATTGTATATTTTAGAATCGTGTTTAAAACCAAATGTTATATAAAAATTAAGTTTCTTTTTTGGAAGATGTTTAAGTATATCTTGAAGCACATAATGTATAATAACACTTTTCGTTTTAATGTGTTTATACTGTGGTAAATTTTTAACACTATCTATATCAAAATTATAAGAAATACGTCTCATATCTTCCGTATTTGTTATCATTTTTAACCTTCTAAATGATTTAAAATCTCCAAACAATAAATCTTTAATTAAAAATTTAAAAACGTTAAATTCTCTAATATATGGAGGCAGATTTAGAGGTACTAATCCAGGAAAAACACCATCTACTAGAATTTCACATACTTGTGTAAAAAATGATGCTCCTAAATACACGTGATTAAGTATTATTACAATATTATACCCTTTAACTTCTGTAATAGATAAAAGTTTTGGTTTAACAGTGTTAATAACATCTTTTTTGTTTAAAAACTTGTAAGGTTGATTATAATATTTGTCAATATCATATTTGTAAAGAGGTATCATATGTGGATAATCTTCTACATATTTTTTTAAACGTTTGTAAACATTTTGTTTAAATTTATTAAAATTTTTTTTATAATTATTTTTAGTATAACTAACAAATCCATAAATATATGCACAGCCTGATTCTTTTTCACGTTTTTTTTGATAACCATCTTCACCTATAAATTGTGTACTAAATTTGCGATAAATTCTATATAGAAGAACAAAATTAAATAGAAAAAATATTATCAATAATACTATTATTATGAATTTTTTCATTTCTCATTACAAAATTATTTTTTAAACAATTAAAAAAATAATTTTATGTGGTTTATTACATAAAATTAATATAACCAATTTTTTCTCTCTTATTGACATATAATCTCTACAATGGTAGCAACACTGTAAAAAAGGGCACGCCTTCTATTTTATATCCTAGTATTCTAATATCATTTGAGAATGAATTACCATTAATTTTATATGAAATTATATCTTTAGAATTGACATACCGATACAAATTAAATTCATAGTTATTTTTAGAATCTTGCGGATTATAACCAACATTATATCCGGATTCAAACCAGATTTCTGAGATTTTCAAAGCTTTTTCTAAAGTTGTAGTGTTTTGTGCTAAAAAAAATGTATTATTATCAACCAATTGATTTTGAAAAAAATAAGGTAGTGTTAATTTCTGTTGTACAGAATTATTAATTACATGTTTATTTTTCTTTTCCAAATTCCATTTTTCAACAGAATCTTCACCATTTAAGACAACTTGTTGTGGGTGTTGATCAAAATCAGTAATGTCAATGTAAAAATTTTCAATAATTTTCTTTTCGTGATATTGCTCTATTTTTTTACCAAAAGAACGCAATGATAATCTAAGTGTATAAAGTAAGCGTTTCAGAGTTTCTTCTGATTTAACGACTAGCTTATTATTATGCATTACCGAACTTTTTTCATTAAAAATATTACTTACTTTTTTGTATTTAAATTTTTCAATTATTTCTATTTTTTCTGTTGCAAATTGATTAATAGTTTCTAAATCAGATAATAGAAGTGTAGGGTTTTCTTTTAGATATTTTGAAAATAACCAAAACATATATTCAATGATACAACGTGATAATTGTTTGTATTTATTATGTTTTTCTAAAACGGATACAGATTTTGTTGGATAATTTTCAGCTTGATTTATTTCTAAGACATCTTTAAAAGGATCTTCATCTTCAAGATCTTCATCTGTAACAGGAATTGATACTTTTGTATTACAAAAAGTAAAATAAAGTTCTTTTATTTTGTCATTTACGACACGTTTTCCTATTAAAATCATATTACTATTTTTATTTGCAAATTTTAGAGCCAATTTACTTGGAATTGTTGTAGCAATCCAATTCTTTTCTTCTATAACAGAAAATGGTTGAATAGGTTCGGTAAGTAAAGTTCCAATAACCCCTTTAAATTTAAATTTTAACATTCTGCATTTTCCATAAGAATCAATACCTTGCTTAAAAAATAATTCTGCTATTTGTTTTGGAAAAGTTGATTGTTTAATTTCAATATTAAGTGCGTATGTTTGAGACATACGATTAAAAACTTTTCTAACTCCTTTAGAAACTTTAGTATTATAACGAAAAGAGTATGATAAATCTTTTGTATCAGATTTTTTCCATTTTACAATTAATTCACAATGAGAACCTTTGTAGGTACCTCTATCCGCATTGCTACCATTATGTTCATATATTAAAATACAATTGTGTTCTAATTTATTTTTATAATAAGCTTGTGAGTGTCTAGGAACAATAAGTTCACCATCTTCTTTTTGGCGATTAAAAACAAATATATTACAATCAAAATATTGTTCTAAAAGAGATGTAAACAAACTTGGGTCCATATAAATGTCTGAATTTCCTATAATATTAATAATTTCTTCTATGGTGTAATCATACATTTCTTGTCTGCACAGAGCTGCATTTTCCGCAGTTGCCATTTCTTTTCTTTTTGCAATCAGATATTCTTCCGTATTTTTAACTGTTAAAATATCAGTTTCCATACCTTCCATTACACATTCCAAAAAAGAACTATTTCCATTATACATACCTTTTCTAACGTAAGTATACTCTTCGTCATAATCAAAAATTTCAAAAAGTTTTTGCATATTCTCAGGCAATCTACCATATGAATCTTGTGAAGCAAATTTTTTGGTTTTTATTAAATCTTGTGCTTCATTTTTCTTTTCAGCTAATTTTTCTCCAAATTCATAATTACGTAAAATGCTACCACACCCTGGTTCACTATGACTTTTTTTATAACAACAAGGTAAATAAGGAACCGTATCACTATTATCTAATGGATTATCACGTAATCCAGGAAATTTAGCGATCTTAGACTCTTTGCATATATAATTGCGAGATGGAAAATTATAGGTGCTTTCTGACTTTTTTGGATACGTCATTATCTCATAACCATCTTTTACCGCTTGTTCTATTTCGTCATCTTCAATAATTGTTGGTGGTTTTGTACATCGTTGAGGATATCCTATAGCAAATACTTCGGGTGCAATATCTTTAATTGATATTTTTTTAGGAATAATTTTTTCTGTTATTTCAATCTTACCAAAATCTTTAATGTATTGACTATAAAAATCAACTATCGTTTTATATTCTTGATCATATATAACCATTAATTTTGAAAATAATTTTTGAAATTCTTTAACAGAATTTATGTTTTGAGCAGATGTAATTTTAACACGAATATAGTAAGATCCTTCTTTAAATTCAGATTTATTTTTACCTTTTAATTCTGGATCATTTCGGACCGCTATTTTTTCTGTTAAATTAGCTGTTAAATTACCTATTTGAGAATTATAAAAGTGAATATACACACTTTCTTTCTTCTTAGTTGCTTTTTCACTTTCATTTATAGACATTAATGAAGAAAATATACTATTGTTCATAATAATATCAGCTATAACGTATTTATTCATATTATGATTCGGAAAATAAAAAGAACCATTTACACGAGTTTCGTTAATATTTCTAGGAATTATAGATCCTAAATTTCTAATACTACTTAAAAAACGAGATATAAGCTGTTGTTGCGATAAAAATTTACCATTTGGATTTATAAATGTTGTCATGCTTACTGTTGCGACTTCTTCAGCTTCAAAAGAAACAAAAGTATCAATATATTCTTCCATTTTTGCATCTTCTAATGTTTTTTTTGTTAAAACTTTGAAAAGAATAACAGTTTCATCGTAAAAACTCCAATCATCAGGGGGTGTAAAATCTTTGAATATTTTAAAAAATTTATTAATACACGCAAACGGAACTTCATTATTTAGTACAATATTGTTAAAAAACTCCATAACAGTAATATTTTTCACATCTAGAGAAAAATTAAATTTTACGCTTTCTAGTTCAAATTCAGTATAGATAATTTGTTTACCAATTTTTTGAAATAAAACTTGCTGTTTCAAATCTTCATCTTTAACTTTCTTAATAAGTTTAGATATTTCTGCCTTTTTTTCTTTTCTATTTTCCCAATATTTTTGTATATCTTTACTGTCTACGTTATCACTAATAATATCTGTTAATGTCATAAAAATCGCATGTAAATTTCCTCGTTTTTCAATTTGTTCATATGTTTTAATTATTGCTTTATTATAGGCAAAAAACAAAGAAAGAATATCAATTGGTTTTAATTTTTGTTGTTTAAGTTTGTTTTCTTCATTTAATTCATCTATTAGTTCTTTAAAGTCTTTATCAGTAGTTATAATAGTATCTAAAAGATTTTCAACTTCTATAGGGGTTTCTTCGAGAATTTTTTCCATAGAAGGAATTCCATCAGTAAAATATAAAAATTTTGGTATAGTATTTAGTTCAGATGCTAAACGGTTAATAACACTATCAGGTGTGTCTAATTCATAAACCAAAAATTCTTTAAAAGTTTTATTCAAAACAAAGCGAACCATTTTAATCTAAGTAAATATTTCAGATGATAAAAAAAAACAGAATCTTGTTTAAATAATAAATATGAAAGGATTTAATCATAATGTTCATTATTTGGAAAATTTTGATTTTGATAAAAGAGGAGAATTAACTAACGAACAAATTCCAAAAAATATGCTTGTTTTGATTATGATACAATCATCTTCGTGTCCTCACTGTGAGAAAGCAAAACCATTATTTCAAGAATTTGCGAACCAAATGTCAGATAAAGTATTTTGTGCAACTATACAAACAAATGGTTATAAAAGGCCAAAAACTGAAATTCCTCTTGGAAAACGTTTGAATAATTTTATTAAAAAATTTAATGGTGTTCCAGAGTATGTTTTGTATAAAAATAGACACATTATAAATGCAAAAACAACTGGAAGAAATGTAGAATGTTTAACAAAATTTTGCGCTCCGTATCTTGAAAGTTCTCGTAAAAGAAGTTCGGATAAAAAAAGATTGAGTAAAAGAAGTTCTCGTAAAAGAATTTAATTTTTTGATCATTTCACCAAAATTATAAATACAATAAATAATATTATTTATTGTATTTGAATTATAAAATACTTTGTATTTTTTCCATTATTTTTTTATGTCTATCAGAATTTTTATGTCTTTTCATACTATAATGAGTAACTATCATACCACATTCACATTCTTCCTTTTTTTGTCTTTGAGTTGCTATATTAGTTTTATAATTTTCTTTATAATATTTAGCTCTCTCTTCTAGTATATGTTCTTTATTATCTTGATAAAAATCTTTTCTTTGCTCTAATATATGTTCTTTATTATCATTATAATATTCCATAACTTTTTCTATTACGGCTTGTTTATTATCTTGATAATATTCTTTCTGTTTTTTAGCGAGAACATCAGTATTTTTTTCATAATATTCTTTTTTAATACCAGACAATATTTCTTTGTTATCTTCGTGATATTCATGCATTTTTTTTTTAATTTCTTCCTTATGTTCTTCTTGGTATTTTATATTTCTTTCCTTTTGTTTCTCTTTATCTTCTTGTATTGTTCTTTTAGGGTATATAGGATTCTCAATACCTTCATAAAACTTTGAACACTCATCAAATATATTTGTAAACACTGTGATATCTTCTGTAGGTAAAAAAAAGACATCTCTTCCAGCTTTACATCTATATTTTTCAAGTTTCGTTAGAATCACGCTTTCTAGTATATCCATCAATTTTGAGTTTTTGCAAGATATATAATAAATAACTTTGAAATCGTGTAACTTATTGTGATTATAAGACTCTTTTCTCTTGGATAAATCTAGTGCTTTTCCTACATTATATTCACCATTCTTTTCACTTTCTTCTGAAGTCATAAGATACACTACATTCTTTTGATCAAGTACTTCTTTTGGTTGTTTTACATATTTTTTCCTTAATTTTTTAACCTCTTCCTGACTTTCTTCTAATTGTTTTTTAGCTGTAATTATAGCTTGTTCTTTCTCTTCTTTTATAATTTTATTTTCTTCTTCTAATTTATTCTTTTCGTCTAATATCTTTTGATACTTATATTCTCCTGTCTTTCTAATAGATGGTAATATCTCTTCACACACAAATTCTTGAAAGGGTTGTGCAATTGGTTTTTCAGAACGCATAATAATTTTATATAAACCAGCTTCATTTACAACATTTGAAGTCTGTAGACCTTGAGTGGAAGTATTTACTTTGAGTGAACACTTCCATTTATCAGGAATATTGCGCAATGTTGCTGTTACATTACTCAAACCTAATATTTTACATATATCTTTAACTACAAACATTGGATTTTCAGATGTACCTAATACTCTGATAGTTTCATTATTAAAAGATAAGTTCATATCAATTGAGTTTATTAAATCAGTCATTTTATAATATATTACAAATCTTTAACTGTGATTTAATCATTTAATTATTTTTAATACATAAGTTATATTTTTTTGCTAATATAACTTAAAGTTGTAAATTTTATTTTTTAAAATGCCTATAATCTTCAAATGTAAATCAATGGAAGCATATCAGATAAAAATACTTGCAGAATTATTAACAAATAATTTAAAGCATGGTTGTTTTGATTTAACGGATGATGGAATTACACTTCGAATGTTTGATCAACCTAGAAGAACATTGGTTGATTTAAATTTACAAGCTGAAAATTTTTCTTTATACAAATTCAAGTCAGATGATAAATTTTGTCTAGGATTAAACCTCAATCATTTTCATAAGATGTTAAAATCGATAAAAAAGAAAGATTCGTTACAGCTTTTTATTAATTCTGAAACTCCTAATGAACTCGGTATAAAAACTATACCAAAAGAAAATACACGTATTACTACATCTGGTATTAAAATTCAAAATATTCAAAATGTAGATGCAGAAGTTCCTTTAGGTTATGGAAAACCTGTTATTGTTCCTTCTCCTGATTTTCAAAAAATGTGCAAAGAACTTAGTAGTATTGGAAGTACAAATATTCGTGTAAAAGCTAAAGGTTTTCATATTGATTTTATAGCAGATGCAGATGGTATTTTGAAGCGTAAAGTACGTTTAGGAGAAAGCGATGATTCAGACGAAGAAAATGAAATTGAACAAATATCATCTTTCTATGAGGCTACTTTTACGACAGATCAATTTACACGTATTAACAAAATTGCCGGACTTGGTTCAACAATGCAAATTTTTTCTGGATCTAATGATTTACCTTTGCTTTTTCGTTCAAGCGTTGGTAGTTTAGGAAAAATTTCTGTTTACATAAAATCAAAAGAACTTTTAGATAAAGAAATGGGTATTTCAGAGTCTGATGATAGTGATCCAGAATAATAAAATATCAATTTATTCTTTATTTTACAATAAAGAATTGTTAAATAATTTAATTTATTTATATTATAATAAATGCAAGTTGCAAAAGAAGATCCTTGTAAACAAATTGATGATAAAGTTTACAGCGATATTTATAAGCTAACATATAACAATATGAAATACGGTACCCGTATTTTAGATGATTTTTTTCCTATAACCCACTATATTGTAGATGGTAGCTTTAGACAGATTTATAATAGTAATCAAGGTTTTTTTTCGGCACCTAAGGTACATAACATGCTAAATAAGTTAGAAAAAAAATATTCAATAATAAGAGACAATTTAGAATTTATGAATAAAATAGAATCATTTATTATAAAACACTGTATGTTAGATACAAATATAATTATTAAAGAACAAACTTGGTGCGATGACCCAGATACAAACTACATAATAAAATATATACTTCATGTTTACGAAAATAACTTTGATTCAGTTAAGGCTGTTCTTTGGTGGTTTTCGGGAGACGATAGAAAAGATATGGAAAAAACTGATGTTGTTAATTTCAAAGAAGTATTAAAACGTATAATAGTACAATATGCTATGGATAGTGTACAACATTTTATCAGATTAATAGATCAATCACCAGAAGAAATAAATATAGACGAACAAAGAATTGTAAGTATTGATAAAGAGTGTATAGATGTGATAAATTGGGATGATTCAGCTAAAGTACACACAATATTAAAAGATCTAGATTATATTGCATTCTTTACACCAGTTGGAATCACCAGAGCAGGCACGACAGTCCCATTACATTATAAATATTTAGCTTTCACTTATCCAAAAAGTACTATAAGAACTTGGTTTAATGATTCAACAAAGATAAAATATTGCGATACAGTTGAGACTGGTAAAATAAAAACACCTTATATTCTTTGTCCAATGGGTGTTAACTGCAATCAAGCATACGTATCATTATGGGAACTTTTGCATATTATAAGAAGTCCGCAAAGAATATTTTATATTTTACCTTCACATTTTTCTGAGGGTCCAAAACATGTATGTATGCGAGAAAACATACACCAAGAAGAACCACGAGAAATAATTAAAATAGCTAAATGTGTTGGTGAAAACTGTTGGCAATGGAATAAAGTAACAAACTGCATAGAAAACAAATGCAATAAACAAGATAAACGAAATAGGACAGTCAAAAGAAGAACTTCCGAGCCGACTTCCGAGCCGACCGAGCCGACTTCCGCCGAGCCGATGAGAACAAACTAAAACGGCCTAAGCCGCCGCACCGCCACGTGGCGCCAGCGCTACAGCGAAAAAACCCGATAATTAGCTTTTTTACTGAATAAGTCCATTTACAGCACGATTAAAAGCTAATATACGACCACATGCTATAAATGGAATAAAACACATTCTTGTGTAATGATCCGGGACAGCAGTAATAATTCCCAATCCAATAAAAAGACCAACACTACTTCCTATTGTATTAAAAACAGATACTTTTGCATATATTTCTCCAATATTTTCATCGTTTGCCAGTTTTTGAATACACTTGGCATTAATAGCTCCAAATCCAATAAAAGATATATTGCTTAAAATATTAGAAACACCTGCTACTGGTAAAAAGTATTCTGGTAGCATAGGAGTCGCACATATTGATACATAAGAAACTTGTTGTAAAATATTAGAATAACGCAAAAATTGTCTAGGTTCTTTGTCTGCTTTTTTTCCACTTTTAGAAATGTATGCTAAACAACCTATCTGTCCTATAATATCTTTACCTATATAATTTACTGTTCTGATAGTTTCAACATCCGTTCCAATTGCATGCAACATACTGTGAGTTGACATAGCACTTTCCATTGAAACTAAAATATTTGAAATAAAAGACCATCCAACATATTGAGTATATTTTGGATGAACATTTCCACTCGGAAAAAAAACAGAACGTAAATGTTTCATTTTTATTTATTTTTAAATTTAACAGATTAACTCAATTTAAAAATTTTTGTTTATGTAATAGGTGTATAGTAATATTGAGTACCATGAGTATATGGATTAATTTTATTACTTTTACCACTCTCTACTTCATTAATAAAATCGTCAAAATTATCATATCGAACTAACAACTTTTTCTTACTTTTATATTTTTCGTCATCATAATACCACCAAACATCACTATACTTTGCAATGGCGACATAATGACAGCCACCTGTGTGCATAACTACAGCTGAAAGATAAAATATTTGCTCTCCTAATTGAATAATAGGATCTGGTATAATTCTACTAGTAATAATAGTAGGGATTCCTTGTGCAACTCTCATTACACTACAAATTAAATAAGGCGTATATTCTATTGTTGTAATAGTTATAATACGATTAAATATCCTATGATCATCTTCTGGGCGATACAATCCTATTTCTCTCCCTTTTTTATCATACTGTTTTTCTAGAAATCCATTATAAGTATCTACTAATAAATTGGAAAGTAAAATTCCAGAATCTGGAATTTGTATTACTGTTCCATATGTTATAAGTAATATTGGAGATGCGTTAGTATCAAACTTAGTATTTTGATACAGATCATCTTCTTGAAGGATTACATCTATTTCATCATCAAGATTGTTAGTACCATAAGTATCTATCTTTTTAGTTGCTGATTCAAACGAAAGAATACTTAAAAGATATGTCAAAAATTCACCAGAATCTCCAAATCCTCCTTTATGATATTTTTCTTTCTTGTAACATTTTTTAAAAGTTTCTCTAAGGTCTGTACAAAATTCTACTTCTTCTCCGGTTCTCATAATAGAATTTGATATTTTACGTAATTCTTTTTGCACACGTTTTCGTCTACGCACATCTGTTTCTTTATCACGATTACACACATCTACAACCATTTTATCTATATTTGTTTCTATGTCTTCATTTAACATTTTATCTATAAAGTCTCTTGGTCCAGCAAAAAATGCAAAAAGTGTACTATCAAGATAACAACTATTGTCAACCCATTTTAATGCTCTAGGGGGGACGATTTTTGTTTTAATAGGTACACGTTTGCCTTTATCAACAGATGCAACAATGTCAACTGTTTCATCTTCAGGAATAACAAAATGTAAAGGTTTAGGAATAACATTTGTAGGTATTTTCCATTGAGATTTTTTTTCTTTTTGATTTATGTAATAAACATTTCTACATCTACTTAATTTTTTTTCCCACCCAGGAGGAAGATTTTCATCTTCATATTTATAATAATCATTAGGATGACCCCATTGAGACATACGTGTTCTTGTATTAAAATAGTAATTAGTTTTCGGATAAGTATGTTGACTCGTATGTTCTTCCCAGTCTGGAGGAAGATTACGTACTGGTAATCCCCATTGTGATTTTCCAATCTCTACATTTATATAGTATTTTTTTGCGTAATTTTCGCTAATAGCTTCTCTCCAACATTCTTTTGCCATTTTATATATTAAAAATATAGAAAAAAAGAAAAAAAATATTTATTGATCAATTATAAATGTTAAAGAAATCAAAAACTCGTAAATCACCTTTACGAAAACGTTCATTACGAAAATCAAGACGTCGTAAATCACCTTTACGAAAACGTTCACAACAAAAATCAAGACGTCGTAAATCACCTTTACGAAAACGTTCACAACAAAAATCAAGAACTCGTAAATCACCTTTACGAAAACGTTCATTACGAAAACGTTCATTACGAAAATCAAGACGTCGTAAATCACCTTTACGAAAACGTTCACAACAAAAATCAAGAACTCGTAAATCACCTTTACGAAAACGTTCATTACGAAAACGTTCATTACGAAAATCAAGACGTCGTAAATCACCTTTACGAAAACGTTCACAACAAAAATCAAAAACTCGTAAATCAAGAACTCGTAAATCACCTTTACGAAAACGTTCACAACAAAAATCAAAAACTCGTAAATCAAGAACTCGTAAATCACCTTTACGAAAACGTTCACAACAAAAATGCAAGAAGAGTCAATTTCGTAGCCGTAAGTCAGGTTACTGTCTTAAACGAAAATGTGGAAGTGGAAGGACCCGTGATATAGTTACACGTATTTGCCGAAAGAAGAAGAGTCCCGGAAGAAAACGTTCCCTAAAAAAATCAAGACGTCGTAAATCACTATTAAGAAATAATTATTCACCACCACCAGTCGCCATGGAACTCGTGGAGCCAGATTATCCTGATGTTGCTTTATTTACTAAAGTAAAAATATCTGATATTAAAAAAGATACAAGTTACATGGTTTATAAAAATGGGGCACCATTATCTGATAATGTTATTATTTTTGACTCTAACAAAGAAATTTATTTTTATGAAAATAAAGAGGTTGTATACCATGTAAACGAATATTATATTAAAACTGATGAAAAAAGACAAGATATGGATCCAGCGTTTAAATGTATAAAATTTTATGTTAAAGATGATGAATATGAATCTTTTATAATAGATTATGATTCAGTAATAGAATCCAAAATAGATTCTATGGATACAGATTCTATGGATACAGATAAAATAAGGAAATTTTTAAATTCATGTGAACAATATTTAGTTTATAAATCAAATTTTTCTATTACTGAAGGATTAACATTAGATCAGATTAAATGTGACTGGGAAAAAGATGAAAAAGATCAGACTATATTTTTAGATTTTTTTACCCGTGAAGAAGAATTATCTGGTAATTTGGATAAAAAATTTTCAGAATCTTATGGAAAATATTCAAACAATGGTATGAAATCAAATATATCTGCAAGGATAGTAGGATCTGGTTTCTCTAATTTGATTTCAGTATCAAAAGATGGAAAAGCAGTAGTAAGAGTAAATGAAAATCTTGCAGAATTAATATGTCTGTGGTATACTCTTGCAGATTTTGTAAGAAAATATCAAATAAATATAACTCCTGTTGACAAAAAATTATGCTTTTATCGTAGTATAAAACAAGTATATTTTTTAGATGGCAGACCATCATTTATACAACCTTTACCTGCTTCTTATACATATAATATAAATGAAGCAATTGTTTGGCAAGGAACATATATATACAGTATTCTTAAAGTAGAAATAGATTCTCCTCCATTCCCAGATATTAGTTTCATCAAATCTGTTCATGGTAATACTGATCAAAAAGAGGTAATTCTTCCTGCTGGAGAATTAACAATTGGTAGTATACGTCTACTTCAACTTACTGATGAACAAGTAAAAAATATTAAAGATAGTAAACAAAATTCATACATAAGCATAAGCAAAACGTACATGGTTATACATTGTAAATTGAAACCTTTTTCAAGAGAAGAATGTAAACAATATATATCTGAAAATATTATAAATAGTGAACCTGACATCATTCAAAAATTTAATAACAAATATATAGAAACTATACGTAACATTGAAAAATTTAAAGAAAAAATAGAAGGAGATATTATTTCTGATTCACCAAATAGGACTACGAGTCCTCCTAGGAAAAAGAGTCCATCTCTTGGAATCAAAAAAACAAGTAAATTACACGTTTGATATGTACGAAATTGCCCCGGACGCACATGCCTGGCACCTTTACTTTTTCCCAAAATCAGTCACCTCGTATGGACAAAACATTTTTCATGCTGTTAAAAAATTTACTATCCCTCCGACAATCACCCCGACAATCCACCAATTTACTGGTCTCGGCGTCCTGTATTTAAATTTCTGTTCTTTTGGAAATTTTATAGAGTTGAGTAAGAAAGCTATTGAATATTTAACTAGACGTAAAATTCATGTCTTTGTTGGGTTCAGTGTTCGTAACCTAAAAACACTCACACAAACAAGTACTCCTAGAAGTAGATTTTTCAAAAGATCTGAACGAGACAGGCTTCCATATGCGGATGCTGTATTAATTTCCGAACGAAACGATTATCGCACATTTAAGTATTCCGAAAAGACATATGAACCAGAAGAACCAAAAAGATCTAGAGAAGATGAAGAAGAAGATGAACGAAAAGATAAACTAAAAAGATCTAGAAGAAGTGAAGAAGATGAACCAAAAAGATCTAGCAGAAGTGTACCACCAAGCGATTTTGAGAAAGAGTTAGATAAGTTGTTAGGTTTACGTGGTAGGTAAACCTAAAAGTTAAAAATAAACTAAATTTATCAATTAAAATCAGTATAAAGAACATAAATTTAATAAAGGAGTAAAATTTATCTTTTTTATTTTATGTACTTAGTAAAAATTTTAATTCTTTTAGTCTGAAAATTAAAATTGATTTTAATAATATTTATTATCTATAATTTAAATAAAAATGCCTCCAACAAAGGTTACATCACATGATAATACTAATAATATTCCTAAAGAAAGAAATTTTAGCCCAGATGAAATTAAGGAATTGAATGCGTTGCAAGATGCACAACATAGAACAAAGTAAGGAGTAATTTAAACACAAACTTTTAATTAAAAAAACAATATAAAATTATATTGTTTCTACAACTATGTATTATTATAATATTTAAAACTAAATATTTAAAACTAAATATTTAGCTATTGTAAAATGAACTCATCTATATTTGATTTTAATATTTTATTAGTTTCTGGAATTGGTTTTAGTTCTAGTTTTATTATTTTTTCTTGGTTTATGTTTAGAAAAAAACCAAACAAAATTACTTTATGTGATAAAAATTCAACATTTTGTAATTGTACAGAAGGATATTGTGGATATTGCGGTGTAAAAATATGTAATAGAAATAAAAATACGATTATGATTCCTCCACCAAATACTCTATCATTTAAAATTAAAAATTTTTTACAAAAACGTAAAGGTTTTAGATTATATAGTTTGCAATTTTTTAATAAGCAATTTTATTTATTCTTTCATCCTCTTATTAATAGTATCAAAGAAACATTTAAAAAGCAAAAAAAGAAAGAAGTTGAAGCAAACTTATGTAAACTTGCCAAGTCTCTTTGGGATCAAGGTAATTATGCAGAGGCAGCAAAAATAAATTTAGAAATTATTAATCAAAAAAAAATTAAAAACCAATAGGATCTGTGTATTCACTATTGTATCTAGCATTATGAAAATCCCAATATTCTGGGCACCCAAATTTCCATCCTTTTGGTACTTTTGGTGCCTTCCAGTAAAACACACAATCCTGCCATCTATTGCTACGAGTTGCATTATGAATATAAATAGAGTGATAATCTTCTGTTAATTGATCCATAAGATCGCAAAAAAGTTCATATGTCGGAATAATTGAAGCATAATTACGATATATTTTTTCACGATTTGACTCAATAGGTTCACGAAGAATAAAAATACCATCAATATTTGTTCTAATAGCTGGTTTTATATCCATAGCATACTGTAAAGAAAGAAGATAAAACATCTTCCAATGACGACCCTTTTTAAACAAAGCGTTTTGTAAAGGTTTATTAAAAACTTTTGGATCATCTGTGCAATCGTCAAGAATAATAACACCCCAAGAATTTTCAAGATGTTGTCTAGCTAATTTTTGACGTTTTACAAAATCTTTAATTTTTTCTTCATCGTATTCATTGTACACAAATGTACTTGGCATAATTTCAGCAAAAGCGTGATTTGTGTCTTCAGAACCGCTCATTGCCATTCCAATTGGAAAAATATGTTTTTTTGAATATAAAAGTCCTGTAATAAGTGTACTTTTTCCTGTTCCTGGTTTTCCTATTACAACAATTTTAGAACCTCCGTTGTATTCAGGATCATGTATTTTATTAGTTAAAGGAGGAATAATTTCTGTATCAAGTTCTTGAATTTCAATGGTCGCTGGATTACTCATTTTTGCATTTACTTTTGTCTTGTTTAAACCAAAGTAAATTTAAAGTTTTACAATGATTTTAAATTGTAATTTGTTGAACTTTACGATTGCTTTTAAAAATAACTTCTCCTACTTTATCTGTTTTTTCAAGATTATCACATCTGCACCAATCTATTTTTACATTTTTTAAAGTTCTATACTTTGTACCCTTTTTACAAAGTTCAGCAGCTGTTTGTATCATGAAAGGACTTAGTTCAGAATCTTTGTATTCAAGTATTACATAGCAAGAAGGGAACGATGATAAATGAAAAAAAAGGTAATGATTTTCTGCTTTTTCTAAAAGAGACCAATTTTCTTTAGCCGTTTCACCCAATTTACAAACAAAGTTTTCATATAAAAAATTTTTCATAATTTATTTTATGAAAATATACTTTTAATCACGATATTTAGAATTTAATTTTTCTAAGAGTTCATTCTGTTTACTGGTAAGAACTTTTATATATTAAAATAGCATCTATTATATTTAACATATTTACATCATTTACTAATCGAAATTATCAATTGAAATCATAATCTTTAACTTATTTAATTTATACAAATAATTTATTTAAGAATTTATTTAAGAATTTATTTTAATTATATTAAAGACTTATTATTTTTAATATAAAAATGCGTAAGAACGATGTTCACATTGCACTTCTTATGATGGTTAAAAATGAACACAAAAGATTACATGTATCATTAAATAGTGTCTTAGGTCATGTTGACTCAATAGTGTTGTACGATACTGGATCTGAGGATAATACTATTGAAATAGCATCTAATTTTTGTGAAAAAAATAATATTCCTTTACGTTTAAAACAAGGAGAGTTTGTAGATTTTTCAACATCCCGAAATGTATCTCTTGATTTTGCAGATAGTTTTGAAGATATTGACTATATTTTGCTTTTAGATTCAAATGATGAATTGCGAGGCGGTGTTGCTATGAGAAAATTTTGCAAAGAACAAATTAATTCACCAAATACTGGATTTTTGCTTTGTCAAGAGTGGTGGAGTGGACAATATATTAAATATTTTAATTTACGTATGGTAAAAGCTCGTCAAGGCTGGAGATATGTTGGTACAGTTCATGAGTGGATGAAAAATACTAGATTTAAAACGGATGAAGAAGAAAACGCTTCTGAAGATAAAAAAATACGAGTCCCATCAGAAGTAGTATTATACCAAGACAGAACAGCAGATGATGATAAATCTTTTAAAAGATTTGAAAGAGATAAAATTCTTCTTCTAAAAGAACACGAAGATAATCCAACTGATACACGAACTCTTTTTTATCTCGCACAAACTTGCTCTTGTTTAAATCAACCAGAAGAGTCTTTTAAATTTTATTCTATGCGTGTTGAATTAGAAGGATTTTGGGAAGAAAAATTTCAAGCGTATTTTCGTTGCGGAGAATTGTCAGAGGTGCTTGGTAATGATTGGTATGAATCAATGAAATGGTATATGAAAGCATATGAATTTACTCCAAGAGTAGAACCTCTTTTAAAAATGGTAGAGCATTATAGAAATAAAAATTGGGATTTTTGCTATACATTTGCCGTTTTAGCTTGTAAACTTGAATATCCAGAACATTGTATTCTTTTTGTTGATAAACAGGTTTATGATTATAAAAGATGGCATTTGCTTGGAATTGCAGGATGGTATTCGGGTAATTACATTGATGGAAAATTAGGATGTAAAAAAGCTATAGAATGTTCAAATTTACAAATAGATATTGATAATTTGAAATTTTATGAAGAAAAAGAGATAAACGATAGAAAAGTTTTAAAAGATAAACTTAAAAGTAAAATAAAAAAAAGGTAATTTTTAATTGATAACAATCAATTAAAACTTTAAACACCACCTTTTTCTTTAAAATATTGATGAGAGTTGTAAAATGTTCCTAATTTAGTTGTTTTTAGTCCAGATAAAGTACCATGCCTTTTCATGGTATTATAAATATTAATTAAAATATGTAGTGCGATTTTTGGATTTGCCAAAATTTTATCCATCAAAATATCATTATCAATAGTTAATGGATCAACCGCATATTCCGGTATTTTATTACCTCCGCAATCATTGACCCAATATCTAATCATGGGAGAATTCGCAACTGTTGGATCAAATGGTTCAAGTTTTTCAATCGCATTATGCATATTAATTAAATACTTTCTAGCTGCTGTATTTGCAATCAATAATTCTCCAGCATTGTGGTTTTGAGAAACTAAACTTCTTTCTTGGTTTTGAGATTCTGACTCACAAAAATTGTCCCATCCAGAAGCACAATAATCAGACATAAAATTTTGACATTGACGACTGTTAGAACCATATAGATCTGGATTTCCACCATGTAAAAATCTTTGATCCAATGTATTACCAATACAATAAGTTAATGGATGATTTGATAGAGACATTTCAGTTAATCCAAAATCAGATACAGACTTGTATGAATTCTTCATTTTACTTAATATGCCGAAATATTTTATTTTGTGAGTTAAAAATAAATAAATTAAAAATTCGCAAAAATAAAAATGATTTTAAGGTTATGTTTCTAAATAAAAAGAAAACTCAAATGAACACACAAAATAAAATTCAACCTGTTATTCAACGTTTTAAGTTAAATTATACAACTCGTAAAGAATTAAAAAATCTTGTTCCAAATTTTGGATTTAATGGTTTAGGAGAACTAGTATTTAGGAGAACATACAGCAGAAATAATGAAGACTGGGCCGATGTAGTGATTCGGGTTATTGAAGGATGTATGTCTATCCGCAAAGAGCATTTTTATAGGTCATCTTTGCGATGGGATGATAATGAATTGCAAGTTTTTGCAAAAGAAATGGCACTTTCTTTGTTTAATATGGAATGGTTGCCTCCTGGACGAGGATTGTGGATGATGGGAACCGATTTTACATATGAACGTGGCTCGATGTCATTAAATAACTGCAGTGCGACTGATACAGCAGAAGATTTTGTATTGTCTGCAGAATGGACAATGGATGGTCTGATGAACGGTGTGGGTGTTGGATTCACAACAAATTGGCGTGGAGAAGCGACTATGCCTGATAAGAAAGATTCTGAAATTTTTGTGATTCCTGACTCTAGAGAAGGTTGGGTAGAAAGTCTTATCAAGTTGATGTGTTCCTATATTAATAGTCCTCGTTACGGTAAGAACAAGTTTCCTATTTTTGATTATTCACAAATTCGTGCACACGGAGAACCAATCAAAGGTTTCGGAGGTACAGCATCCGGATTTGATCCTCTTAAGCAAATGCATGATCGCATTGAAAGCTATTTGGATGCCTTTTGTATTGGAAGGTTGCAGTGTAGTTCCAAGACATGGAAAGAGTTCAAGTCTGAAGATTTGGAAAAAGCGACAAGTGAATGGCGAGAGGTTGACGTTGAAGTTGACAAGCCCTACTCTCATACGCGTCTCGTAGCAGACGTCTTTAACGCTATTGGCGCTTGTGTGGTTGCTGGTAACGTTAGACGGTGCCTTCCAGGTGATGCTCTTGTTCATACAAAAGGTGGGTTGATTCCTATTAAAGATGTAGAAATTGGTCAAGAAGCCTTGACTTTTAATGGGTATGAAAAAATTACGAATAAATTTGTACAAGGTGTTCAGAAGTTAGTAAAGATTATTACTCAAGATGGTGATTTTAGATGCACACCAAATCATCGTGTTGCAATTGCAACATCTTATTCTGATTATACTTGGAAAATGGCATCTGAACTTGTAAAAGGAGATCGTCTTATTGGAGCGAGAGATTTTATTGAAGGTCAAGAAACTTCTCTGCCAGAGTGGTCTTATGAAAAGCCATCATCTCATAGCACAACTTGTAAAGATATTATTATTCCTGAACTAGATGCGAATATGGCTTGGTTTGTAGGATTATTTCATGCAGATGGATATACATATCCAAATTATGATAAAAATGGGTTTAACGCATATGTTTCGTTGGTTTTCGGTCTTGACGAAATGGATATAGCTGAAAAGGCTAGAGAGCAACTTGAACGTTTTGGGGAAAATCTTCATGTTACTCTCAAGAAACGAAAAGATGAGAATAGTCTAATGGTTCATTGTCAATCAAAACAAGTTGCGTGGTATTTTGATAAGAACTTCAAGAAAGCTAATACTGAAATTAGAGTACCTGAATTTATCTTGAAAGCGCGTCATCATGTCAAGCTAGCATATGTAGCTGGTGTTACAGACGGGGATGGTTGCACTGGTAATAGACCAATTATTGTCGTTTCTACTGTTTATGAAAAATTTGCTCGTGATTTGCAAAATGTCCTTTATTCTTGTGGTATTGAAAGTAGGTTGAATATTTGTACTAAAAATTATCCGAGTAGGAATGATAACTGGCAAAAAGTTCATAATTTGAGTTTGATTACCAAGAGATCCCAAACAGAATTTTCAGAGATTCCAGAGCTTATTAAGGATCTTAGAGTGAATTCCAAATCGCAAAATGCAAATGGTTTCCCAAGTAGTTTTGAAACAAATTCAAAAGTTAAGACTCTATATGGGTTGTATTCAAATAAGAAATTTAATATTGATGCATATGCAAAACAGTATGGAGAATGTTCGTTTACCCCAATTGAAGTTGTTGAAGTTGTTGAAGACGTAGAAGAAGAGACATATGATATTGAAGTTGAAAATCGTCATGAATTCTTTTGCAATGGAATTATCTGTCACAATTCGGCAGAGATATCCTTGGGCTATGTAGACGATAAGGATTTTATGAATCTGAAGAATTATGAAATTAATCCAGAACGTTCTTCTATCGGTTGGTTGAGCAACAACTCTGTTGTGCTACGTGCAGATCGTGGTTATGAAGACTTTTCATATATTCCAGATATGGCTCGTCGCATTCTTGATAATGGTGAGCCTGGTATGATCAATTTGTACAATATTCAAAAGTATGGTCGGTCTGGCAAAGAACTTCCAGACGATGCGACAATGGTAAACCCATGTTTTAGCGGTGATACATTAATTGGAGTAGCCGATGGTAGAAACTGTGTTAGTATCAAACAACTTGCTGAAGAAGGTAAAGATGTTCCAGTATATTCAATTAACAAGGAAACAATGGAAGTGTCAATTAAATGGGGTAGGAATCCACGTGTTACTGGACATAATCAAAAATTGCTACGTATCCATTTTGGCAAACATCATAAAGGAGAATTTGTTGATGTCACACCAAATCACAAGTGTTTGACAAATGATGGACGAATTGTAGAGGCAAAAGATTTGAAAAAGAATGATTCGTTGCCAATGTTTAAAAAATGTAAAAATGGAAAAGAAGATTATGTCGTTGTGTATTCAAAAGGTAAAAAATTGGTTGAACACAGAATGATTAAGGAATTTTATGAAACAAAAAAGTTTTACAAAAATTTTAAAGAAGGTTATACTGGTTGTTGTAAAACTAACGGTGTTGTAGTTCATCACAAGGATGAAAATAAACAGAATAACAATCCTGATAATTTAGAAATTACAACTCCTAGTGAACATACATCTCATCATAATGAGAAATATAGAGGAGACGGTAATCCAATGTATGGAAGACAGCATTCTCAAGAATCAAAGGATTTGATTGGATCAAAAGCGGTTGAAAGATGTTCAAATCCAGAATATAGAAAAATGTTGAGTGATGCACAAACACCTGAAATGCGTGAAAAATCAGCAGCTCGTATGACACAACTAAAGCGTAAACTTGACATTGAATATTCTAATAATTTGGAAATTCTTGCGCAAGAATCAGGTTTGAAAACAGAAAGGTTTTCTGATACAGTTGTAAAAATAATTCGTAACTGCGAGAATTGTCAACAAGAATTTTATGTTTCTTGGAATCGAAGAGAACAAGCTTATTGTTCTTTATCGTGTGGTAATACTAAGAAAGAATCAATTGAAAGTAGAAAACTAGGTCAAAAGATAACATTTGAAGAGAAGGCTAGGCTAAATTTTCATGAACAAGCAATGATTTACAAAGATCTCTATGAGGAGAAGGAAAATGTATCAAAAATTGATTGGGAAACTGCTTGCAAAGCAAAACATATTTCTCACAGGTTTAACAGAAAAAGTGACAATTGTTATATTGCAAAAGGATGGCGAGAATTTAAGAAAATGGTAGATGATTATAATCATCAAATTTCTGAAATAGAAGAACTTGAAGGTGAACATACAGTATACAATATTACAGTTGACGATAATCACACTGTTGCTGTTGTATCAAAAGCTGATGATGCAAAAGCTCATTGGAGCGGTGTGCTTTTTCCCAACTGCGGTGAAATTCCCCTAGAGAACTTCGAATTGTGCAATTTATCAGAAGTATTTCCCCCTAGGTGTTCCGATCCACAAAAGTTTTACAAAGGACTCGAGTATGCCACGTTTTACGCATCAACAGTATCTCTGCTACCAACTCATCGTCCAGAAACGAATGCTGTAATTGCTAAAAATCGTCGTATCGGTGTTAGCATTTCTGGAATTGCTCAATGGGCTAGTAAGTCTGATTCGGAAGAGTGGGGTCAAATGAATTATACAAAGATGATTACATTTCTTCGCAAAGGCTATAAAGTTGTTCGTGAGACAAACACTCGTCTTGCTAAAGAAGCAGGTGTACCAGCGGCTGTTAGAGTAACAACTGTGAAACCGAGTGGAAGTATTTCTCTTCTTGCAGGAGCAACACCCGGGGTACACTACCCTGTAAGCCGATATGCTATTCGTCGTGTGAGAATCGGTATGACATCTCCACTGATTGAACCACTCATAGCAGCAGGTGTTCCTTACGAAAAAGATATTGTTTCCGAGAATACTTATGTTTTTGAGTTTGTTATTGATCACGGTGATGTACGACCATGCGAAGACGTTTCACCGTGGGAGCAGTTTTCTGTAGTACAAATGATGCAAAAACATTACGCAGATAACTGTGTTTCCGCCACTATATATTTTGACAAGGAGAAGGACGGGCCAGATGTGGAAAAAATGCTCGCAATGTTTATACCAAATCTGAAGTCAGTGTCGATGCTTCCACACAGCGGTCACGGATATCAACAGCCCCCTTATGAGCCTATAACTTTTGAAGAATATGAAAAACGCAAGAGTCAGTTCAAGCCTATTGATTACAAAAGTGTGAGTGGAAATGTACCAGAAGGATCAAAATATTGTTCGGGTGATACTTGCGAATAAAGAATATTAATTCTAACTTTTTAAATAAACGAAAAATTGTAAAATAAAAATATTTTACAATTCAAATACATAATTTATAATATAAAATATTATAAAAAAAAATGAGTTGTTTATTTAATAGTCTGAGCTATTTTATCAATGATGATAGTTTCAAAATAAGACAGACAATATGTGATTATTTAGAAGAAAACAAACCAATTATAGATGGATTGGATACAAAAGAGATATTAAATTATGAGAATGATAATTATATTCAACATATGAGAAATACATGTACTTGGGGCGGAGCTATTGAAATACAGTGTGCATGTAATATTTGGAATGTAAGAATAATTGTATTAAATAATAGAGATTGTAAAAATAGATCAATTGAATTTATTCAATTATCTGGACAATATGATAGAACTATATACTTAGAATGGACTGGTGGTCATTACGAACCTGTTAGAAATTAAAAAATGGTTGTCTAATATCTGACATATTTATACAGTTTTGAGGCAAGGTAGTATCCTCTAAGAAATTACCAGTTTTTTCTATAGGATCGTTTCCTATTGACTTAAGAAATCTTCTGTATCTGTCAGAGTGATAATCACCTGCATATATTATTATATTATTGGCAGTTGAAGGCTGATCAGTTGCTCCAGTGTATGCTTTTTCCATATCAGTCATATTAAAAACTTTAAATATACGCAATAAAGAATAATAGTCTACAAGAATAGCGTGAGGATATAAAAAATAATCAAGTGTTCTTTTAATAAAATAATATAACCTATCATCATCTACAATTCTCTTAATACGGTTAGAATATGGTTCATTAATTATTTCTCGAATTGTATGAACATATTCCTTCCATTTTTCTCTATCTTTCATTACAATTGTATCAATTTCAGTATTTATAAAGTCAATAATATACTGTTTCACATTAGGATTTATAAAAGGTCTTTTTTTTTCTTTCATTATAAATTTATTTAAAGTAATTTGGATTATCCAGTATTTTTTATATACCTCTTCATTTGTATTACTTAACTTATCAAAAATATACTTGATAGTAGAACTTTCTTCAATTAATGTTCTCATTTTAGAACCGGCAGTCCTTCTATCGGCTTGTTTTTCAACCCATACCTTTTTACTTTCAACTGTCAAGTTATTCCATAATAGTCTTAGCTCATCTGAAATTTGCTCTTCTGTCTTATCTTCTTTATTTATAAATTCGTAATTATAAAAGAAATGGTATAAATAACCAGGTTCCTCCTCTTGTTTAATTTTATCTATTTTTTCTAGTATATTATTATGCATAATATCATTATCTATAATAGATTTCATTTCTTCGCTATACCAAAATATATCATACACTTTTGGGTTTTCATATTCAAACCCGCTTTCATTCCTAATATCAATATAATGAATCCGTGCTAATTTACAATCTTCATCGTGACGAGTATTTTTTTGTAAACATTTTTTAAAATTTTTAAAAAGGTTTGCAATTCGACCGTTCATATCTGCATAAGGTATATAATCTTTTGGGTATTCTCCACTTTTATCATAAGTATGTAATTCAGCAAAAATGTCTATAAAAACATCAGTGTTTGTAATCAATTTGTACAAATATTCTTCAATGGGAGTTATAAGATCTTCTTTTTCAAGAAAATTATCAAATTTTTTACAGTCCATCATGTTAATATGTTGTTCACCAAATATATATATATTTTTCTGGTACTCTGGAAGATAATGAACTGTAAGAGTTTTAGGTCCTCCTATAAACTTAGCAGACGGTTTAATTTTACTTTCATCATAATGATTTTTTATTAACTTACGAAGTATTTCTCTGTCTTTACCTGATGGATTTGGATTTTGTTCACTACATTCGGCTTCTCTTTTAAGAGCTTGTTGTAAATGTGTATCTAAACCATCAAGAACGTTCGTATTATAAGTATTTAATAATGTTTTACATATATCTTCCATATTTATTATAATTTATTTATATAAATATTTTTATTTACTAGAATTCTACTTATATTAATATAACTTTGAATAATGTTACATCTAAAACACAACATCTATGTATAGGTAAGTTTCTGATGTATATTGCTGGGTACATTTCAATTAATAAAGGTTATAATAGAATGTCTGTGATTGCAGGTATTGGTACTCGTAATTATTATAGAAAACTTGGATATAATCTTGAAGAAACATATATGTTAAAGAGTTTGACATATAAAAACATTTATTGTCCTACTCTATGGATTCAGAAGTCTCCTTGGTATTCTTCAAATAAGTCTAATAATAAATATATATATATTGCAGGTGTTTGCATATTTACTTTTGTGTTATCATTAATTATTGGTAAAAAATTAGTTTACAAGTGACACGTGTAAATTGTAAAAGAATAAAAAAATGGTATTGTTAAGTCAATATTTTTAATATATTAATTTTTTAAAATAATAATATTAATGTTTATTATAAACAGTTTTCAAAAATGAAGAGATCACGCGAAGAAGATACGACTCCTAATCCTGATGGTTCAGTTAAAAAAATACACATCAAATAATGTGCAGTAAATTAATAGAAACGTACAATACTTCAATAATTGATTTTTTTGATCCAACATTACAAGATTCAATTTTTGAAGAAGCAAAAAAATGTGCTAATGATAATTATATGCGTAAAACAAAAAGAAACGTACTAGCAAAACTTATTGAAAATAAAAAAAATCAAAAAAAATATCCCCTGCCCAACGTTAACTATGTTTCAGGTCCCTTCAATATTACATATCATTGGAGTGTAAAATACAAAAAAGCAATATACATTTGGGGTGAAAAGCATAGTAAAAAAGAAGATTGTCCGGAAGAGAAATATACAAGCATTTACGATTTTTTATGGGCCCATTTTGAAAATGCCATTGCTTTCACCGATTTTTATATTGAGGATGATGCTTATGTAGTACCAGATGGATACAAAAACACAGGTGTTGATGACAAAAATTTGAATATTTTAAGATACACATTTGAACCATGTATAGATAAAAAAACCCGTGATACAAATTCATTTTGTAATATTTCACGAATGCATTTTTTTGATATCAGACAAGGTGAAGTTAAGGGTGGAAGGAATTTAGCGTCAATATTTCAAATGGAAATAATGCGCTTCGATGTTTATGCGACTAAAAAACTTCAAGGACATGACGATTCTAAACTGTGTTTAGAGATTGTTTTTTTAAAGCAAATATGTAAATTTGTTGAGAAATGGATGAGTTTTTTTGAATTTTTTGAGAGTTTTAATTCAATTTTTATTGAAAAATATAACAATCCTATACAAAAGTTTGATAAACAACAAAAATTTGTTCTTCGTGGTGTTCCACTTGATCAAGATCATTTAACAAAATTAGGAGCTGAATGGGTTAGTGATCTTACAGATGAATCAGATAACAAGTTTGACGCTTACTTATTTCCGGGAGATAAAAAAAAACAAATTGAAAAATGGATTTCTACATATAGAATGGAAGAGAAGATTATATTAAAATATAAATTAAACTATCAAAAATTTTGGTATGGTCAAATATATAATTCTGTGATAGTTAAGAAAGAAATGGAAAATATGAATGAAGATCTAAAACCAATACTAAGAATGTTTATTAAAAATGAATTGAATAATTTAATTATGTTGACTATTGAAAATAATATAGAATCACAAATTGATTATGAATCGAAATTATTAGATGATAAAATTGATTTTTCTGTAAAAAATAAAAAACAACCACATTCACGAAATGTTTTGACTGGTTATAAAAAGATTAAGGATTTTTTGATTAAATATAACGATGAGTCTGAAAAAAATGATGCTATGTTTTATGAACATCATGGATTGAAATATGAAAATATTAGTAATATTATAGGTTCAATATATAATGTTTTTATTACACAAGTTTTAAAGTTTAATGTAATTATAACTGATGCATACCTTTTGGCACGTGTATTTAAAACATTTAAAATTGAACATCCAGAAAAACAACGATCAACCGACGAACCATCAGAACCTCATAATATTATTATATATGCAGGAAATACTCACTCTCAAAGATACCGATTGTTTCTACGCTACCTTGGGTTTATACCAGTAGAAAGTGCAGGTAATTTAGAAAAGCCTGAGCCAGGTATGACAAATTGTGTAAAGATATCTGATATTAAACAACCATTTTTTAGTATATGGTACGACTATAAAGAAGACCTTGAACCTCTTAAAATGGATGGGATTTCAAAAGGTTCCTTTGATTTAGACTTTCAATTTGATAGTACTATAACTAATTTATTTAAAGAACCAGTTGTTCCTCCTGGTTTAGAAGCAGATGCATCACTAGATAGACGAACACCAGATTTCATGGTTTCGTAATCTTCCAACACCTTTCTTTGATTCAGAGTTTTTAAGAAGATATATTTTGACTTAAGAAAATATATCTAAAATTGAAATGTTCTCTAGTGTAAAGTTTCCTACAAAAGATATTCTAGTTATTTTTGCAATTGTTATAGGAGGAGTTACAGTCGGTATACTATACAATAAACTTAAATAAGATTTGGTTTACAAATAAAGTTCTTGATTTAAGTTATACTCATTTTATTAGTAATTTAATAATATTGTTGAATAATAAATGAAATTGTTTAAAAATTATAAGAATGAAAAAATATTAATAGAGTCAATCTTGATGGGTTTTCTTTTTGCAGTAACATGCTTTTTTATTATTTATTGGGATAAGTATACAAATAAAGTAACAGTTGATCCGGTAACAAATAAAAAAACAGAATTTATTAATCCATTAGACATTAAATGGTTGCTATTATTTTCTTTTTTTTGTGGTATTGTTTTCTATTTACTTTTCCGACAAATTTCTTTAAGTCCAAAATACTCTAAAATCCTTAGACAACTACAATCTAGATAAATTTATGCAATTTGATAAATTAACATGTATACATTTTTATGTGTTAAAAGATTATGTATAAAATAAAAATGAAATATTTGATGTATAAACGTTAAAATATTAAATAAATGACCAGTCAAATTACAAAAAAAACATATGACGAATTTATTAAGTCTGTGATTATAATTAAATATTTGAGTCCGTTTTATATTTCTGGAAAATCAGGTACTGTTCGTGTCGAAAAGCTTCGTAATGATGAGTTTAAGTTTAGTTGGTTTCGTAAACACACTAGCAGATACGTTGAATATTGTGTTGCTCAAGATAGTCACAATTATATATCTTTTAATTTCTCTTCATTTGAAGATTTGTCCGAAAATATAAATAAACAAGATGTATGTCTAAGACATTCAAACTGTCAAGCTAGTTGTTCTGCTTATTTAATTACAAGCCCCATAGATAAATGTGCAATATGTCTAAAAGATGAACAGATGCATATGCTTGAAGAAACAGAATGTGAGCATAGATTTTGTTTAGAGTGTCTAGACATATATGTTAAAAGTAAACTTAATTATACAGAAGATAATAATGAACATGTAATTGATCAAGGTATTCCATGTCCTATTTGCAGAAAAAATTTAGAATTATGTTGCGTTTGTAAATATGCAAAATTTAACTGTATATGTAAATAAACTATTGAAATGTTCACTTATAAAATTTATGTTAATACTGTGAATACAAAAAAATTTAATATTAAATTTTTTTTATACATTATCAAAATATGTTACAAGGCTATTAAATATAGTTTGTTTTATGTCATATTCTTTTCTACCTATTTTACAAATACTTGCTATTTTAAACAATTGGTCACGAATATAAATTTTTAATCTTTTGTCTCTATCATATTTAGGAAGAGATTTCAAAATTGCAACCTCGGATTCAACTATTTCATCAAAATTTACTTTAAACTTGTTCCTAACAGACTGTCTACACTTTTTACACTGTCTTTTTTTTGGGTCAAAGTCTTTTGTTTTCTTTATAATATTACATGCTCGACATATTTGCTCATCTGGTGCAAGCAAGATTCGAGATGGATCTTTCAAAATCTCTTCTTCAGTCATTATTCCATTTTCAACTTTTATTATAGCAACATCAAGCATATTTTCGCAATGAATGCAAATTGTCATTGGACTAGCACTTCTTTGGGCAAAATCGGTCGCAATTTTGTAGCATTGGCACCATCCATTGCACCAGCGTTGACCTTGAGGTGCATTATTATTTTTGATCAAATAATCGCAACGAATCAGACGAGGACCGCTTAAAAATCTATTTATGTCAGAAGTTGGCTTTCCGTAATAAGTAGGGATATTGACCGGTTCAGGTTTTTGATACTCTTCTGATGGTGGAGGTTCAAGATTATAACGCCACAAATCTGTTTCAATTATACTAGAGAACCCATTTGATTTATCAATTTCGTTATATATCTTAATAAGATTATCTAGACTTTCAAATACCCATTCGTGACTTGGCAACTCAAGAGTATCTTTGCATCTTACTTTGATTGCTTTCTCAAATAATTCGCAATGATCCGTGTACATAATATGTCTAACTTTAATATTTGGAATCATTGTTCTATCGTTTGCAAGTCTTTGGTTGATATCTGTAGTTAGCCCGATCTTAAACTTATTGTATTTGCAATCAGGATCCTGTAAAATATATACACAAGATGCCTCTCTAAACTTGTGTCTATGTGAAAACTTAAATTGCGTCTTCATTAAGCTTTTTTTTGTACTGATAACATCTTTCTGTTCTTGTAACAAGTCTGTTTGCAATGTTTTTATATCTTTTTCTTTAGTTTCAACAACTTGTTCAAGCAAATCTTTTTCTTGTGTTAATTGATCAATTCTCTCTTTAAATTTGTTCTCTAATTCTTCTGATGATTTCTCATTTCCTATCTCAACTTTGCCATAAACTAATATCTCTCTAGTCCAACGAGACACTTGTATAGCAAATCTAGGTGATATCCATTGTGCTATTTGGATAGCTAAATCAGGATGAATCCAACTTCCTTGTTCATACTTATAACTATTTCCTTTTTTAACGTCAATTAATTGTGAAACGGGAAATCCCGTTTCACTTTCCAATGCAGTAATTAACTCGTTCGTATTTTTTAATCTATTCCAATCGTTAAATTTTTTTCCACCAGCTTTACATAATAAAGTAGCATTAATATATCCGTCTTTTCTCATTGGTATAGTCATAAAAGTATTATTAAATAATTTCAAATTGCAATTAAACAATCCTTCTGATTCTTTTATTAATTGAGTTTTTTGTTTGATATTTTGAGAATCTTGAGATTGTTTGGTTTTTTCAATAAATGTTTTGACATCATCCTCTTTGGTTCTTTCTTCAAGTTGTAGTTTTAATTCGTTCGATTCTTCAATCAATATTTTCTCTTTTGCCTCAAAAGCGTCTTTAATATTCTTAGATTCTTGAATCAATTGTTTTATCTTTTTCTCTTTTACCTCAATATTCTGTCTTAACTTATTGGAATCTTCAACCAATTGTTTTTCTTTTGCCTCTATATCATGTCTCAGCTTCTTTAATTCTTCGAACAATTGTTTATTTTCTTTCTCTAGAACATGTGGCAAGTTGATGTCTTCAGTATTCAAATAATCTTTACAAAGTTCCTCAAGTTTATATAGTCCTGTTTTTCGTATCGATGTTAATATTTCTCCACACACATAATCTTGAAATTTTTGTGCAGTTGGTTTATTTGATCTCATTATCAGTTTGTACATAGCTTGTTCTGTTATTTTTATGCAATTTTGACTAGTATTGGGATTTAATAAGGTCACACCTCTTTGATTTTCAGGAACGTGCCTTAACGCTTCAGTTACATTTTTAAATCCTAGCACAACACATATATCTTTTGCAATATACCAACTATCTTCATTTGTTCGTAATACACGTATATTTTTTTCGGTAAAATTTAAAGTTTTGTCAATTGCATTAACTAATTCGGTCATTTTATTAAAGTAATCACGTTTTTAAGCCTATATAATATATTTTTATCATCCTAAAAATATATTATATTATATGTTTAAGTGGTTTTTGTTGGTTAATATTCTCAGACATAAAAATCAAATTGATTTTTTTCTATGATTTATAACATAAAAGATAGAAACTAAATGGATCGCTCTTCCTATTTTATTAAAGATAGAGCTTTGTTTGGAAGTTTTCCAACTCAAGAAGCTGTTGACGAGCTTGAAAAAGAGGGTGTAAAATTTTTTATAAATTTAACCCACGAGGACGAAAAAAAAATAACTCCTTACACAACAAACTATACGCAAATATTATTTCCTATTATTGACCGTCAGGTACCTAAAGATTGGGTTGCATATGCTCGTTTTATAATTCGTATTTCTGATATTATATTATCTCTCAAATCAGGAGAGCTTGTTTACTTACACTGTAAGGGGGGACATGGACGAAGTGGAGTTGTTGTAGCGAGTTTACTTTGTTACATATTCGGATTAAGTCCTGAAAATTCTCTAGAACAAACAACTAAATCGCATAGTAAGAGACATACTATGCGCGAAAAATGGAGAAAACTTGGTTCTCCTCAAACATACTATCAAAAAAATTTTGTATACAAGTTCTTTGAGCCTCTTATGTTTTATAGAGCTTACAAAAATGGTCTTACAGCCGGTTTTTCAAATTTTACTTCACATCCAGTAACAATTAAAAATTTTGGAACATTTCCAACATCTGAATCGGCTATTCAAGCTTACAAAAATCCAACAGATAAACATTATGTTCAAAAACAAGAAAATTCTAAAAGTCCTATTATGGCTAAAGCCTTAGGTCGTAAAACCGAATTACGAAAAGATTGGATTGAAGTCTGTAATAAATTAATGTATCAAGTTGTGGAAGCTAAATTTACTCAAAACCCAGAATTAAAAGAAAATTTAATTCAAACAGGTCTACGACCTATTATTCAACATACTAGAGGTGATTATTTTTGGGGGGATGGAGGTGATGGAACTGGACGTAACAAACTCGGTAAAATACTTACATCTCTCAGAGAATCTTTTTACAGAGAAGAAGTATAAATTTATTACTTAAATTTATTACTTAATTTTATTGTTACTTAATTTTATTGTTACTTAAAATTTTATATTTACACTAATAAATGTCTAACGCTAGATACATTGAAATTGATTCTACTTATCGTAATAGAAATGAATGGCCTAATCCGGCCGAATTTGAAATTCTTATTTCCCAATCTGGGAGAAAAGATAAATTAAATGCTGACGATCCTGTTAGTTTGGCAACACCTATAGGTATTTCTTGGTCTCCTACTGGATCTTCTAGTGGATCTCCTACTGGTTTTAATCAATATGGTGGATCCGGAACAATTGTGGCAAAAGTTATAGGAATAACTGGTGCAAATGCAGGTGATCAAAAAAAAACAATTCAAGTTGTAAACAAAAATAATAATAACCTTTTTAACAATATTGAAGGTTACTATAATGGCGTTGTGCTAAAAAATATTACACAATCAACGGCAAATACACAAATAGCAAGCCGAATTACTTCTTTTGTTTATCTTGGACAAATTAGTACCGATACATATAGATATCAAATTACTGTTGATGAAGCAATAAAATTTGATACTGATGATGAAATTCAAATTAATGATCCAACTTTAACCACACTTACAGATTATTCTTACTTTTTTATACCAAATGGTCGTATTGGTTCAAATGCATATTCTGGATATATTTTATATAATGACACTCAAAATTCATATAAAAAAATATTAGGATATGATTCTATTACTAAACTTGTTAAAATAGATACAGCACCTTCTTGGTTATTGTCAGATAAATTGTCTATACGTAAGCAAGCACCAATACAAATTAAAACTTCTGATATTGATAATACTACAGAATTCTCAACTTCTGTTTTTTCTATAAAAAATACATTTTCTGATGAACCAAATACATATAAAAACTCTTATGTAAAAAGGGGAAATGAAACACGTCGAATTGTTCGATATGAAACTTTCTCTGGTAAAGCAACTATTATTAATTCTACTACTATTCAATTTCCAAATAACGCATCTAACGTAAATGGGTTCTATAATAATGCATATATACAAATATCAGGACAAGCGCGAAAAATTATTAGTTATAATTTTGATCCTACTAAATTAATTGGAACTGCAACAGTTTCAAATAGTTTATCACCACTATCAGGATCTGTTGATTTTACTTTTCACAGTGTTTTTGTTAATCCACCTTTTGATTCAAATATTACTGCATCAACACCTCTTGAAATACTTCCATTTTCACACGATAATCATAATCCATTTGTATACACAGGAAGTATGGTATCACAGCAAGAAGCAGTTTGTTATCAAGTTGAGCTTATGGATCTTATTTTGCCAAACAAAATTTTAAACTGTGGATTTGGAAGTCGTATTGCTTTTTATCCTTATTTATATGTTGAGTTAACAAATATTTCTGGAGCCAATGTTGGTATGAAAAATACTATTTATTCAAATAATCCGAACGCAACAAGTATGATTTTTCGCGTACCTATATATGATGTTCAGAATCCAATTGCATCTGCATTTGTTAAACTTGATGGCGATGGAATGGTTCAAACAGTTAAATTTAAGCCTAATGAAAGCATTTTCTTTTCAGTGCATCTTCCTAATGGAGAACTTTTTAAAGTTTTAGAAGAAGAAAATTATGGTCCTCAAGTTCCAAATCCAGATATACAAATAAGTGCTCTTTTTAGTTTTAAAAGAGTTTAATAATTAATATCTTATTTTTAATAAAATGGATGATGATGATGATGACGATAAAAATAAAAAAGATAAGAAAATTATTTTAGCAAATATTAAATCAGTACTTATTTACTGTTTATCTCTTTCTGTAGCTTTAGGATTTAACGATTTAATTACAACTATATTTAATAGTTTTCCTGGTAGTAACCATATTATTAAAAAAACAATATATGTTGTAGTAATGTTTGGAATTACTCTTTCTGTTGCTTTTTGGCTTTTTGAATTAAAACAAAACTTGAATTAATTAAATATTATATTCAGGCCATATTAAATTATCAATAACATGAATAATTCCATTACTTGTGATATTATCTTTTTGAATAATTTTTATATTATTATCAATATAAGTTTCTCCATTAATATTAGTGATTAATAACTTATTATAAGGATTATTTGTGTTAAAAATTAAAAGGGGACTATCTTCCAAAAGTTCAGAAGGTATTTTTTTATTTAACATTGATGATTTAACAATGTGACGTGCCAAACTAACATCCATATCACGAAAAAAAAAATCTTCTAAATTTGATATTTCATTATCAAAAGGTATAAATAAAGTTGCATTTGTTTGCATTGATCCTAAAATATCACTCATCATTGCTTTTTCAACAATATATTTAAATTTAGAAAACTCTGGAGTGTTATTAATAAATTCCATTAAAGAATTTTTATCTGGAATTTTTGCAACAGGTTTACCTCTTAAATCAACAAAATCAAACATATGTGTAAAGTTATTACTTTGCGAATTTGGACAATTTGATACCATTTTATATTTTGTCAAGAAATATAAAATTAATCTGAATCTCCACTTCTTGCTGGAGATACTCTTAAAGAAAATCTATTTCTTTCTTCTCTTTCTTTGTCTATAACTATTATTAGAACACCATTTTTTGAATTAATTTTTACACTATCGCGACTTGTAACACTAATAGGAATTATTATTTGTCTTTCAAAACGACCATATATTATTTCATTTTTTACGAGAGTTGTTCTATCATTAAATGGTTTTTTTCTTTCTCCTTTAATAATAACCCTGTTATTAAAAAAGTCTACATCTATACTATTATTTTTTACTCCTGGAATATTAATGTATACTGTAATAGTAGTTGACGTTTCAGCAATATCTACGGCTGGTTGCCAAAAATCGTTCATATTTAAACCTTGAGATTGAAGAAATTCGCTTAATGCTCCTGTCACATTGCTTGATTGTTGTCCTTCCATTAAAGCAATTCCATTAGAAACTAATTGTTGTAACGACATCTTTAATAAAAATACTTGTGTCTTTTTAAGTCTATTTAAGTAAATTAGCTAAACGTTCAGAAAAAGGATCACGTTCAGTAACTTGAACAGATGTTTTTGGAGGTGAAGAATATACATCAAATATTTGATTTGAAGTTATTGGAGGAGAATCTTGAATTTTATTATTATTTTTCTTATATATGTAATGATAATAGTAAAAACCTCCTAAAATAATTATAATTATAATGCCAATAAAAAGCCAATTTGTTTTATCTTGTTTAGTTGGCGGTTTAAGAGGTGGTTTAAGAGATTGTGATGCTAAAGAATTTAAAGGAGGTACATTTGCTTTAATTTCTTTTTTATCAATTACAACTTCTACTTGACATGGTTTATCTGCTTTTAAGCATAAATAATAATTTTCATATACATTTTTATCAGCTACAATATTTGCAGAAATAATGCCTTCATTAGCACGTTGAAAATCCAAATTAGTGTTATTATCTAAAGTTGATTGATCAACTACAATTGCATCAAATGGAGAATTATCTAAACTTTTTGCACTAAATGTAATATCAAAATTAATTGACCCACCATTTAAATCTAACAATTGTTTTCCTTTTGTCAAAAATAAAGTTTTTGTTACTGACATTTTTATCTTTACATAAGTATTCTTTTTAAACCGTTGATTAAAATAAAAACTTTAAATATTTTAATAATAATAATAATATTATAAAGATGAGTAATTTTGGACAAAATTTATTAACTGTTGGAGCTAATGTTGGAAGATTTGAATCTAAAAGAAGATTATTTAACGCATATCTGTTTGGTGGGTTTTTTATTATAATAGGTTGTGTGTTCGCATATCTTTCTTTTATACCAACTTTACCAATTGGTTGTTATAACAGCAGTGAGCAAAACAGTGTAAATACATTATGTAGTAGTCCTATCAAAGATCAAAAGGCTTGTGATAATGCTACAAATAATTTAGAACAAAAGAAAAAAAAATGTACAGTAAAAACTAATCATCGTTCATTTTTACTAATAAGTTTTGTGATGATAGCTTTTGCAATAATTAGTATAATTTATTCAAGAAATCGTGATAAAATGCTTCAAACTAACTTAAAGGCTATTGCTGAAGCAGCTAAATCAGATACAGTACCTACTATAGCACGTGTTTTGTAAAATAACGTAATCTGTATCTTGAATATTTTTTTCGCATATTATAGGTGAAAAAGAATAAGGTTTTGCTTTTATCAAACCAAACTCATTCCATATAGATTTGAACGGATAATAAATGATTCCAAATATTTTTTGCATTCTTGTATAATCTTTTGTTTCTTTAAAAGAAATTGAAATTCAAAATTTAGTCTATTGTAGAAAAATATTATCAAATTCAAATTAAGTAAGAATTTATTTTTAATTCAAAATAAATTATTGTTAATATGAAAAACATCACTCAGCCATTATTTTCTTATATCCCCCAGATGACGATTATAAAGATTATTTTAAAATTGAATTAAAAGATGAAAAAGATGAAATGTTTTTAAGATGTATCTCTGTATGACAAAAATTACTAAAATTAAAAATAATAAATCAGAAATTGTTCATGGACGAGCTCTCTCAAAACACAGAGCACAACGTTGTGTAGATATGAAATTTTATCAAACAGGTTGTAAAATTACATCATGGGTTGCTAGAGCAGATAAACCACATAAATGCGATGTTAAATTTTGTAATTTATATCGCATTTACTTGAAAAATAATTTTTGGGAAATTGGTGTTAAAGGTTTGTTGTATTATGAATGTATAAAAGTTTTAAAAAAGCTTATACCTGATGATATTGTCTTGTACATATTGAATCTTTCTTTTTCTAAACAAAACAATCTGGTTTACCCGAAGTCTGGCATATCCATCTAGCAAAAACAAAGAAAAAATCAGATACACGATTCATATAAGTAAAAATAATTATCGGTATATCAGTAACGTTTTGATTTTTTAACTCTATTAAAAATCTTTCTACTTTTCTAGCTTGTGTACGACATAAATGTGCAAGTGCATCTGGAGCTGTGACACCAGGTAAAATAAATTTTGTTAATTTTGGGTTTGTTTTTTCCATTTCATCAATGTTTTTTTCCAATTCTGTTACCAGATCTTCCGAAAGTTCTGGTAACTTTCTGTTTGTTTTATCAATAGTAGCTATGTGAGAATTAAAATCTTGAAGCGTTCGCTGAATTTTTCTCAAAATAAAAGTATCTGGTAATTGTGCACACAAAAGTCCTATTCTTGCTGAAAATTCATCAATCTCTCCTAAAACTTGAAAAGCAATTGAAGATTTCAATGCTCTACTTCCATCATATAAAGATGTTTGACCTCCGTCGCCTGTTTTAGTATAAATCTTCATGTAATTATCTAATTATTTAATTATAAATGTTTAAATCAAGTAATTAGATATTTTTTAGTGTAATACATCAAATATTTAAAATTTATTTATATTTTAAATAATAAAAAACGATGTTTCCATTTTCACACAATACCTTAATGTTATTAAACATTATTTTGGCATTAATTCATATTGTTCTATCATGTTTGGTCTTTTATTTATATTATAAAAAGGCAAAAGTGCCTTCATACGCATTCCCAGTATTTTTTGTAATATCAATCATTGCATGTGTTTTAATCCTTTTATATTCTTATGATTGTAAAAACAGGTTTGGTCATGTAAATTAAATTTAAAATAATTAAATGTATAATAAAAATGCAGAGTTCTTCTTATAACAATTGATAAGACTGGAGAGGATAGAAATCGTTTCTCTGTTAGATTACCAGTCACAAGAATTACCTCTAAATTAAAAGTAAATATAAATAATACAAAGTATTATTTTATTACTTATAGCAGAATTCTGTTTCTCATACCGTCTGTCACCTGTTTCTTTTATGTTTGTGAGGACATACAGGAAGGCTTTTTATAAGCTTCATGAAAAGTTGGTTATGGAGCTTCGATCTCAACCGAAACGGATGTATTGGGACTGGTTTTATGACCGAAGTAGGGCTTGATCAAATCGTCACTAAGCGTTATAACATCTATAACGAAGTCGTCTGACGGGCTCAAGAATTTAGCTGTTATGTTGATCTTATAACCGAGCCGACTAGCCACATCTAGTGCCGAACTTTGTGTAATGACTTGGTCGCCAGCACTCTGACGGATGCGATTAATGATTTCCACGACATCTTTACGGAGAACATTTACGCGACGAATGGTCTATTCTTTTACAGCTTTGTCAACGGTATAAAAATTTGGCGCTCTGGTACTTTTCGATGGTTCTATAGGGTTTGTATCTCCTATCTTTCGTTTAAGATGATTAACAGACACATATTCTAATAAATCAGTCGGAACAACTGGTTGTTCAAATATACTATAATTAACAGACACATATTTTAATAAATCAGTCGGAACAACTGGTTGTTCAAATATATTAAATTCAGGTATAGTTTTAGTATCAAAATGAAACACTGAATTGAATGAATTAAATTCATCCTGTAAACCAGAATAATCAGAATTAACTTCGTGGTCTTTTTCACCGTACGGGTATTTACTAAAAAATGGTTGTGTAATACCAGATATCATTACACAATTTGTCATATCTGACTTAGGTTTTTCTAAATCACCTGCACTTTCTACTTGTCTAAATCCGAGATATTTTAGAAATTTTCGATATCTTTGAGAGTGCAAATTGCCTGCATATATAATAATATTATGCGCTTTTGCTGGTTCGTCGGTTGTTCTAGGCTTACTATCAATGTTAAATTTTTTAAATACACGTGCCAAAAGGTATGCATCTATTATAAGACAATTAAAATGTAAAGTTCCTATAATAAAAATATTATATATTGATTCTTTAATAGATTTAATATCTGTATATCTAATAACTACAGATCCGATATTAAAATAGTTATCTATCATATAATTAACTTTTAAAACATTATCTGAATGTGTTGATAATCCTTCATAACCTTTATCAAGTAAATCATCCAATTCCTTTTTAATAAATCTATTTAGTAATGGTTTTACATCATCATCCATCACATCCATTTCTTTTTTAAGTATTGTAGAATTATATATTTGATCATACCAAAATTTTTTATGGTTTAATTTTGTGTTTGGTTCATTGTTAGAAAAATTTTTAAAAAATTCAAAAAAATGATTCCATCTCTTAACAAATTTATTTATTTTATCTAGAAATAATCTATTATGTACAACATCCTCATGTTTATGATATTCATATTCTATATTAATATTCTTTAAAAATTTTTGAATATCGTATTCAAATAAGGATGCTGAATTCGTTCCACCCTTAACTTCACCTTGTCTGATATCAAAAAAATGCATTCTTGAACTGTTACAAGAAGATGCATTTTCAGGAGCGGTACGTTCTGGTCCTATACATTTCTTAAATAAGCTTCTTAAAATATTAATACGCGACTTACTGTAACTATATTCTGGATATCCATGTGGTATTATATAAGCCGACATTTCAAGATAAAAATCGGTGAAAGCAATCTGATTTTTAATATGGTCCAATAAAAAATTTTCAATGTTAGTAGTTTTTATACCTTTTGGAAGATTTATAGGACAATCTACCTTTTCATCATGCATTTCACCCCAAATGTATACTGCCTTTTTGTAATTAGTACTCCAATGATATGTAATATTGTGTGGGCCTCCAACAAAATGAACTTTGGACGGGTCTATTTTGAATGGGTCTAGGTTTAGTTTTAGTTTTTCTTGTTTTTCGCTTAGTTGTTGTTTATTACGAATAAGTGATGCAAGTACTTCTCTTTTTCTTCCATTACTCATATCATTTTCACTACTACATTTTAATGCTTCTTTCATTAAAGCATGTTTTAAACTTGGATCAAAATAATCAATTATTGAAGTATTGTAAGTTTCTATTAATATATTGCACATATGTTCAGCTTCAGCATCTGTTGCAGTTTTTTGTTGCGTGTATTCGGCTTCCATAATTAAGCTATTTATACTAAAAAAGATTTTTAAAAATATTGAAAAAAATAATGTAACTATATTAAAAATAAAGTTATATAACTTTATTTTTTTATGAATTAATTAGAACTACCAAAACCTTTTACACCTCTTTCTGTATCTTCTAATGAATCAACTTCAACATCTTCCATCAAAATTAACCTTCTTGGAATAAGTTGGACGAGTTTGCATGGAAGTTCTAAATCCAATGCATCACAATCTATTTTTACTAACGCAACGATAACTGATCCAATATAACTGGAATCTATAATACCAATATTATTCGCAATCATCCAACCGGTTTTAGAAATAGAACTTCTTCCAACTAAATCAAAATAATAACCGTTTTCGGGTTGGACTTGTATACCTGTGTCAAAATAGTGAACACCTGCTTGAACTTTAATCTTCTTTACTAGATGCAAATCAAAACCCGAATCTGAAAATCTATTTTTTGTTGGTTTTGGAGCTCTTGGGATAGTTCTAGACCATTTAAACATAGGTAAACGATTCGTTAAAGAATTACAATTAGCAATTTGAATAAATAAATTATAGTTTGCAATACTGTATATAGTAGCAACTTTGTATAATTTTGCTAGAAAATCAAGAGCATTTACTCCAGACCATTCACAACTATTATTATTAAGATATGCCTTAACACTGCAAAAATCCTTTATTTCTTCTAAAAATTGCTTATCACCACTTTTAATAATACATTTTGGGTATCCATTTTCTATTTGGGAAATGCAACCTGTATTATCAAAGAATCCTCTTAAAAAATCCCATTTTAACTCATCTTCAATTGAGTGTGGAAAATGTTTTTTAATATTTTTGATTATAGAAATTTCAGACTCTTTAACATCTTCAAGTTTTTCAATATTTTTAAGATCTTTTTTACCAAATTCTAATAGATTTTCCGAATTATTAATTGCAAAAATATATCCCAAAATGTAAGCTTTTATTTCAGAATCAATATATGATAGATCACTATTTGAATCTTGTGGCATTTTTATTTAATTTTTGAATCTTTAAAATTTAATTAATTTTAATTTTCCAGAGTTAAAAACAAAAAAATAAATAATACAACATGCTTGTAAAGAAAGAAATACTTTTTCCTGTCTTTCTTGAGTGCTGTCAATATGCTGACGATACTTTTTGGGAAAACATTTTTGAAGATTTAGCTTACGGAAAAGCTCCTTACGGTACATACATTTCTAAAGAATTTCTTTGTTGTGGCTATAAAAAAAAAGAATTTAGCTATAAAATTGAAAAAAAACCAGCTGAAATGATCTATCAAGAAGTTTATTCTTTATTAACTAAAAGATTAGGTCTTCTTTCGTATCGTGAAAAAGTAAAAAAGAAAAAAATTTTTACAGATCTAGAAGATAGTATAAAAGATACAAGAAAAAAATGGGTTGACATTAAAAAAAAAAATATGAAAGAACTTTTGATAGAATTATACGTTACTAGAATGAAAAATAAACACCAATTGTCTATCAAACAAGCTAAATACCTTATTTCTATTATTTTATTAGCGATGGTATTTAAAGTAATTACATCAGCTAATATAAATTATAGTGATGGACGTATAATTAGTATTGATGGAATCGACTTTTCTAAAAAACAAGTAATAATAAAAAAGAATTTGTATTCATTAGAAGTTAATTTTTCTCCTCACATTGTATTAGATAAAAAAGTAATGTCAGATAATTGGGAAAAATTTTTAGAAAATTTACGTAAAATTTCTGAAAAATAACTTAATCTTTAATATTACAAAATGAGTTCGGACGATGATGAAAATGAAATAGGATCTTTAGATGATTACAGTGGCGATGATAAAGAGATGCAAGCAGAGGTGCATGCATTTGATCGTGTTGGTTTTAATGAGTTTGATTTTGTTGGAAATATTCCTAAAACTCGTTTAGAACATGCGATGCAAGACCCTATTGAAAAATTTAAGCAATATGTAAAAGCTATTTCACATAATCTTAAATCTAAAAAGGTAATTATTACAAATAATCAAATTCAAGAAATGCTTGATAGTGCGGATGAATTAAAAAATGTTGAACATAAAAATCCAACCGCATACATTCTTGGATTTTTAGCTAATAAAATGGAAATTGATTCTGGTGATCGTCTTGAATACGTAATACAAAAAGTTTTAATACATGCTGATGAAGAAGCATCTGTACAAGCACATGATGTAATAAGATACACTAGATTATGGGAAAATATATTGTCTAAAAAACATATATAGTTTAAAACACATAATTTAAATATCAAAAATGACTCCAAAAGAATTAAAAAATGATAAAGAGTATAAATTTTTAGGTAAAAAAATTACTTGGTCTATTATTAACAATGATGTGTTTTTAGAAGTTGAAATAGACTGTGAAAAATACAATGAAAGTGGTGTAACACTTCCACCAGAAGAATTAGGAAGATGTACAAACTGGCATTTTGAACTTTTAGATGATTCTATTACAAAATCTATGTTTGTATGTAGTTGGGATCTTCGTCGTGTTAAAGACAAACTTAAACTTATTGACTCTATTAATGAAAAAATATGTGTTTTTGCTATAAAAGATTGAAAAAACAAAAATGATTTTTTATAAAAAGCTTCTTTTTATAAACAAAAATGGCTGAAATAATTGTTGCTATGAATGAAAAAGGTGGTATTGGTTTTAAAAATCGTCTTCCTTGGAAATGCAAAAAAGAATTGGCAATTTTTAAACAAAAAACATTAGGTAAAACTATTGTAGTTGGTAGAAAAACAGCAGAGTGTCTTCCTAGGTTAGAAGACAGAAAAGTTATATGTTTAACTCGTAATCCGAATAATTTGTATACTTTATTATGGAATAATGATGTTTTACTTAAAAATAATTTAGATGATATTGATTACTCGGGTGGTAATGTTATAATTGCTGGAGGTGAATCAATTTACGAATCTGCGTTTGCAAGACCTTTTTTTGTAAATAAAGTTCATATGTCTATTATAAAAGGAGAACATCTATTTGATACTTCATTTAAGATGGAATGGTTAAAAAATTTTGTTATTATTGAAAAAAATGAATTTGATGAATTTACACATTATGTTTTAATCAGAACGTCTGATGGTGAGCATCAATATTTAGATCTTCTAAAAAACATTCTCTTAACAGGAGAAAACCGTCTTTCACGAAATGCGGAAACTATTTCTATTTTTAAAAATGATATGAAATTTGATTTGAGAAATGGTTTTCCTCTTCTTACTACTAAAAAAATGTTTTTAAGAGGTATTATTGAAGAATTTTTATTTTTTCTTAGGGGAGATACGGATTCAACAATACTTTCAGAAAAAGGAATCCGTATTTGGGAAAAAAATACATCCGAAGAATTTATATCATCTTTAAGACTTCCTTATGCCAAAGGAGTTATGGGACCAATGTATGGTTATCAATGGAGATTTTATAATGCTGAATACACTCTTGCTAACGGAAGACCTACAAATAAACAAGGTATTAATAAAGAAGGTATTGATCAATTAGCCGATGTTCTAGATTTAATAAAAAATGATCCAACTTCTAGAAGAATTTTAATGACAACATACAATCCAGAACAGGCAAGTTTAGGTGTTTTATATCCATGTCATTCAATTACTATTCAATTTTATGTACAAAATGAATTTTTGGATATGTTTTGTTACAATAGATCACAAGATTTTTTTCTTGGAGTTCCGTTTAATATAGCTTCGTCATCTCTTTTGCTTATGATTGTTGCTAAATTAACTAATAAAACACCACGATTTTTTTATATTACAATGGGTGATTCACATATATATTCTGAACATATATCTCAAGTAGAAATGCAAATAAAACGTATTCCGTTTGCTTTTCCTACTTTACAAATTCCAGATATTAAAGAGTTAAAAGATATTGATTTATTAACTGCAAAAGATTTTATCTTGAGTGATTACACATTTCATTCACAAATTCATGCTGAAATGATCGCGTAAATTTATTTGTAACATAAAAATGTTACAAATACTTAATTTTATTTAATGTTAAATTATACTAAATGGAACAACAATTTTGTTTAAAAAATGTTGCAGATATGATAATTGAAACATATGATCCCAAAATATTAGACAATCCTATGATTACAACAAAAGAGTTGAAACAAGCATTTTATAAACTTGCTGAAACAGAAAACGCTTTAGGTGGACCAAGAAAAGTTCTTGCTGAGCTTATTTCCAATCATAAAAATGGTGTAAAAAAGCCTATTCCTGAATTTATCGCTGGACCATTTACTCTCACTTGTCATTTCAGCAACGAATATAAAAAAATGATATATATTTTTGGAGAATATCATACATATGAAACAGACTGTGGTAACTTATCTACTAACAAAATGTTAGTTGAAGATTTTATATATGAACTTATTGACAAAACAGACGTTTTTATAGATATTTTTTTAGAAATTAACGCTATGAAAAGAAAAGCAAAAGAATATAATTCTTATGATGGTATTAGTAATAGCAGAAGCATATCCGAATTGTTTACTAATTTACAAAAATGTATACAATATAATACAAGGCATGATAATGAGTGTCGTTTGTCTAGAGTTAATTATTTTGATATTAGAAAAATAAATGATAATTCATATAATATTTTTTATGAATATATTTCTGATGTTTATCATAAACATGCGAGACACCTTAATGATATAAATAAACTTGTAAAGTCTTACAATAAAGGTGAGATATCAGAAGAACTATACGATCAGCTTAAACAAACAAAAATTAAAGAAACATTTGACGAAATAAAACATATTATTGACTTAAACAACAAAAGGTCTAATTTTTTTTATCATCTTAAAAATGATAACGTAGAAAATTTTTGGTTGGACCGAATGTATAATAATGAATATGTTATTCACGAACTAAAAAAAATTACAGACGAAGAATTACATGAAAAAATCACGGATTTTTTTGAACAAAGCATTCGTACCTTTGTATATTCTAATAAAGAAAATTGGAATGACAATATAGATATTGTAATAGACGCAAAAACTAATATGAATGATTATTTAAATTCTGTTAAATTTATTTTTGATCCATGTATGCGTTTATTATCTCACATTGCTGATATGTACACTATTTGTCGTATGTTCAAAGATTTTGATCTTGAAAAAAAACCGTACGAAGGAGCTGATTATAAAGATCAACCTAAAAGAGCTAATAATATAATAATATATGCAGGAGATGCACATTCTATATTTTATCGTGCATTTTTAGATAAAATGCAGTTTGAGAAGATCAGTGCAAAATCTCAATCGCAAACTTGTATAGACGTAAGAAATTTTCCATTACCTTTTTTTAGTATGAGTGCCATAGATAAGTATTATATTGAAAGAAAGGAGAAAGCAATTCTCAAACAACTAGAAAATGATCAAAAACAGATTATTGAATTATATGAGGCAGATACTATTACCAAAAAAGATGTTATTAAAAGTTTAAACAGTTTACTTGGTGAATATCGCTATTATCTGCATATTGAAAAGTTAACAATAAACACAAGCCGTAACAAATTAGCTCGTCAGTTTCGAGATTTGAGAAAGAAACTCGCAGAGTTAGAAGGAAAACAGTTCATAAGTTCGTTTGAATTTTAGCAAACAAAAAATACTAGATAATCTAAGTGATTTTAATTTATTATAATCTGAATGATAACTTTATTAATTTTTATTAATTTTATTATAAACTTTAATAAATAAATGATAAAATCTAGATTATATTTTATTATTTTTGTATTTATTATATTTATCTATTTCATTTACAAAAGCATTACAGATGAAGATCCACAAATATTGAAAGATGAGTTTATGATGAAAAAGCCATTATCGTCAAAAGGTCCAATAAAAAGTAACTACTCAAAATGCCATACAGAATCAATTTCATCATACAAAAAATTGATTAGATACATGAAAGAGAGTTCAGAAATTCTATGGATTCGTAATGGGTCACATTCACAATCTAAAAAATCTGATCTTGATATTGTAGCTGATAATTTAAATTTTTTGAATACACCATTAATTTTAATTACTACAGATGGAGATCGTTCTGTTCCTTCATCTTATAAAACTTCTACAGTAAAAAAGTTGCTTGAGTCTCCAAAAATTAAATTGTGGTTTACACAAAATTATGATGGAAGCATAAAACATCAAAAATTAAAACACATCCCTATAGGATTTGATTTACATACTCAAAAATTGCTTGTAGGAAATTCTATAGATGATAAAATTTCATTTATCACTTCTCAAAGTTCCAAACCTAAAATTCGCAAAGTTCTATGTGATGCACACCTCACAATATCGCATCCTGAACTCAGTAAAATGATAAAAACAATAAAAAATAATAAAGATATTGTTTTTATAAATGAAAGAAAACCATTTGTTGAGATAATTGAATTATATGGCAGACACGAATTTATAATATCTCCACGTGGAAATGGTATTGATTGTCACAGAACATGGGAAGCTATATTAGCTGGATGTATAGTCATTACTCGTACATCTACATTAGATGAAATGTTTATTAGTAATAAATTACCAGTTGTAATAATCCAAGAGTGGAGTGAATTAAACAATGACTTGCCACAAAAATTAGAGAAATGGAGTCGTGAATATTCACATCTAACATCTTCTCAAATAGTTATACCAAAACTTTTATTTGGTTATTGGTTAAATTATTATAAACTTTAACTTGTTTAGATTTTTCTTAATTGTCTTAAAAAATAAATGTTAGTAAATAAACATTATGAAATGTCAAGATTGGGAAAACATAACTTTTAAAAAACCTACAGTCCAGGAAAAACGTCCACCAAATCCAGCAGGACATACAAAATTTCTTGCACTTGATAGCGATGATCCTCCTGCACCAGAAAAACCAAAAATTTCAATTTGTATAGAAATACAAAAAGCTAGACAACTTAAAAAATGGTCGCAAAAAGATTTAGCTTTTAATCTTAATATGTCACCAATTGTAATAGCAAATTATGAATCTGGAAAAGAAATTCCAAATCGTCAAGTTTTAAGTATAATTGGTAAAAAATTAGGAGTAAAATTTTTGTAAATTATTTTTAAAATTTTTATTAATGTATAATAATAAAAATGCCTAAAGAAGAAATCTATTGTTTACGATGCAAATGCAAAAAAAAAATAGATGCAAAAAATATTAGAGGGGTTGTTAAATTCAAAAATGGTAGATTCGCTTTAAGTGCTATATGTAGTGATAGTACTTGTGGAATGAAATTATACAGAATTTTTAGCGATAAAGATAAAAAAATGATGGAAGAAAAATATGGAAAGTGCAAAAAATAAATTTATATAATATATTATTACTTTTATTCTCAAGTAATAATAAATAAAATGAGGATCCTCACTAAAGACGAGAAATCTGCGTTGATTTTTCTTATATCATCAACTTTGGCTGCAACAGCTATATCTGCATATTTAGGTATAAATACACAAAGAAAGAACGAAAACATACTTTCTAACAAAATTCAAATTATTCATACTGGAGGAGAAATTGAAGAACAATTTAAAACAACTTATCAAAGTAAAATGGGAAAATATGATTTTTATTCTTATAAACCTTTAATGATATCTTCTGATATTGTGCCAAAAGATTGGAATATAATTGCTTCTGATATAGGAAATAAATATCATAGTTATGATGCTTTTGTAATAGTGTGCGGTTCAGATACATTAGTTTATACTGCATCCGCTTTATCATTTATGTTAGAAAATTTAAGTAAACCAATTATACTAACAAACGGTCTTGAAATTCAATCTGCTTTAAAATTGGCTTCAATGACAAAAATACCTGAAGTAATGGTTGCTTCAAATAAAAAACTTTTGCGTGCTTGTCGTACAATAAACAAATCACCAAATGATTTTACTTCTCCAAATTATCCATTTCTTACTTTAGAAAATTCTCTTCGTTTTCCAAAAGAACAACCACAAATAAAATTTATGAATCCAGAAATTAATGTTGTGGTAATAAAAGTTTTTCCTGGAATAGACTCAACATCTTTTCTTAATTTATTTGATAATAAAGTTGTAAATGGTATTGTTATGGAAATGTATGGTATGGGAACCGGTCCTACTTCAAAAAATTTTATCGATTCTATTAAAGAATTATCAAAAAAAGGTGTTATAATAGTAGCTGTATGTCAATTTGATGAATTATCAAAAAATGATGTTAATATAGATATTCGTCTTTTGGAAGCTGGAGTTTTGTCTGGATATGATATGACAACCGCTGCAGCATATGCAAAACTTTGTTTTCTTCTTGGAAATGTAGAAAATAAAAAATTAATTGGACAACTTATGGAAAAATCATTTCGAGGAGAAATGACAGTAAATTATCCTACTATACAATAAATGAGTTACTCTGTTTATCAAATAAACAAAACATCTCACAGAAGTAAAAAAGTCGGAAATTTAAGAAAACACACGGAAATGAATATTTGGATTAAATCGAATGGAGAAAAAGAATATGTATATGAAATTTGGAAAGATTTAGAATTACATTCAAGTTGGTGTTGGAAAGAAAAAAAGCAAAGATGGGGTAAAATGGCTACTCCAATAAAAAAAGAAATAATTGAAGAATCTTGGGGTTTTTTGTTTCAAAAAAAATAAAATTATAGTATCTATTTATTAAAAATGGATAAGCTGACAATGGCTTTTATAGTTTTTGCTTTAATTGTAGCTATTTCTTTGATTGTTGTCATAGTTGTAATTGTTTTAAATAATAGTGGTAGTACTACCGGAGGTAGTAGTAGTACCGGAGATACTAGTGGTACAGGAGATACTAGTGATACAGGTGGTACCGGAGATAGTACAGGAGATACTAGTGATACAGGTGGTACTACTGGTACAGGAGGTAATGGTACAGGAGGTAGTGGTACAGGAGGTACAAAAGGTACAGGAGGTACAAAAGGTACAGGAGGTAGTGGTACAGGAGGTAGTGGTACAGGAGGTAGTGGTACAGGAGGTAGTGGTACAGAAGGTACAAAAGGTACAGGAGGTACAAAAGGTACCGGAGGTAGTACAGGAGGTGATAAAAACAATAATTTAAATGACCAACCGGATGGTTCTATTAATATTGTAAATAATACGAGTGAAAATCCTTTGCATGTCTTTTTACAACTAAATATTTTTGAAGATCCTTCTAAACAATGGAAAAAAATTGGTGGACATGAAAAAGCGTTGCGTTTTAATCCGGTAAATTGGGGAATGAATGAATACAAAACAATTCCGTCTTCTGGATTGGCGTGGAATCCATTAGGATCCAAAGTTGCAGTTGAAGTAGTTATACCAAAAGGAGGTAATATTTTACTTCAAATACCAGAAAAAGTAAAACCAACAAACGTTGCTTGGATTATTATGGCTATCAAAATGTTAAAAGATTCTTGGGAACAAACAGTACCAAGACCTCATAAACCAGGTGAATCCGACAGACCAGTTAATGTTGCATATCAACAATCCATTTTAATTGAAGGGGGTAGAGATATGGTTGCTGATTCTAGTGCGGTTGATGGAATTAATTACAGAATGGAATATCTTTTAACAACTCCAAATCAAAAAACGGAAAAAATGATAATTAATGAAAATCCATGTTCTAATTTAAATAAAGATATCTATTCAAAAGGTCTTACAGTAGGATGTATAAACCCGGCAAAAGTTGATTGTTCCAAAGCTTGTACAGGAAAACCAGCAGGTACTTGCAACCTTGATTCGGCTGATTGCAAATCATATTGCACTGCTGGTAATCAAGTATGTGCATTTAACGAATGCTCAAAAATTTTGTTTGATTTTAGTTCTCCAGAAAATACAAATTTATATAACAAATACAATACTCAAAAAATGCCAAAAGGTTCTGGTTGCGATAAAGGTAATAGTATTGATCCTGAAAATGGAAATAAACAAAATCACCCACCTGTTAAAACTTTTATTAATAATTCAAACAATTTAATTAAAGGATCACCTCTTGATACTTTTTGTAAACAAATTCAAAAAAATGGAGGTGATTTTACTCCTTATTGTTATGATTACAATGACACATCTTCTTCTCCAATCCTTTCATCTCCTTATAAAATAAGATTAACTTATATGGACTTGTAAAATGACTTTAATTAACAATTTGTAAGAAATATTCTTACAAATGAATATATACTTTTAGTTTTTGTATTAATAATTTGTATTAATAATTTGAACTACTAGATGAATTAGAGGTAATGTTAAGAGACAAATTTGAAAATCCCGTATTATAATAATTGTCAGCAACAATATCTAATTTATTTGTATTTGGTAAAATGTTTTTATTTAATGTAATAACACTATCAACTATAGTTGCTCCTACATTTGGATTTCCTGCTACACCGTTACCACAACTACCAGTAGGAGAAGTATTCGTAGTATTAGGTTCATCAAAAATAGTTTTATCTAATCCATTCCAATTAATACCATCACTAGAATGGGCAATCGTATGATCAGTTCCTTGACCAACCGCAACCCACCTTATTCCATTCCAGGCTATATCAACACCATATTCTGAAAAAATACTTTTGCTTGAACCAGTCGGGCCTGTAGCGGGAGCCCAATTAATACCATCACTAGAATATGCAATTGAATGACCTCCTCCTGACGGCCCTGTTCCTGAACCAACAGCAACAAATTGTTTTCCATTCCAGTCTACACCAAGACCATGGTATGAAAAAATAGTTGTAGTTGAACCATTCGTTCCAGTAGCACCAGTCCATCCATTAACATCACTAGAATAAGCAATACTATGAGCATCTCCATCGCCAACAGCAACCCACACCTTTCCATTCCACGATATACCATGAGCAAAATTCTGAAAAATATCGGTGCTTGGTCCTCCAGCAGATGTTTTAGCACCAACCCAATTAATGCCATCACTTGAATATGCAATTGAATTTGTTCCTTGGCCAACTGCAATCCAGTTTGTTCCGTTCCATGCTATATCATTACAAAAGGTTGAAAAAATACTTTTACTGGCATTAGCACCTGTCCAATTAATACCATCATAAGAATATGCAATAGTATTATTTTTTCCGTAACCAACAGCAACCCACATTGTTCCATTCCACGCTACGCCAAGGCCACTACCATCAGTAGAAGAATCAAAAATAGTTTTACCTAAGCCAGTCCAATTAATACCATCATTAGAATATGCAATAGTATGATCCGTTCCTTCACCAACCGCAACCCACATTTTTCCATTCCACGCTACTGCCTTTCCAGAAGAAAAGATAGTTTTACCTAATCCAATCCAACTAATACCATCAGTAGAATATGCAATAGAATGTGTTTTTCCGTAACCAACAGCAATAGTAGGTTGTTGTATATATACAGAATTTGTATTAATATTTGAAGCGACACCTAAACCTTGAAGTGAAAAAATAGTTTTACCTAATCCAGTCCAATTAATACCATCACTAGAGTATGCAATAGTATTAATAGTTCCTGTACCAACAGCAACCCATCGTATTCCATTCCACGCTACTCCAACACCTCTAGTTGAAAAAATAGTTTTATTTAATCCATTCCAATTAATACCGTCACTAGAATATGCAATCGTATGTTCAGTTCCTTGACCAACCGCAACCCACCTTATTCCATTCCACGCAACACCAAGACCACTAGTTGAAAAAATACTATTACCTAACCCAGACCAATTAATACCATCACTAGAATATCCAATAGTATTATCTCCTGTTCCAACAGCAATCCACCTTATTCCATTCCACGCTACACCATTACCTTGAACTGAAAAAATACTTTTACCTATCCCAGACCAATTAATACCATCACTAGAGTAAGCAATAGAATGATTAGTTCCACTACCAACAGCAACCCACATTGTTCCATTCCACCCAATGTCAACACCCTCAATTGAAAAAATAGTTTCACCTAATCCAGTCCAAGTAATACCATCACTAGAGTATGCAATAGAATTAGTTCCTTGACCAACAGCAACCCACATTGTTCCATTCCACGCTACTCCACGACTAGTATCAAAAATAGTTGTACCTAATCCAGTCCAAGTAATACCATCGTAAGAATATGCAATACTATTAGTTCCTTGACCAACAGCAACCCATATCTTTCCATTCCATGATGCAATATTACCAATACCAAAAATTGTGTTACTTGAACCACTACTTCCTGTAGCACCAGTCCAACTAATACCATCATAAGAATATGCAATAGAATTGGTTCCTGAACCAACAGCAACGGATAAATTGGTTGGGAATGTAATAGTATGTTGACGTTGTGTATTAAAGGCTACACCATTACCAGTCGTAAAAATGTTAGTACTATTAGTAACACCAGTCCAAGTAATACCATCACTAGAGTAAGCAATTGAATTTGTTCCATTACCAACAGCAACCCACATTGTTCCATTCCACCCAATGTCAACACCCTCAATTGAAAAAATAGTTTCACCTAATCCAGTCCAAGTAATACCATCATAAGAATATGCAATTGAATTAGTTCCACTACCAACAGCAACCCACATTGTTCCATTCCACGATACTCCACGACCCTGGTATGTAAAAATAGTTGTACCTAATTCAAACCAAATATTACCATTGTAAGAATATGCAATAGAATTGTTTCCTTGTGAGCCTGATCCTGTTCCTTCTCCAACAGCAACCCACATTTTTCCATTCCATGCTATGTCAAAACCAGCTTTCATAAAAATGTCAGTACTTTCAGTAACACCAGTCCAATTAATACCATCACTAGAATATGCAATAGAATTATCTGCCGGCAATCCTGATGAATGTATTCCTTCTCCAACAGCAACCCATATTTTTCCATTCCACGCTACACCATTACCACCATAATCTGCAAAAATATTGTTACTATTAGTAGCACCACTCCAATCAATACCATTATAAGAATATGCAATTGAATTGGTTCCTTGACCAACAGCAACCCATATTTTTCCATTCCACGCTACACCATTACCTTTAACTGAAAAAATACTTTTACCTAATCCAATCCAAATAATACCATCGTAAGAATATGCAATTGTATTTGTTTCTCCTTTTCCAACAGCAACCCACATTTTTCCATTCCACGCTACACCAAGACCACTACCCATATCAAGAACAGAAGTATTATCAAAAATAGTATTACCTAATCCAGTCCAATTAATACCATCATTAGAATATGCAATAGTATTTTGTCCTCCTACTCCAACAGCAACCCATCGTGGAGGTATAGATGGTCCAAATGTGTAAACTTGTGATGTATTTGTAAAATTATCAAGCTGAGCATTTATATCACTTTGTTTAATTGTAGTTGTTAAGGTAGAACTAAAATTTATACTTTTTTTAGTATTTGAAAAGTCTGTTACTGGTATATTAATATTAGTAGATTGTCCATTAGATTTCCCAGGTCCTGTTGGACCCATTGGTCCTTGTGGTCCTTGTGGTCCTTCTCTATATAAAGTATTTACTACTTGAAAAGGTTGTTCTAACATCATTTATCTTATGATATTTTATTTATTTAATTTAATTTAATTAATTTAATTTAATAATCTAAAAAGATTAATTTATGATAAATTAATCTTCAATAACATTAGAAAAATGTATTAAGTGATTAAATTAATTTACATTTAATTAGATTCATTAGCAATAATATCAATAGAAAATTCTGAAAATCCTGTATTATAATAATTGTCCGCAACAATATCTAATTTATTTGTATTTTTATTTAATGTAATAACACTATCAACTATAGTTGCTCCTACATTTGGATTTCCTGCTACACCGTTACCAGAACTACCAGTAGGAGAAGTATTATTAGGTTCATCAAAAATAGTTTTACCTAATCCATTCCAATTAATACCATCACTAGAATAGGCAATCGTGTGATCAGTTCCTTGACCCACTGCAACCCATCTTATTCCATTCCAGGCTATATCAACACCATATTCTGAAAAAATACTTTTGCTTGAACCAGTTGGGCCTGTAGCGGGAGCCCAACTAACACCATCACTAGAATATGCAATTGAATGACCTCCTCCTGACGGCCCTGTTCCTGAACCAACAGCAACAAATTGTTTTCCATTCCAGGCTACACCAAGACCATGGTTTGAAAAAATAGTTGTAGTTGAACCATTCGTTCCTGTAGCACCAGTCCAACCAGTACCGTTACTAGAATAAGCAATACTATGAGCATCTCCATCGCCAACAGCAACCCACACTTTTCCATTCCAAGCCACACCATTAGCAAAATGCTGAAAAATATCGGTACTTGGTCCTCCAGCAGACGTTTTAGCACCAATCCAATTAATACCATCACTTGAATATGCAATAGAATCAATATTTCCTTTTCCAACAGCCATCCACGTCTCTCCATTCCACGCTAAACTATTACACAAAATTGTAAAAATACTGTTTCCCGACCCAGATTCAGTCCAAGTAATACCATCATAAGAATATGCAATTCTATTTTTTCCTTCTCCAACAGCAACCCACATTTTTCCATTCCATGCAACACCAAGACCACTATCAAAAATAGTTTTACCTAATCCAGTCCAATTAATACCATCACTAGAATATGCAATAGTATGATTAATTCCTTTTCCAACGGCAATCCACCTTGTTCCATTCCATGCTACACCACATCCCTCAGAAAAGATAGTTTTACCTAATCCAATCCAACTAATACCATCACTAGAATATGCAATAGAATGTGTTTTTCCGTAACCAACCGCAATAGTAGGTTGTTGTATATATACAGAATTTGTATTAATATTTGAAGCTACACCAAAACCCCTAACTGAAAAAATAGTGTTGCCTAATCCAATCCAAGTAATACCATCACTAGAATATGCAATAGTATTAGTTCCTATACCAACAGCAACCCACCTTGTTCCATTCCACGCTACTCCAAAACCTGAACTTGAAAAAATAGTTTGATCTAATCCAGTCCAAGTAATACCATTATAAGAATATGCAATTGAATGTGTTCCTTGTCCAACAGAAACCCACATTGTTCCATTCCACGCTACATCAAGACCAGTAACACTAAAAATACTGTTTCCAGATCCAGTCCAAGTAATACCATCGTAAGAATATGCAATTGAATTTGTTCCCCTACCAACAGCGACCCACATTGTTCCATTCCATGCAACACCTAAACCTAGAGCAGAAAAAATAGTTCTACCTAAACCAGTCCAAGTAATACCATCATAAGAATATGCAATAGTATTATTATTTCCACCAACAGCAACCCACATTTTTCCGTTCCATGCAACACCTAAACCGTTAAGTGAAAAAATAGTTCTACCTAAACCAGTCCAAGTAATACCATCATAAGAATATGCAATAGTATTATCTCCACTACCAACCGCAACCCACATTGTTCCATTCCACTCTACTCCACGACCCTCATATGTAAAAATAATGTTACCTAATCCAGTCCAAGTAATACCATCGTAAGAATATGCAATAGTATTTGTTCCTCCTGCTCCAACAGCAACCCATATCTTTCCATTCCACGATGCATTAATACCAATATCAAAAATTGTCTTAGTTGAACCACTAGTTCCTGTAGCACCAGTCCAACTAATACCATCAGTAGAGTATGCAATAGAATGATTACTTCCTTGTCCAACAGCAACGGATAAATTGGTTGGGAATGTAATAGTATGTGGGCGTTGTGTGTTAAAGGCGACACCATTACCAGTAATAAAAATATTAGTACTGTTAGTAATACCAGTCCAAGTAATACCATCACTAGAATATGCAATTGAATCATTAGTTCCGTAACCAACCGCAACCCACCTTGTTCCATTCCAGGCGACTCCTGCTCCATTATTTGTAAAAATACTGTTTCCAGATGCAGATCCAGTCCAAGTAATACCATCGTAAGAATATGCAAATGAATTAGTTCCTTGACCAACAGCAACCCACATTCTTCCATTCCACGATACGTCATAACCAATAGTACTAAAAATAGTTTTAGATGAACCATTAGTTCCTGTAGCACCAGTCCAACTAATAGCATCACTAGAATATACGATTGTATGTGTTCCACTACCAACAGCAACCCACATTGTTCCATTCCATGCTACTCCTCTTCCTGCTCCACTACTTGTAAAAATATTACTAGTTGGAGTCCAATTAATACCATCATTAGAATATGCAATAGAATTATTAGTTCCTTGACCAACAGCAACCCACATTTTTCCATTCCAGGCTACATCAAGAGCAGTATCAAAAATAATATTACCTAATCCAGTCCAAGTAATACCATCATAAGAATATGCAATTTTATTAGTTCCACTACCAACAGCAATCCACATTATTCCATTCCACGATACACCAGAACAACTTGAAAAAATAGTTTGACCTAAACCAGTCCAAGTAATACCATCGTAAGAATATGCAATAGTATTATCAGTTCCACTATTAGATCCACCAACAGCAACCCACATTGTTCCATTATATGCTATACCATAACAGTCTGAAAAAATACTATTACCTAATCCAGTCCAATTAATACCATCATTAGAATATGCAATAGTATTTTGTCCTCCTACTCCAACAGCAACAGCAACCCATCGTGGAGGTATAGATGGTCCAAATGTATAAACTTGTGATGTATTTGTAAAATTATCAAGTTGAGCATTTATATCACTTTGTTTAATTGTAGTTGTTAAGGTAGAACTAAAATTTATACTTTTTTTAGTATTTGAAAAGTCTGTTACTGGTATATTAATATTAAAATTACTAGATTTTTCAGGTCCTGTTGGACCCATTGGACCCATTGGACCCATTGGACCCATTGGACCTTGTAAAGTATTTACTAATTGAAAAGGCTGTTCTAATGTCATTTATCTTATGATATTTATTTATTTAATTAATTATTTAATTTAGAAAATTTTAATAAAAATATAGTTTTTATTGTGTATTGACAATAAAAATCATTTTAGATTACATTTTGTTTAGTTTTTCTCCATTAATTTTTGGTAAAAACTTTTCAGAACTATTTTGCCACTCAACTTTATAATTAAATTCACAATTGTGATCATGCATATGCAAATTACAATAAATATTTTTACATCTACATGTATGAACTTTAATCATAAGAGAATGAATTTTACTTTTACATAAGACACATTTAGTCATTTTTTTTATATTAAAATAATTTTATTTTTAGAATAAAATTTAAACACATTTTTACTCTAGAAAAGTAAGTTTAGGACTAAACAAATCAGTCAGTTCATTCAACAAATTACGTCGTACTTTATATCTGAACTTATATTGATTCAAAACAAATTCATTTACTCCAGGAAATGCAACAGATAATACTTGATCCAATGGATTTGCTAAAGCTTTCAAATAGTAAAAATAATCAATTTTTATAACAGATTTATGCTTTGCATAATATTCAGCACATTCTACTTTTTCATATTGTTTGGCTGTATGTCTTTCTGGATCAGTTATTAAATACTCTAAACGAGTTCCAGCATCTACTCTTTGTCCTCGTCGTTGCATACGCTGTGCTAGCTGTACTTGTGCTGGCAAAGAAAGAAGATAGTATTCTTCTTCATTTTCTGCACCTTTTTGCTTTAATTGTTCTTCTCTTTCAGTTGGATCTGAAGAAAGTATTTTAACAGTGTAATCACCAACTTTAGCTTTTCTAACACCTTTTTCATTTGTAAAAGATTCGGCCTGAAGGCCTCCCGAATTTCCTACAGCTTTAGTAACTACAAAATCTGAGTGTGGATTACAACCAGAAAACATTTTATTGATTTGTTCTAGTACCCAGTACAAAACTAGATCTCTATCTGTTTTATCCGCAATACGATTGATTACTCCTTCATATACTACTCTTACAAAATTACTATTATCACGCCTAGCTAACAAGACTCCTTTTTTACCAATACTATCTGAATACACTAATTTATTTCCTTTTTGTTCTACTTTCCTGTACATATACCTCTTTTTGGTCAAAATGAAAAAAAACGTGTAGACACAGCCTTCAAATTCTAATTTGATAGGAGGAGGAAACAACTTTGTCAATTCATCCGCAACAAATTCAGAATACTTCCATAATTCTTCATCCGTTTTATCTTTCATTAAAGGAAAATTAATGTAATTACTATCAGTGTCTCCATACACTAATTCTCCTCCAAATTTTTTAACAATTGTATCTGCTGTGATTTCAATATTTTTTCTACCCATATAAGTGGTACACATAGCTCCAGGCATAAAAGGAAGATAACCTCTCTTTACCCCCATCGCACCATACATACTATTAGCAGAAACTTTATATGCTAATTGACGTTTGTCTAATACATTAAGCAAACTATTCAAAGATTCAAGTTCTTTAGCGTTATCTCCGTCGCAAGTTTCTAAATGTCTAATCTTTTTCTTAACATTAACCATGTCAACAGTTCTCGTATGAGATCGGGCATCTAAAAGATTTTGAATAATAGTTGGTAATACACCACGAGGTTCTTTCAAAAACCTGTAATATCTTTTTGCACACATAGGAAATTTAGGTTTGCTTTTATTTAAATCTGAACGTTCTTTGACGTATGGTTTAAGATCATCTACAAAAGTTTTGATTTCATCACCTAATTCTTTTTTCCTAAGCTTGTCAGTTGTTTTATTTTTTCTTTCTCTCAATTTTTTAATTTTTTCATGTTCTTTTTCTATTAATTTAGACAATTCCATTTTTCTAATAACTTTAGGATCGTGTTCACAACCAATATGATCTTCCCACTGCATTATATGACATTTATTATCTGGAATATCTGATTCATCTGATACCCAAGTGTGATAATCAATATTGTAAGCAATAATGGTGGTTGGGTATAGAGAAGCAAAATCAAAAGGAACAACCTGATTATATTGACCTGGTATTGGTGGAAACACATGTGCACCTACGTAACGCTCTGCTTCTGATACTTGATAACCATCCTTTTCAACAACAATGTTTTCGTGCATACAATACTTATAAAGTTGACTATAAACTTTAATCTGTTGACCTTGAGTATACAATGTAAAAATAGGTACGCAACAAGTTTTTGCCATTTCTGTAAGGCTTGTCCACGTTTGTAGCTTATCCATAAGCATCACAGTTAACGCGCTATCTTGAACACAGTTATGCACTACTAAACCTTCTGCCATATATGAATGTGTGTCCTTAACTTCTATATCATACACTTGTTTTTTACCTACTTTTTTAATTCCGATAACATTCAAGGAAAATACAGGCTCTTCATCATAATTTCTTTTTTGATATAGAGAACTAGCACCAATCATTTCTATAAATTTACTAGCAGTAGGAATTTCATCTTCAAAATAAGTATTTGCAATCCTATAATACATAACCGCGACAGATGCTTTTAACGTTTTATAATACAAATATCTATATCCTATAGTTGTTACAAATGCTTCAAAACTTTCTTTTGATATAGTTAAAGTTCCAATAAATACTGATTGATCATCTGTATTTTTTTGATTAACTCTATAATGCGATGATATATTAAATTTTTTCAAACAATCAACAATAATATTCATATAATTTACAATATTTTTTTCAGAACTTCCATAGTTTTCTAGTCCTATTTCTGTAAATTTTTCTTTTGTTAAGGATGGATACGAACCACTTCCTCCAAATAATCCTCCTAAAAATTCTTTAATGGAATTTTGATTCCATAATGTCATGTCAGGAAGACCACATTCTATACAATTCGTTTTTCTAATCTTATCTGCTAATAATAAAGGAATAGTAATTATATAACAATGTCTATCTTTTTCAATAATTGGTAACACACCACATAGTGCTTCTATATCTTTTTCTAAAATACTCGCATCCATTAAACTATCAACAAATACCATACATTCGTTTTTTTCAATACACATATCGCTATCTGTAGTCCATAAATATCCTAGTATTCTGCATATAATCATATCTTTCGTATCAATACTAATGTTAGGTAAAATAGGACCCACTTTAACTTTTATACCAAGAGAATCTTCCGATTTGATCCATTCTCCTTTTTCATTGGCGATCAAATGATCTGGTGTACATGTTATTTTTCTACCATCTTCAAGTTCTAATTCAATACATTCTTGAACACCGTTATTAAAAAATTTAAGTTGTTCTGAAATTCCAATAGTATCTGTTTTTTCATTCCAAGAAAGAAGTTGGTTATTTCCATTTACCATTTGTTCAATTGAAATAGTACCATGAACTAAACTGATTTGAGTTCCTTCGCCGTAGCAATATTTACCTACTATTGAGATAGCCTTTCTTGCCATTTTACTGTATTCACCGTCTTTATTTTTTGTTACACCAATCCTATAACATTTGAATATTCCTTTTACGCTGAGTGGATCTTTTGTTTCTCCAATAAAGTGCTCTGCAATCGTTTTTAGCTTGTAATTGCTAAATTTGAAATCTCTCTTTACCAAAGGCAACAAATCAACATATACTCTACCTTCCGCATCAAGAAATTGAAATTCTTGATTCTTATATGCAGAAGATGACCATTTGATTGTTTTCTCTTTGGCATGTGCATATTTATGAAATCCTTGTTGATCAAAATTAAAAATACACATATTAAATTTGGCTCTATCAATCATGTAAGGAATATCAAAACCCAAAATGTTATAACCAACAATAATATTTGGATTTTCATCCCTAATAAATTGAGTAAAACCTGTTAAAAGATCAGACTCTGTATCATACATATAGATTAAGACGTCTTCACCGACAATATTTTGTTCTGGTTGTCCTAATGTAAGCAAATATTTTTCGTATTTATCTACTGATTCTCCATACCTTGAAATTACGCATGATATTTGAAATACTTTGTCACCTGGTTTGTGTGGATTAGGCATTGCTGATGGATTTGTAGAATTAACTTCAATATCAAATCCCATAATTTTTGGACAAGGAACTGTATTACTAATTATTGGAAATAAATTTTTCCATTTTACGTTATATTCTTTATCACAAAGAGTTAATTTTTCATCTTCGTGTTGAAGTTTACCGTGAAACTCTATCCATCCTGCTGTAGAAATTTGTCTGCAACAAGTGAGTTGCAAAATAGGATCAGCATCAGATTCATGCATTTTTAATTTAATAGATCCTATTCCAATAATGTTTAAAGAACTTCGTAATTTGTAACCAAGCGTTTTTATATCTTTTCTTGCGGAAAAAGAACAGAATAAAAAAGGAAAAAGTTTCATTGAACCATTTGATTCAATATGTGCTCCATATAATTTTTTTTTCATCATTAACATTTTTTTTAACGGTTTTTGTAAACCTAATAACTCATCTATTTTGTTTCCAACAAGTTGTGCATTTCCAGCATTCCATTTTATTTTATTTGGAAGTTCAACATACACATAAGGAGTAAAATTATCAACGCGAATACATACATTTGAATTATCTTCATCGATTCCATATATTCTTATAGAAGTAATTTCTTCTTGTTCATCATCTATATGCCAACTATAAGGAAAAAATTTGCCTGTTTCCATTTTATTTGTTGGTTTACTATTTTGTTTTTTAAAACCAATTTTAGTTTTAAAATTTATTTATATACAAAGATTTCCTAGTAAATTTTCTAAGTCATCTATTCCTCCTCCAACTTCTAAAACGCCTGCACCTAAATTTCCGGAATCAATACCACAGTGTGTAATATGCCACCCGTTTGATACGGCAGCTTCGCATCGCATTATTATTTCAGATTCTTTTGTTAATACACTTCCAGTATCTGTACCGTCCGTAATAATGAACAAATGATGTTCAATATTTTTTTCTGGATACCAATCATCTAGAATAACACCTATTGCATCATAAAGATACGTAAGACCAAATTCAGGTAATTGACTCATAGAAAAAGGTTTAGCCTTTGGAATATGGGTAGCTTTACACAAATACGTAAACTTATCACAAAACAACATTACAGAAAGATATACGTTTCTACCACCATCATTCATTTTTTTCAAGTTACATATAAATTTATTCAAACCTTTTATGATAGATTCGGAATTTTTTTTCATACTATAGCTAATATCAACTAGAACGATTGCATGTTGTTTCATTTATTTTATTTAATCACTATTCTTAAAATTGAAAAAATAAGATAAGATTAACTTAATTCTTTAATCTAAACACTTAAGACTCATTTAATTAAAATGGATAGGTGTGTAAAACGTAATCTGGATTGTATTGCCGTATCAGAGAACACTAGATATAAAAGACGAAAAGTTTCTAATATAACACCTGATTTACATATGGTTTCAGCAAGCCATTTATATAATTATATGATTAACGATTCTTTAGTAGATTGGTTAAAACTTGGAAATTGTCAAGGGAATCAAAAAACTTTTAAGAGTAATGATTCTTTTTGTGGTTTTACAGAATTTATTATGAATAAAGGTGTTGAATTTGAAAAGGAAATAATAAAATATATTCATGAAAACAAAATTCCTGTCGTAAATGTTTCTGAATACATTACTGAAGAATCGTTGAACAAAACTAAAAATCTTATGATGAGTGGAACTCCTCTTATACACTCTGCTCCTGTAAGAAATATTGTAAATGGCACACAAGGAGTTATTGATATTTTAATACGTAGCGATTTTTTAGATAAATTAATAGAAAAAAATTGTTTGACTACAGAAGAAATTACGACATCTGCCCCATTTCTTAAAAAGCCATATCATTATGTAGTAATTGATATTAAGTTTTCAACTCTACCTCTTAGAGCAGATGGAGTACACCTTTTAAATTCTGGAAGTTATCCAGCGTATAAAGCACAGTGTTTAGTGTACACTGAAGCGGTTGGTTTAATTCAAGGATTTACAGCTCCATATTCGTTTATTATGGGAAGAAGATGGAAATGTAATAAAAAAGGAGTTGAAAATTACAATCAAACATGTTTAAACAAATTAGGAAAAATTTCTTATAATTCTGTTGATTCAGATTATAAACAACGTACTAATGAAGCAATTCAATGGGTGAGAGATGTAAAAAATGTAGGACATACTTGGAGTATAAATCCTCCGTCCAGAATAGAATTATATCCAAATATGTGTGTTGATTCAGGAAAATGGAATTGTGAAAAAGAAAAAATATCTAATAATATAGGAGAAATTACAAACATATGGTATGTTGGTGTCAAACAAAGAAACATTGCGATTAAAAAAGGAATTAAAAGTTGGAAAGATCGTAGATGTTCTAGTCAAAAAATGAATATAAATGGAATTAGAGGATCAACAATTGACGCTATTTTAAATATTAATAGACAAACATTGGATAAAATTCGTCCATCTGTAATAAAAAGTACTTTATATAATTGGAAAACAAAAGATAATGAAATATACGTTGATTTTGAAACAATGAGTGATATTTTTTCTGATTTTTCTTTATTGCCTACCCAATCAAAAACAGATATAATTTTTATGATTGGTGTTGGATGGTGTGATGAAGGACAATGGAGATATAAAAACTTTACTTGTTCTAAACCAACACATGACGAAGAATACAGAATTATGAATGATTTTTGTCAATTTTTAGTTGATCGTGGTCAACCTAAAATATACTATTGGCACGCAGAGTCTAGTTTTTGGAACTCGGCAGAAACTAGACAATTTGATATTGCAAATGAAAACGGGGATACAAAAAAGAAAAATAATATATCAGATTCTTGGAAAATAAAAAATTGGGCTGATTTATGTAAACTTTTTCGTGAAGAACCAATAGTAATTAAAGATTGTTTTAAGTTTGGTTTGAAAGCTATAGCTGGAGCTATGAAAAAACATAATATGATTTCTACTTATAATAATAGCAATTGTGAAAATGGTGCGAATGCAATGATTAAAGCATGGAAAACCTATTCTGAATCTGAAAACCCAGAAAATTCAGATGTAATGAAAGATATTATTAAATATAATGAGTTTGATTGTAAAGTACTTTGGGAAATATTAACTTTTTTGCGGACAAATCATTAAATATATTTATATTTTTTATTAAATATATTTTGATTAAATAAATGATTGTTGATTTTATAAGCGCTGTCGTTCTTTTTTTAGTAACAACTATTGTAATTTATAATATTTTAAAATTACTAACTTCTACATCCAAACCTGAGAAAAAAGTTAATTTATGGAAAATATTGTTACAGTCTTCTCTAATTTCTGCAATATTTACAGTATTTATAACAATTATTTCTATTAAAGTTGAAAAAAAAATAAGTTTGAAATCAATAGAATAAATGTAAATCTTTACTTAGAGTAAAATGATAATAGAGATTGATAAAAAAAATCCAATATCAATGGCATATATAAGCATGATTATATCGTTTGTTATTTTTGTGTCAATATTATATTTATTTACACCAAGCTGGGTTCAAGTAGTAAACCAAATTACTGGAAAACTTTCAATATCTTGGACATTAATAATATCTTATTCAGTAACATTTTCATTAGTTTTTGCTATTTTTATATTTATGGTTGTTTTAAATCAACGAGAACATTCAGAATCTACAGGATATGAATTAGATTTCCATATAAGTCCAGGTGTATTTATAGAAAATTAAGAATATTATTGCTTCTCTTAAAATCAGTAATTTTTGAGATTAGTAAAATCTCAAAAGTATAAAAATTAAATAAAAAATATAAATAAAATGAATACAACTCAAAAAAGAATTTTATTATTTATATTTTTTTGTATTGGAACAAGATTATTTTTCGTGTACCTCTCAAAAAAATATACACAGTATCTTCCAATCATGGGAGTATTGGCATTACTCCCAGCGTCTGGCTTATTGTACTATTATTTTTCAGGTAAAAGGAAAACGGGTCCAGAAGTATTTGGAGATAAGATTTGGTGGAATAAGCTGAGGCCTATACATGCAACTTTATATATACTTTTTGCAATCAGTGCCATAATGAAGAAAAAATATGCATGGATATTTTTATTCATAGACGTTATTTTTGGCTTAAGTGCCTTTATTATTCAAAAAATAAATATTATTATATTACAAATGTAATGATTTCTTAAACTCGGAGATGGAGGAGAAAATAAAAAGATTTGTACTCATCCGAACTTTTTATGATAAATAATTATTTATAAAAAATAGACATTTTATTTATCATAAAAATATCAAGTGCTGTTTTATTAATGAATATAAACCCTTTATTATCTAAATATTCTATAATAGGAATACTTATATCATTATAATTATTTTCAAATCCAATAACATCAATAAATACTTTATCAAAATTAATTGATTTAATTACTTCAAATTCTGCGCCTTCAACATCAATAGACAAATAATTTATATGTGATACATTGTTTTCATCAAATATAGTTTCTAATTTTTTAGTATTTACTTTAATTACTTCTGTAGTTGAACCCATTTGTATATTTTCAGTTTGTATTCTGTATAAATGTCTTACATCAAAATTGTCTTTAATTCCTGAAAGCATTTCGGTATAACCTGTATTACACAAAAATTCGGTTTCTCCATCATTATTACAAACCGCACAATTTAAATTAATATTATTTGGTCTATTAATTACTAAATTATCAAACACTTTTTTAATCGGTTCAATATTAATTCCAGTCCAGTTATTATTTTTCTCAAAATAGAGTGTGTTATTAAAACATACTCCATCATGAGCACCTACATCTACATAAAATCCATTTTTATAACCTTTAAAAATATTATTTTCTAAATATGCATCCTGATTATCTTGTGAGTAAAACATTTCAAAATATTAAGTTATTTATACTAACATAAATCTATAAATAACTATTTTATATAATCATAAAAGAATAAGATGACCAAAAGAAAGATTTAATTGACAGAATACAATTAATGTCTGAAATGGCAGATCGTATGATACCTGATTTGTTTTATAAGACAGTTAGCATAATAAGATTGATTTATCTTTTTATATAAAAAGATAATCAAATAATCTTTACACATTTATAAATTGGTCCATAAAATCTTTTAATTCTAAAATTGTAACTCCCAATTCTAATGCTTTAGATGCTTTTCCAGAAAGCTCAGAAGAAAGAGAAGCAACAACCAATATAGAAGTTTGTTTAGAAACAGAAGTTACTACTTTACCACCTCTAGATATAATAGATTCTTCTAGTTTTTTATCGCGAAAGCCAGATAAAACTATCTTCATATTAAGTAAATTGTCATCTGCAATTTTTACTATTTCTTTTTTGAAAGTAGCAAATTTTTTAATATCAAGAATAAATTTTTGAGCTTCTTCAAGATTATCTACGATTTTTTTTGATGTTTTATGAGAAAATCCTTCAACTTTCAAGATACGTTCATATATATTTTCTTTTTTCATAGTTTTGAATGATTCCAATAATTCAGGAAAATCATTTAGAAGAGTTGTTATCTTTTTAGTACCCATTCCATAACCAAACACACCAGATGCACCCAACAATAAAGGTATAGGCAAATCTTTTAAGCCTTCCTGAATATTAGAAAAAGTACGTTGAGCCATTTTTTTTCCAAATCCAGGAACTTTTGCAAAATCATCTTCTGATGCAGCTATAATTTTAAGCAATGTATCAAATCCAGATTCATACATTTTTTGAACATTTTTTTCACCAACATGCTTAATGCCTAATTCTGCAAAAAAACTAGATATTCTTTTAACAGAACTAGTATCCGAATATTCGTCTGTTTCAATATCAACGTTTGATTCATTCCAAGTGTAAGGAATATCTGGCATATCAGGTTCTTCTGCTTTTTTGATAACGCTAACTATATAAGGAATTACATCTCCAGAACGAGTTATTTGGATTACTGCACCAGGACCAATACATTTTTCTACTATATATTTAGCGTTAAAACCAGTTGCCCATGTAATTGTTACACCTCCTAACTGTACAGGATCAATTTCAACTCTAGGTTTAAGAACTCCCCATTTGCTAACATTCCATTCAACACCTAATACATGTGCTTCAATCAAATTATCAGAAAATCGCATTTTAAAAGCAAACGCGTAACTTGGATTACCAAAAGTATTTCTTTCATAACTTACATTTGGTTGAACAATCAGACCATCTATCTCATACTTGGATTTCTTTTTTGATCTAATTAAGGCTTCCATCAAACTGTCAACGTTGAAATCGGTCACTACATTTCTATAAACCGTTTTAAAACCAAGTGAATCAAGATAATTTAGTTGTTCTAAAGAACCCGGACATATTTCTTCACTAACAACCTCATACGCTATAAACTCAACAAAATTAATACCTTCTTTCATACTTTTTGAACCAACAATACCAGCTACCATATTTCTTGGGTTTGCATACCAAACATTGTAATTTTCGTTAAAAACTTTTTCTTTCATTATAAGTTCTCCTCTGACAGAAATAGATTCTTTTACTTTCTTTGGAATATTTTTTATGTACTTTGCTAAATAAGAAATATCAGCTCCAACAATACCATCTCCTCTTGTGTAAATCTTTACATTTTCATTTTTTATAACTAAAAGACATGAAATTCCATCTAACTTGTCTTGAATAATATACTGCTTTGCTTTGTTGCAAGATACCCATTTTATCATAGCTTTTTCATCTTCCGGTTTGAATTTATTCATACTCCCAAGCCAAAAAGGAAGATTTACACGATTTTCATTTTCTCTAATGCGAGTTCCGGTTGGAATTACATAATTTGGATCCCGAATAGTTAGAATTTCTTTTATAGCATCATACTTCCAATCTTCTAAACCTGAAGATTTTCCTGTATTATAATATAAATCATCAGCATGTAACTTTAATTGGTGAAGAGTTGAAAGATCCTCAGATAAAATATATTTCTTAAAATCTTCATCTTCTACCAAATTTTGCATTTTTATTTTTCTTTTTGTAATTATAGATTAAAATCCAATTTTAAAAAAGTATATTTATCTCCAAAAAAGAATTAAAATAGCACAAGATACAAAAAAAGTACCACAACCAAAGTGTCTTGTATAATTTATGTGATTATTTGCTTTTTCTTCATTTACAAAAAGTTTTCTCGGTATATTTAAATAAGGAGATTCATGCTTTTTATTATAAACACTTTCTTGATACCCAAGATGAATTGTTTGTAACAATGCTAATAATATAATAATACTGACAAAAATCCATTGTCTAGCTGTCGTTTTTTCTTTATTACTAATAAAAAGAGATACTAAAACAGCGATGAATTTTAATAAATCTCCTACATGATCGTATATATCTCCAAATTTTGATACCATATTGTATTTTCTTGCAAGTTTGCCATCAACACAGTCAAGATAATAAGAAATAAGCCAAAAAATAGCAGCTAGCCAAAGTCTATTTTGCATAATTTGATATGCTGCAAGAAATCCGAAAATAATACTTAACGTGGTTACCATATTTGGAGTGAAACCAAGTTTGTAAAAGATATGCAAGTGCATATCAATAAATTTAAATATATGTATATCTATTGGACATTCGCAATGATCTTGTAATTTATTTACCATTTATTATAATTATTATAAAATTTATTCATATATGAATAAATTTATATGATTACAAACTTAAAATAGCCATTTCCCTTGTAAAAGTATCATTTTCTTCTATATTTTTTATTTCTCTAAATTTGTCTGTCAACTCGTTCATTGTGTTTGAACTAAGAGTAACAATATCTATATCTTTTTCTTTGGCTGTAACTATAATATCTGACAGTCTAGTACGTTCTTCTAAAACCAATAAAGATGATTTTTTTTATTTTATAAACTTTATACATTCTGTTATTGTATCTGAAAAAAGATTGATACTAGTTCCTTCTGGAAGTAAGAATCTTTCTCTGTTAGCCTGTTCTCTATAATCATTTAATTTACAAAATACAAGTGTTTCGACAATACTCATTTTTTCTTGATCTTGACATTTTTCATAGTATACAACTTCGTGTTCATCCGATTTGTTATATACAGACAAACGAGATGTTAGATTTGTTGCTTTACCTAGAATATAACGTCTCTCTTTCTTCATATTTGCAGTTGTCAGGATGTATATTACGTTTTCCTCGTCGTATTGAATTCTAAGTTGTTTCTTTACATATTTCTTAGTCATTACTTGTATTTTTAGTTGCTTATTTTTATTGTCTTGTTGTAATTCTCTGTAACTCTTGGTGTTGGTAATATCTACTTTACCAGTCATCATAACTTCCAGTACCCAAGAAGATACTTTAACATCAAATTGAGGTGATATCCACTGTGCTATATTAATTGCGACCTGAGGATGAACCCAAGTATGTCTGTTTCCATTTCCACCTGTATTTTGTGTAATTAATTCGACGGCGGGAATTCCAGCACTCGAAGATAACTCCTTAAGAAATGCCTTTGTTTTATCTAACCTATTCCAGTCGTTGAATTTCTTCTTACCAGCTGTGCATAGGTTGGTAACATCAATATACCCGTCTGAGTCTCTGCTTTCTATAATATAACCATTATCAAGCTCAAGAGGTACAAGTTCATATGGTTCGTCAATTAATTCTTCAGGAGTATCAATTTCTTCTTCAATTTCTACAATAGTTTCCCATGTATTACCAATATTATTAATATGATTCGTTGGTTTAGAAGCTAAAAGAAACATCTTTTCCTTATAATCATCTATCTGTCTATCTCTTTCTAAAATTTGAAGAAGAGCTGAATCCAAATCTTTTTTGTTTTGAATTTTTAAATTTTCTATTTGAAGAAGAGCTACACATAATTCTTTTTTAGTCACTTCCAAGACTTTTCTAAGTTCTTGAATATCAGGAGTATTCATTTTGCATATTTTTAAATGAGTATCTAATGTAAATTTAAGTGTAAAACTTGTTCCACAAAAAATACAAGAATGCTCTTCTGGTGCAGATTTATTTTGTTTGATTAAACAATATTTGGCTGTATTTTGATGTTTTTTTAAAGCACCAGCTGTTTTTAAAATTTGATTACAGTATTCACACTCCATTTATTATAGACTTTTTATGTCTTTAAAATGTTTTCCGTAAAAATTCTGGATTTTACGAAAAAATCCTGATTTTCCTGGAAAATTACGGAAAATTATAGAGCATTATACAGAAAAAGTATCAACTTTATTTTTATCACTCTCCATTTCACCAAAACACAAAAATTGAGAGAGTTGGGAGCTCGTATAGGATCTGGTTTCAATTCAAAAACTTTTTTCTCCTCCTCCGCCTTTTTTAAATTTTTGTGCAAAATCATTTTTGGAGTTCAAAAGAAAAATTTTTTATCGGAAAAAAGTCTAAATTTTTTATATTCAAAGTATCATTTTCTGCAAAAATGATTTTGGAGTTCAAAAGAAAAACTTTGGCGGAGGAGGAAAAATCTTTTTGTTTTCTAAATAATTTCAAAAATTCGTAGAAAATTATATTTGGATTATCTTTTTAAGAAAAAGTTTTGCTAACTTAATCTTCAACATCTTCACATTATTGAAATATTTACTTATAATAAAATGAAACCTTCAAGTATGTTTTTGACTTGTTTTGGAGAATGGAATGAAGACTCTCAAACATGGACTGATTTTGATGTAACAGACATGGCTAAATGTTGTACAAATGAATGTTTGAATCCTGTTAATTTTTGTTATGATTATTGTGAAAAAGATCGTAAAGATGCTTCTCCTATATTAAAATATAGATGTAAGCAAATGTGTGAAGATCAAAGAAATATCTGTTTAGATACATGTTCTTTAATTAGCAAACATGTTAGCAAAGAAGAGAATAATTATATTAAATGCGCGATTGATAATAATTGCGGATCTCATGGATTACAACCTAAAGTAGATTGTATATTAAAAAATAAACAAAAAATTTTTGATTGTTGTACCAAAACAACAATACCTTCTCCAGAAATAGATGCTGAGAAACATTGTAAATATTTAGAATCGGTATATTTAAATCCACCCCCTGTTTTAGTACAACCAGATAAAGATACACGATTATCATCTTTATCAGATTTTAAAAAATCACGTTTTGGTTTAAAATCAAAAAATCAAAATTTTAGTACAATTCTAATTATTTTGGTAATTATTTTTGGAATTACGTTTTTGTACAATAAAATTAAGAGTTAAAAAGATAAATTGATTTTTTTACGATACTTGTAAACTAAATTAAAACATGACATCTATCATAAAAAAACGAGTATATTTAGATCCACGATATTTAGACGAAAAAATTATGGATCATCTGTTGCAAAGAATTATTGAATTATATGTTGGTGAATGCACAAAAGAATATGGACATATTCTTTCTGTTAAAAAAATAATTGAAATTCTTCATAACGAAGACACTATTTTTACACTATTATTTGAAGCAGAAACATTAAAACCAGATGTTGGAAATGTTCTTGAAGGAACTGTTTGCATGCTATACAAGGATGGTATTTTTACACAAGTCTCAGAGAAACAAAAAATGTTGATTCCGAATCTTTCAATTAAAGGATATACATATGACGAAACATCTCAAACATATTCAAACGGTAAAAAGAAAATTAAAGAAGGTGACAAGATAAAAGCAGTTGTAACAGCTTCACAATACAATAAAAAAAACTTTAGTTGTATCGGATGTCTTGTTTAAAGACTAACAAAATAATAAAAAATGTCAGAATTTGAGGTTTTAACCGAATTTAAAAAACAACTAATACTTTTTTTTGATGAATTGATTACTCAATTTCCTTTAGAAGGAGATTTAGTAGTTATTAGATTGTTTTTTTCAAATCAAATACCTATTCAGAACGTTGTTAATACTTTTAATCATAAGATAAATACAAATGATCAAGAATTAAAAAAAATGGTAAAAGAACGTAATGAATCTTTCTTTTTGGAACATAATATTTTTGATAATTTAGGTAAAGAAAAAGTAATTCATTTCAAAAAATTATGGAGATCAGAGAGATTAGATAATGAAGATAAAGAAGTTATATGGAGATGGATAGATACCTTCATTTATTTAGGTGATAAACATTCTAAACTTGTTATGAATAAGTAAATTTTTATATTTAATATAAAAATTTTTAAATATCTCCTTTATTTAAAAGTAATTTAGTTGTAATAGTAAATGTCAAATCATAAAAGACCTGAAAAGATTGAAGGTTATGTACATCCTTCTGAACTTGGTACTTATTCACGAGAAGGAGTTTATAAAACATTTACAGAAGGTCAAAAAAAACAAGATGCTACAGGAAATACTTCTTTTTTAAAACAATATGCTACTTATGGACAAGAATGGGAAGGTGAAAAATGTCCAGAATGTAACGAAATTCCTATTAAAATTTGTCCATGTGCTTATAATGATAAGGAATGTAGTAAAGGACACAAATGGTATACAGATAGGGATGGAATAGCTAAAAAAGGAACACCACATTAAAATCAAGTCATCTTATACTATATTTAGTATAAGATATGTAATATTCTGGAATTTATTGCTTAGAAACAACACGCTTGACTTTGCGAACAACAGGTGCCTTTTTTGGTGAAAGTTGATTCTACTTAAAGATTTCTATTTACAATGTAAAATAGAAACTAAAATGACAACTGCCGGGCTGAAAAACGATCAGTTGCCAAATAATAAAGTTACAGTCTTTAAACCAGAAAATTCCAAATTAATACTTGTAGCTTCTGAAATGATATCCAAAGGTCTTGTGAAAACTTCTTTAGAGTTCGCAGAAAAATTTATGTTCACTTTTGACTCAAAAGAACAGTTTCCTATCAATATCGAAGTTTTAATCGAAATGAAAGTATATGACAGAAAAGATAATTGTAAAACTAAGCTAAATAAAAATTTTATTTTGGATACTGATTTTAAGGTTCAAAATCTTGCTCCTGAACTTTCAGGAGCAAGGAATTCAAAGGCTATGCAGGCTGGAAAAAACAAGGAAAATATTATGCTGACAGTTGACTGTTTCAAGTCAATGTGTATGCTAGCAAATAGTGAAACAGGAAAACAAGTCAAAAATTACTATCTTGATCTGGAAAAAATATTCAAAGAATATATACTCAGAGATATACAATCTCTTCAAAAAACAATAGAGACTGTTGTAAACGAGAATTTGAAAATCAAATCAACTTATTCTCACCTTGCTGAACTAAATGACAAACTCCGAATGAAGAGAAATTATCATAAATTTAAGAAAGGAAATTGCCTGTATATCATAACCGATAGATGGAGAGAAAAAGATTATCTTAAAATAGGCTACACAGATAACATAAACACACGTCTTCAAACATATAGAACGAGTATGCCAGATGTAAAAATAGAATTTTTACTTTATCTTACAGAGAATAAGGTTCTAGAAAAATGTTTAAAACTACGTTTTGCTAGTAAACTTATAGAGAAAAACCATGAATATGTTATTGATGCAACTGTAGAACAACTAGTAAAGTCTATAAATAGTTTAACAAAATATCTAAGTATTGAAGCAACAAAAGAAACCAAGTTATCTCTATATAATGAACCGTACAAGATATATAATTTGGTATTCCTAGATCAAAATGGTAATGTAGAAGATAATACGGATCCTATAGTATTGGATTCATCAGATGATGAAAAAGATAATGAGCCTGAGTCTAATACGGAAACAAACAATGATCCTGAATCGGAGCCTGATTCTGATTCTGAAGTATACAAGTGTGATATATGTGGTACAGAATATAAAATGAAGGGGCGTTTATTAAACCATATGATTAAAGTTCATAATATCCAAAAAGATGTGAAAGATGATGGAAAGACCTGTCCGATATGTAAGAAAGTTTTTAGAGATCGTGGTAAGAGAAATAGACATGTACGTGGTGTACATGAAAAATCTAGCCAAGTGAAATGTAAAGAATGTAATATTAGTTATAGTTCTAATGATGCTCTCGTGAATCATATTCGTAATGTACATAAAAAAACTACACAGTCTAAGTGTGATCAGTGTGGAAAGATATGTTCAACTGTAGGTAATCTTAAAAAACATATTGAACAGATGCATAATAAAACGACTTCTGTATCTTGTGATATATGTCATAATATATTTACGAGCCAATGCAACTTGACACAGCATATACTTAAAGTACATCAACGTCAAGAGAAATGTAATTGTCAACTATGTGGCAAAGAATTATTGTCTGTTAATGGATTGGAATATCATATGAGAAATGTTCATAAAATATAAATAAAAAATTGAGACTACCAACGGGTCATTATCTTATACTATATTTAGTATAAGATATGTAATATTCTGGTTTTTATTTAATTTATTGCTTAGGAACAACACGCTTGACTTTGCGAACAACAGGTGCCTTTTTTGGTGAAGGTTGCTTCTTAACAACATTTGAATCTTCATCACCAGAACCAACAAGACTTCCTTCTGATCGGGCACAATCGTCTTCTGGCTCATTAAAGTCATCATCATCAAGAGCAGCAGCTGCTGATCTGTTTTCATTTTGAGAAGCAAGTACCTTAGATCTTGCTTTAGGACGAGCCAAAAGACGCTTCATACCCATCTTGCTTGGCTCTACAACAGCCTCATAAAGCTTTACTTGCAATGAAATTTTTGCACCAACAAAAATAGATTCAATTTTAACAGCTCCAGATGCATAACAATGCTTCCCCATTAGTTGACGTGCTTCAAGAATATTGTCATCCTTATCAAAGAATTGAGTAAGGAACTTATCTTGCTTCTTTGAATAAATTAGCTTAGCATATAGTGTTGGACCACGCCCAGGAACATTTCTAAGAACTGTCTTTCCCTTGTCATCAGTATATTTCTCTTTTTTGAAATAGAGAGGGTTCAAGCCACCCTTTGCTTTAGTCAAATCTCCACGTGTCAAGTCAAATAAATCAATTTCCTCTTTGTTAGTCAAGAGATGTTCAATACATGCTTCCACAATCTCGTTAAAAGTATCACACCAAGTTTTCTCGGCAGGCGTGACACCATCACGACTCCACAAACAAAGAGGGAAAGTAAAACCTGTAACATTACCAGTTTCTTGACTTGTATTTTCGGAGACTCCAAATGAATATAGACGTTCTGTTGGAATAATTAATTCTCCAATAGAACCGTCTTCATTTCGTGTAGAAATATTAATTCGTTTAAATTCAATCTTAACCTTGCTATCTGGAATACTACCAACAATAGGGTCGGAAAAAATCATACGCTCTTTAGCATTGTAACCCTCGGCGGGCGTTAATTGCGTGTTTTCGTTATCGGACATTTGTTTGTTTTCTTTTATTCTGCTATTTCCTTAAACTTATATTAATTTTTTTCAATTTTATTTTTGTGGATTATTTTTAAATGTCGTCTACATCAGATATTCAAAATATTCTTAAAAAATGGGGAGATGCTAAAACAGAAATTGCAGATTTAGAAAAAAAAATAGAAAAATATAAACGTGTAGTCAACCATTTTATGGATGAAAAAGGTAATAATACAATCACAAGCTCACAATATACTCTTAGGCGTAAAGAAATGACTCGTGCTAGTATTTCAAAAAAAAATGTTCCTAAAAAAATATGGGATGAATATTCAAAATCTTCTACTTATAAAGCATATTATTTAACTAAAAAAAAAATAAGTTAATATATTAAATTAATATATTAAATTAATATATTAAATTAATATATTATAAAATGAATCCAAAATTTACTAACGAATATTTAGATTCTTTACTAGGACCTCCTGATTCTGATTCAGAATCTTTATCAGGACCTTCCGAATCAGATTCAGAATTAGAATCTGACATACCTCAAACAATTAGTAAACCACCTGATAATACACCTGATGCTACACCTGATACTACACCTGATACTACACCTGATACTACACCTGATGCTACACCTGATGCTACACCTGATGCTACACCTGATGATCCTACAGCTGATCAATCAATGGAAATAGATGAATGTATTAAAATATCTGAAAAAGATAATAATATTATTTATCAAATATCTTTAACTTACGACACAACATTAATTGAAGATCTTGAAGAAAAAACATTACAAGAATCTTTTCATTCTGTTGCATCAAAACTAAATGTAAAGTATAATAATACAGTTTTGCAAAAGCTTATTCAAAATCATGGAAAACAAGACAAACCTATTGCAGAATATATTATAGGCCCAAAAAATCTTACTGTTCATTTTAGCAAAGAATATAACAAATTAATATATATATTTGGAGAATTTCATTTAGAAGATCCAAATTGCAATAAATTTAACAATCCACCAAATACTCAAACAATAGAAGATTATTTGTTTGAGTTGTATCAAAATACAGATGTTTTTATAGATTTTTTGTTTGAATTTCCATCATTTGGAAGAAAGAAAAAAGATTATGCAACACGAGATCTTGATAAAGCTTTTTATTCAAAAAAAATTAGTTTATATAAATTATTTGAAAAATTTAAAAAATGTATAGAACGTCCAACACGTAATGATGAAACATGCAAATTAGGTCGCGTCCATTTTTTTAATGTAAGAGATGAAAAAACTTCTTCTTTGGCTGACTATTCATTAAGAATGGGTCCACAAGACGTTAGTACAATTACCATGTTTCTTAATATAGATGAAAATTTTAATCATTTTATAAATTTGATGTCGAAAAGATCTAGTGAATCTTTACAAGACAGACTTGAATCTTATTTTAACGCACATATATTAGGAAATATGTATAATGTACATGAAATGGAAAAAGTTTATATAAAAATGTATAACAAAATTATTGAATTTATTAAGTTAGAAATAAGAAACAAAATAAGTAGAAATTTAGACATTTTAAGACATGACATTAACATTATTTATATCTATAAATCGCAACATGTTGCGGTTGTTACTACTGAAGTTGTAACAGCCTTTATAAATATGTCATCGTTTTTTATTAATATTGTGGCTATTATGGCTGACATCTATACTCTTGCACGTATTTTTAAAAAGTTTAATCTTTCCAAAAGAGGATTTAAAGGAGCTATTTATGGTGATCAACCAGCTGATTCACATAATATAATTATATATGGAGGAGATAAACATTCACAATTGTACCGAAGGTTTTTTATATATCTTAATTTTGATGCTGTTAATCATACAGGACAGTCAGATAATAATTACGAAACGTGTATAGATATGGAACCAATACATCAACCATTTTTTACAAAAAAATCTCGTGAAATGAAACAAATTGATGAAAGAATGGACGTTGATTTTACTTTTAATTTCTATTTTAATGAAGGAGTATTTACTTAATTTTAATATTAGAGTATTAAAATTAGAGTATTAAAATTTTAGTCTTTTGGAAAGTGATTTTGATTCTTCAAATAAGTTTGAATTCCATAATAATACAAGGGTTTGTCTGCCTTTTCTGGATTAAATCCAAGAAGTTTTTGAAGTTTAGAGTCTGGAATAATTTGTCTCTTATCTTCAGGATTTTGCAACTTATTACTGGCAATATAATCACATATGTACTTTGTAACATCCACACGAGAACGTAGTTCGTTTTCAGACCATCCTGCGAACTTAGCAAGTTCATTTGAAATTTTGACAGGTTTTTGAAAACCTGAATTACTATTTTCACGAACAATTGTATTCTTTTGTTTCATTACACGAACACACTGACTTTGAAGAGATTTAATATTTTTATTTAGTAACCGAAGAAACTTTACATTACTATTTGTTTTAGAAGAATTTTCTCGGTTATTTTGAATTTCTATATTTAGCATATCAATAATATTATCAAATTCTTGTAAAATATTTTTTTTAGTCACAAGTTCTTTTTCTTTTTTTGAAATACTTGTAGTTGTTTCAGAAATAGATATTTCTACTTCTTTAGGAGTATCTTCAACAACTACATCTTTTTTAGGACGAGAAATTTTGGTAGCAACATCTTTTGAAATATTTTCTACTTTTTTCGGCATTGTTACTTAATATGATAATATCTTTAAGTCAATTTGTTTTTATAAAAAATTTAAACTAATTTTAAACTGATAATAAAAAATTACATATACATACCAAAAGGAGGCGAATTTATCTTAACTTTTTTTTTGGTTTTTTGAACCATTTCCAAACCTTTTTCTAAATCTTCTACTGTTAAAATAAACTTATGTTCTTTTCCTAATCTAATAACACGTCGTGCATGTGCCATCTTACATTTAGATATAAAATTAACGATATCTCTTCCTGCATTTGAAAAGAAATCTTTATTTGTTTCTATTAGTTTTGATATTATTTCTTTGTCAATATTTACTTCCCAGTTAATATGTTTAACTTTTTTAAGAAAAATATCAGATAATTCAATTGGTGTATATTCTTCAATTTTATGTTTCCATTGAAACCGACTTTCTAATCCATCGTTTACAGCAAAAAAACATTTTTGTATATCTTTTTCATAACCAGCTGCTATACAACAAAAATCATTTGTGTGCTCTGATAAAAAACTACATAATGTATCAATCGCCTCTTTAGAAAAAGAATCCTTATCTTCTTCACCTGGTCCAAGAGCATACACCTCATCTATAAATAAAACACCTCCTAAGCATGAATTAAGTAATTTTTGTGTTTTAAGAGCTGTTTGCCCAAGATAACCAGCTACAAAATCATCTCTATGGGCTACTTTAAAAGGACCAGATTCAGAAAGAATATCCATTGCTTGATATATTTTTGCTATGATATGAGCAACTGTTGTTTTACCAGTTCCAGGTGGTCCAATTAAAATAGTATGTAAATATTCATCTGACTTGTTTCTTTGATGCATTCCTTGTAAATAATATAAAATTTGATAAAAAATTGAGTCTTTTAACGTTTCCATACCAATAAGATTGTTTAATTCATCTAAATAAGGTGTTAAACGCCAAAGCATAATAGTATCAATATTTTTATAGAACATATTATTTTTTCCTAATTGAATAAGATCTTTAATAGAATTAATTGGAGGTGTATCTAAAAATTCTATTTTAGGACGTTTTTTTTTCCCAGAATCATTCATTTGTTTTTCATTGTTTCTATCTCTTTTTAGCATTTTACCAATAAAATTTATTGTTTAGATTAAACCAAAATGAAAAATATCTATATTTAACAAGCGTATTTACATCCTTTAGCGCATAACAATTTTCTTCCATTGTAGTAATTTTTATATGAAGTTTCAAATGCTATTTTTTGTTCTTTTGTTGGCTTTTTAGCTTTTACTAAATCATAAGAAAGATAAAATGGATTAAAACTTGTTTGAAAATTGTAGTTTTGAATTGATTCTAAAAATTCCCAACTAAGAGGAAAATTATACCAATTCTTTGCAGACATTGCTTGATTTGGATATGTTTGCGAATCTCCTAATTTAGTTCTTTTTACAGCAAATCCAAAGTCAATTATAACAATATTATTATCAACAGTACACATAACATTTTCATCATGTGTGTCAACATGTAACCATCCAGCTTTATTTATTTTGTCTAAACTATTTCCTACTTTTCTCCATATTTCATCGTGACTAAATTTAGAATATTGAAATTCTTTTAATTTTTCCATTATAATAAATCCCTCATTTCTACAAGTCCACGATGCAAATATTTTAGGAACAGTATTTGTTTTTTGAAGTTCACTTAATGCTTGAATTTCTGTTAAAAAGGATTTATCATTTTTTTGTATTTTAAGAGCATATTCAATATTTTCAACTTCGCATGAAACCAAAAAAACTGTACCATACGCTCCTTTACCAACTTTACGTATTTTTTTCCAATTTTTGATTAGATCACAATCTTCTACAACTGGAAAAAATTTTGAAGGAATTCCTGGACCGACTGCTTTCACTTTTGGTAACTCATCAGGAGTTTTTCTTTTTAAGTCCGGTGTTGGGTTTATAATTGTCGGTGTTATATTTATTGTTAATGGAGGACGTCTTATGTAATTTGGTTTTGGTTTTATAATTGTTGGAGGTGAAATTAATGATGAAGAACCAGAACTTATTGTTAACACTTCAGATTCAGATTCAGATTCTGAACTAGAACTCTCACCTGAATTAGAACTTATTAACACTTGAGATCCAAATGATGATGATCCTGACTCTGATGAACCTGACGTTGATGAACCTGACTCTGATCCAGATGCTGTTAACACTACCGAAGAACCGTATGACGAAGATTTGGATGATAAATTTCCTTTTAATTTTTGTTCTAATAATATACGTTTTCCGACACGACCATCTTTCAAAACACAAATTTGTGTCTTAGGATTTAAAATTTTATCAGAAGGACAGCCTTTCTTGGTACTAGATTGTGGAGAACGACGTTTTAATTTTTTTTCTAATAATATACGTTTTCCTACACGACCATCTTTTAAAACACAAATTTTGGTTTCAGGATTTAGAATTTTATCAGAAGGACATTTTTTTCTACTTCGAGATTGCGGAGAACGACGTTTTAATTTTTGTTCTAATAATATACGTTTTCCTACCTTACCATCTTTCAAAACACAAATTTTAGTTTCAGGATTTAGAATTGTACCAGGAGGACATTTTTTTCTACTTCGAGATTGTGGAGAACGACGTTTTAATTTTTGTTCTAATAATATACTTTTTCCTACACGGCCATCTTTCAAAACACAAATTTTGGTCTTAGGATTTAGAATTGTACCAGGAGGACATTTTTTTCTACTCCGAGATTGTGGAGAACGACGTTTTAATTTTTGTTCTAATAATATACGTTTTCCTACACGGCCATCTTTCAAAACACAAATTTTGGTCTTAGGATTTAAAATTGTGCCAGCAGGGCATTTTGTCATTTTTATAATAAAGATGGAAAATAGAAATTTGACAATAAGAAAATTTGCAACTGCAAAACTAAAAATGAACTTTAACAAGTTAAAAGTATATAAATTAATAAAGTAAAAGATGGGTATCAAGAGCTCGTTTAACAATTTTTTAAGAGAAACATGTCCAAATGTTTTTGAACCTGTTCACATTTCTGAATATAGTTTTATGAAAGTAGCAATTGATATCTCTTTGTATATGCATAAATTTAAAGCAGTATGTGGAGAAAGATGGCTTTCCGCATTTATAAATTTAATATCTAGTTTAAGAAGAAATGAAATTCACTGTGTTTTTATTTTTGATGGTTCTGCCCCTCCAGAAAAATTGGGTGAACAAGCTAAAAGAAGAGATAACCGAGAAAAACTAGATCATCAACTTTATGAACTAGAAGAAGCTGTGGAAGAATACAATAAAACCGGTATTGTTAAAAAATGTCTTATTGATATTTATAACAAAAGACGATCACCAAAACGTCTTCTTGTAAAAAATTCAGAAAAAGTTGATATGATTTGGGTTGAAAAAAAAATTGAACAAAGACGAAATCAGCTCTATACTGTTTCAGCAGAAGATTTTGAAGATGCTAAGGAACTGTTTCGTATTCTTAAAGTTCCTTATTATACCGCACCTGGAGAAGCTGAAAAAATGTGCACTGCGTTATGTATAGCGGGTTTTGTATCAGCCGTTTTATCTGAAGATACAGATGTAATGGCATATGGAGCTCCTATATTTCTTACAAAAATTGACACAGGTACTGATACATGTGTTAGAATTACACATTCTCAATTACTTGAATCTCTTGAATTGACAAAACTTCAATTTTTAGATCTTTGCATAATGTGTGGAACAGATTATAATCCAAATATATCAAAAATAGGAAGCAAAACTGCTTACAAATTAATTGCTCATCACGAAAGTATTGAGAAAATAATGTCAGATACATCAATTGATGTATCTGTTCTTAATTATATTCGTGTACGTCATCTTTTTACAGAATTTGAAAATGAAAATAAAGAAATGATAAAAATTCCATTTTGCGGAACCCCCGATTTTTCATGTTTAGAAAAATTTTTAATAACTAAAAAACTTCAAATAAATATTGATAAACTTAAAAAAGATTTTACACACAATATTATTGTTTTTGAAGATTCGTCGGAAGAAGAATAAAATAAGATGTAAAAAAAAATAAGGTTTTGTAATAAATGCCCCGAGGAAATTATTACAAAACAAGACCTCCGATATATAAAAGGATTGAACCAAAAATGGAAGAAGATAATGGTGAATCCACTTATATAAAAAAAATTGTAGATGATTCAAGTAATGATTCAAATAATGATTCAAGTAATGATTGTAAAAAAATGAATATGAAATGGACTACTGTTGAATATGCAAATTCAGGCGATCCTAAAGTGTGGGGTCCAGCTTTTTGGTTTACTCTACATAATGGTGCTGCACGTTACCCTATTAAAGCGTCTCCTATTTGTAAAGAAAGTATGAAAGGATTTATTATGGGTATGCCATACATGATACCTTGTGAAAAATGTCAAGATCATGCTTTTGCTCATATTGAACAAAATTATTATAGAATCAACGAAATTGTTAGTGGTAGAGAACAATTATTTAATTTCTTTGTATCATTCCATAATTATGTTAATAAACGTTACGGAAAACCAGAAATGGATTATAAAACAGCATATGATCTTTATACTAGTTCTACTAATGTTACAAAACTTACGTATTCCGAATCTAATTGTTAATAATATGAATACAAACAAGATAATTAAATGTATTTTTTGTCATATTAAATATGACAAAAAGTTTATAAATTTAATTGAGTGTATTGGGTTTGGACTCAAGCATTAGTAGCAACTTTTCCAATTTTGTGTCAATGTCACGAACTTGTAGTTCAATTCCTTGTATCTTGCGCTCTATACGAGAGATTAAATCATTTGTGTTCATTTCATTTGAATTCATTTGAATTGAGTTCATTTCATTTGAGACAATTTCAATACAACCATTTACACATTCTGCACATATTGCAATATTTGCAATTATTATGAAAGCACGTATCAAATCATCTAATTCTTCTAATAACCATTCTTCTTTATCTGAATTATAAATATCAAATAGAATATCATTCAAATATACAAGATTTTGTCTAAATCTTATTTGTTTATGTATGAGATTGTTACAACCTCCAATACCACCTTCACTTTGCTGTAGATATGGCATATTTTTAACCGAATTAATTCTACAATTGGACAACCAGTTTTTTACTATTTCTTTATTATTACCGCTTGCACAAACATTTTTAAATTTTATCCAATTATTTATATATTTTTGAGAAGCATTGCTATCTATCTTAAATCTTAAAGATATTGTATGTGTATTCGTATTACAAGGAATTCGCATTTATTAGTAAATATAATCCACTATTTTAAATCAATTGTAATTTTATACTTTTTCAAAAATTCATACTGTAGTATGAATTTTAAATGTACAATAAATGTTACTTACTTAGAACCAAAATAATATGTTAATGGATTTGCTGAAGGAGCTTTGAAAGTAATTGGCTGTTGTGTTCCAACGGTGCTTGGTTTTTGTGGTGTTCCAAAGGTACTTGGTTGTGTTCCAAAGGTTTTTGATTGTGTTCCAAAGGTACTTGGTTGTGTTCCAAAGGTGTTTGATTGTGTTCCAAAGGTGCTTTGTTGTTGTGGTGTTCCAAAGGTGTTTGGTTGTGTTCCAAAGGTGTTTGGTTGTGTTCCAAAGGTGCTTTGTTGTGATCCAAAGGTACTTGGTTGTGTTCCAAAGGTACTTGGTTGTGTTCCAAAGGTACTTGGTTGTGTTCCAAAGGTACTTGGTTGTGTACCAAAGGTACTTGGTTGTGTTCCAAAGGTACTTGGTTGTGTTCCAAAGGTACTTGGTTGTTGTGGTTGTGTTCCAAAGGTACTTGGTTGTTGTTGTGGTGTTCCAAAGGTACTTGGTTGTTGTTGTGTACCAAAGGTGCTTGGTTGTTGTTGTTGTGTTCCAAAGGTGCTTGGTTGTTGTGTTACAAAGGTACTTGGTTGTTGTGTTCCAAAGGTGCTTGGTTGTTGTTGTGTTCCAAATGTGTTTAGGTCTTCTTCACATAATTTTTTACATAAATTAATTAATTCATCTGATTTATAATGTCCTTGATCATTAATTTTATCAACAAAGTAAGAAGGTATTGATTTCAATCCTACCCTTGCTCCAACTATTCCACCAACAATGGATCCAATACTTGAAACATCTCCACCTGATCTAACAGCCATACAAATAGAAGAAACAAAAAAATCTGGAATACACATGAAACAATAAATTGAAAATAAACAAGATTGTACAGGTGAAGATGAAATTACATCACCTTCATTAAATAATTGTTCGCCAAACATTTTTGCGGTTTCTGATGTAATTATTTTAATAATTTGTCTATCTGCAAAAGCAGATGCAAGTATATATTCAAGATTTGAATCCTTAATTATATTTTTTCGTGTTGTTATTAAAAATGGCATACTCAAAACATATGTTCCCAATATTGAATTAATTGACATTATTGCGTTTGAAAGTTGTTTACAAAAAATATGAGGACTGTTTAAAATATTATATCTAGAATATGGTTTTATTTTATTTTCAACAGCAAGCCTAGTTGCTTCCGCAATTAAAATTGAACAAGCTATTACTGTTTCAGAACTGTTAGTCATACTAGCTTGAGAAGTTGATACAGTTTTACAAATATCTTTTCGGGTCATATAAACAGCTCCTAAAGGAGCAACTCTTGCACATGGATCATTTTTCTCTTCTTTGTAAGCAATACCCTTTTTTATATTTTCTACAAAAGATAATTCGGGAGTTCCAACAAGAGATGTTTTAGAAATATTATTTTTGTCCCATTCAATTAATCCAGCAAGGCCGTAAAGCGATATCATTCTCTTTTTAAAAGAATCAATATTAAAAACTCCATGTTCAATTGACAATAACATTTCTCTTGAAGATTGTGTATCAATTGTATACTGTCCATATTGAAAACATGATGTATTTTCATCTATTCTACAGTAACGAGATTTACCGGTTCTTCCCATATCTTTGTCAATTCCATATAAATGTACAAATTTAGGTACCATTATTTTGTCTACATATTCATAACAAGAATCGGAAGAATGCCCTTCAATTAAAAAACCAATAGAATCAGCAATTGCTGTTCCAATAAGAGATCCAGAGATATTATCCAAACGACTATTGTACTTACTTTTAAATATTGGGTTTTCTCTTTCATATTTTTCAATTTTATCAGAATTTGTAGAAAAGGTTTCACTAAGAAACATCGAAAATTCCAAGATTTTTTCCATATCTACATTGTCGTCATATACAATTGGATTCTTTTCATAGCTCTCCTCAATAGCGTTTCTAATAATAACCAAGCTAGAAATTGGAATATGAAAGCTTTCTGATAACAATAACGATACTATATCTCTTGCATAATTTCGAACATAATTAGAGTACGGAAGATGAAGAAACTCAATAATAAATGTGATTTTATTTGTTATGTTTTGACCAATCCACTTATCAAAAAATTTCTTGTTGAAAAATATAATTTTTAACATCACTAAATTAATAATAATATCTCCTTCAGTCTTTCCTACGCTAAATTCTATTTCTATATCTGATTCTAAACACATAAAGAGATAATAACTTATTTCTTCTGTCATTTCATTTACAACAAGTTCTATTTTTTGGCCTGTCAATTTGTCTTCATTTGTCTTGTTATATTTGGATATGATGTTATGAAACATTTTATATTTAATTAGAAAAAATATATAATAAATCAATTTCAAAAAAAAAGAGTGCATTTAAATACTGAGTTGCAAAATTAAAACTGAATGTCACATTTTGAAACTAAAGATAATAAACAAATGTCACATGAAATGTCAATTAAACTTAAACCAAAACAACAAGAAGCTTTTTCATCAATGTCAAAAAGAGAAAGTATTTTTCTTACTGGTCCTGCTGGGACTGGTAAATGCTTAGGATTAAATACACCAATTATAATGTTTGATGGTTCAATTAAAATGGTTCAAGATGTAAAACCTAATGATTTAATTATGGGAGATGATTCTACTAGCAGAAGAATATTAAACATTGCAAGCGGACAAGATGAAATGTACAAAATTATGACAAGATGTGGAGATTCTTATATTGTAAATAGTGCACATATTCTTACTTTTGTATCAATTAAACATTTTAGATCAAAAAAAGGTAAAACGATTTTGTCTTGGGGAAATGAATTTGGACAAGTTAAAAGTAAAAGTTTTTCTTCTAGAAAACAAGCGGAAGAAGAGGCGTCACTTTTACCCTTTTTTCTTGATTTACCTATACTTGATTACATACAAAAAAATCAAAATTGGTCTAAATATTTTCATGGAGTTTATACAAGTCTTGAATTTTCAGAAAAAAATCTTGAAATAGATCCTTATATGCTTGGTATTATATTATTAGGTGGAAATTCTGGTACTAAGTATGAATTAAATCAATTATTATTAGATTTAAAAATTTTGACAAACAAGACTATTCCAGATAAATATAAAATAAGTTCTCGCAATCAAAGATTGCAATTATTAGCTGGTATAATAGATATTGGAGGTATTTTATCACGTGATTTCTACGAAATAACTCTATTAAATACTATATTAGCAAATGATATTTATTTTGTTGCAAAAAGTCTTGGGTTTCATACTTTTATAAAAACATATAATTTAGAAACAGTAAAGTATACAAATATTTTTATATCTGGAAGAATTGATACGATTCCTGTCTTAATTGCCAAAAAAGCTAGTGTAAAATCAATTTTTAGAGGAGCTTCTTACGGATTTGAAGTATTTAATAATCGTTTTATTTTATCATCTCCTATAAAAATAGAAAAAATTGGTATTAATAAATATTATGGGTTTGAGATTGACGGTAATCATCGTTTTGTTCTTGGAAATTTTTTAGTAACACACAACACTGCTGTGATTAAAATGTTTATGAAAGTATATCAACATTCTCGTCAAATAGCGGTGACTTCAACAACTGGTACGTCTGCATTACTTTTAAACGGTACAACTGTTCATTCTTACTTGGGAATTGGATATGGTAATGGAACTGTAAAATCTATAGTAGAAAAAATTTGTTCATGGTCTTGGTTAAAAAAACGATGGATTGAGTTAGACTGTTTATTTATAGACGAAATTAGTATGATGGATCCTGAAGTATTCGACAAATTAGAAGAAGTTGCTCGTATAGTACGTAGAAGTGTTGCACCTTTTGGTGGAATTCAAATAGTACTTTCGGGTGATTTTTTGCAATTACCTTGTGTTGGAAGCAATAATTTTTGTTTTGAAGCCAAATGTTGGAATAAATGTATAACTAGAACTGTTTATTTGAATGAAATTATGAGACAAGGGGATAATATTTTTCAAGAAGTCTTAAACAAAATTAGAGTTGGTAAAATAGATACACAAGTCAAAAAAGTATTAAACTCTCGAATTGGAGTAAAATTGAATAATGATTATGGTATTAAACCAACAGGATTATATTCACATAATAGCGATGTTGATTTAATAAATGATGAGGAATTAGATATTCTTGCATCTGATGGAAGACAGTTTTATGAGTATAAAATGGATACTGTTGTGTATTCTGGAGTTACTAATAAAACAGCTGCTTTAGAAAAATTTAAAAAATATTGTACAGCACCAGAAATTCTTCAATTATGTGTAGGAGCACAAGTTATGTTGCTAAAAAACTTGGATATACCTAATGGTCTTGCAAATGGTAGCAGAGGAGTCGTGACTAGTTTTGTTTCTGATATTCCAAAAGTACGATTTTTAAACGGAGAAGAACGTATAATTGAGCAAAACGTTTGGGAAATTGAAGAAAATGACAAAAAAATTCTTAGAGCACAACAAATTCCTTTAAAAGTTGCTTATGCTATTTCTATACATAAATCTCAAGGTTGTTCTCTTGATTATGCGGAAATTGATTTATCATGTATCTTTGAATACGGACAATCTTATGTAGCTCTATCTAGAGTTAAAAGTCTTGAAGGATTAAGCATAATTGACATTAATTATGATTATATTCAAGCACATCCAAAAGCAACTGCTTATTATGAAAGTTTATGAATTTTTTTTTCATTTTGTCCTTCAGAATATGATAGATATAAATCATAACACCATTTATCAAAATCTTCAAATTGAATATTTAAAAATTCAGTTGTAAAATTATCAATATTAGATAAAGTACAATTTGTATTAACTTTAAAATATGTTTTTAACGCGTATCCAATATTTCTAGCAGCACATTCTAATTGAAGACCCGTATCATAATTTATATATTGATAAAACTCTTCATGAAACTTTGAAACATAATAAACAGATATATTTGTAATAAAATTTTTAAATTTAATTTCTCTATGGTTTGGATGAATATTATAAATATTATATGCTTCTTGTTTTACAAAATAAATTACTGCATTTTTTATTGTTTCTAATTTAAGATTGTAACTTAGCATTTTAATTAATATTTTATAATTTTAAACTCATTCTAATTTTTATAAATTAGAATATGGTTTTAAAATAAAACGTATCAAAGAAAAAATGTGTTTAAAAAAAAATAACACTGTTGATATTGGACTTTTTACAAATATTAAACAAGGTGCTTTGAAAGGTTTTCGCTCTCAAAAATATAGTGGTGTAAAAATGGCAAAATGGAGAATTTTTCCTGAAAATTTAATTAACTTTAGCACTTATGGTTTGAGAGGCAAACAAGAATTTTTACGTAAACAAATTCAAGAAATGAACGATACTGATTGGATAGTATGTCCAGTGCAATTAAAAGATAATAGTTCATGGGACATTCAAATTGGAGTCACAGGAAAATGTAAAATTGGAATAGAACCATATGAATCAATGCGAATAGAATTAGAAGAAGAATTAGGATTGCGTTTGATTAATCCAGAATCTATTATAGTAGGAGATACTGATAAAGATTGTAAAAGAACTATTTTTAAAATTAACGTTAATCAAACAATGTCAATTGAAAAAGATAGTGTGTGTGATATTAATAATTCTCTTAAAGATGATATTGATAAAAAAATTGGTTGTTTAGTGTACGGAAGCAAAGATGATTTAGAAAAAGTAATAAACAAAACAGATAAGATTAGGTATTATTTATCTAACAAAGACAATATTATTGGTATTGCATTTGTATCAGTTGAAACTATAAAAAGACAATTTGAAAAGTAAATTAATAATGTACACTTCTAATTCATGATATAGAAAAGAGCGGTTGTGATATTGTTTTCATATCTATACAATACATGTTTTCACCCACTTCTTGATATTTTTCTTCTTTTCCAGCAACCTCTAATTTGTCAAAATGAAGAACTTCCGTAAAGAATTTTCTATATGTTTGAGCGTGAAGATCACCCCCATATATGATTATATTGTGTGCTTTTTCAGGTTGATCAGTTGCTTGTTCATATGCTTTTTCTTTTATTTCTGACATATTAAAGGTTTTAAATATACGTAAAAGAGTATATAAGTCAGTATAAAGAACATTAACTTCGGTAATAAAATCTTTTATAATTATAAAAGAATATATAAATTCTTCAACTTTGTCTTTATCATTTTTTAAAATAATATTAACAATTTTTTTCCGTATATCTCTGTATTTCATTACTGTTTCAGCAATTTCTTTTTCAATAAAATCTAAAATCGTTTTTTTCATTGTTGGGTCATCATTTTCTAGCCTTTCTAATTCTTTTTTATTATAAGAAAAATCAGTTAAATGATTTATCCAAATCTTTTTAAATTCTTCTTCATCAGGATAAGCTATTTTATACAAAAGATCGATAATTATTTGTTCCTGGGCAAATGATCTTAGTTCTTTGATTCGTTCATGTCCAAACAAATTCGAAAAGATATATTTTAGTTTACTAAAAAAATAATTTGTATTATTAGAACTACTAACAATTCCTTTGTTATCAAACAATCTAATATCAAAAAAGTGTATCCGAGCAAGACTACAAACTTCATTACGCGTGTCTCGTTGAAGACACTCTTTAAGATTTTCTAGTAACTTATTTATACGTATATTTTTTGGGAAAGGGTTAAAATCATCGTGGTATTTTCCTTCTTTCTTAGGTATTATCGGAAATTCAACAAAAATGTCAAGAAAAACATCTGTTGTTCGAATAAACTCTGATAAAAAATATTCTACTCGCATCTTTTTTGAATTCGGCTCATCCCACTTTTCTTTACTTGATTCATCTCCAAATCTAGTATCACAATCAACAATATCGGAATGATATTCTCCAAAAATATATATCATTTTGTTATATTTTTTACTATAATGAACTGTTAAATTTTTTGGTCCGCCTATAAATCTTGGAGTAGGTCTTTGTTTAAGAGGATCTTTACTAAAATGATTGCATATAAGTTGCATCAACACTTTTTTTCCTTTGTCACTGTGAAGATTTTTAGTAGAAATGTCTAAAAATGTATCTTGTATAAATTTACTTTCACTGTCAAGTTCGTATGTATTATACGTTTCAATAAGGTTTGTATATATATTTTTGCGTAATTTTGTTGGTAAAATTGGAACGTTGATATTTTTTATTATATGATTAATACCAAAATTATCTGTCATTTATAATAATTAAATATTTATTTTTTTTTATAAAGTCTAACTGAAATTATAAAAGGTTTTCTTTTATAATTACTCAATATGTTTTTTCATTTGTTCATAACCACTAGAAAACATATTTAACTTTGCAGAAGAAATAACGTTAAATTGAAAAAATTTTAATTCTGTATTTATATTCTCTATATGTATAATTTTACATTTATTTGACGAAAGACGAATTTTATGATTTATTGCTTGAATAACTGGAACAGATATAAGTTTGTAAAAAAATTCTAATGTATTAACGTCACTGTCATTGCTAAAACTATCACATTTAGAATTAAGAACAATTCCAAGTATTTTTTCTCCCATTTTTTCACCTATGTCAATTGCAAAATTATCTGAAATTCCTCCATCTACATATAAACAATTTCCGTATCTATAGTTTTCAAAAATAAAAGGTAAATTTGAAGACATACGCAAAGCTGTAACACAAGGTAAGTGAGGATAAGTCTCCCATGATAAATATTCTGTACGATTTTCACTCAAATTATGTGTAACGCATACAAGATTTTTATTCATTTTTTCTTTTAAATCATTTAATGTTGGAAGATATCCTAACTTATATATACTCATTTTTTCTAATTCTTCTTGTATATTAGCAAAAGATGTAGCTCCTCTACCTTGAATCATTGCAACAATATTAAAATGTTGCATTTTTTCCATAAGTTGGTTAGTACATATATAAACAATAATTTCAACAGGTGTATAACCAATTGCAAGTAAATAACAAATAATAGATCCAGATGAAGTTCCTATATAGTTAACTAAATTTTTTAACAAATAATTATCAAATGCGTATTGAACTGCTCCAAGAGTTACAAATGCTCTTGATGATTCTCCTGAAAGTACCAAAGTATCATAATAAATAGAAGGTGTTGCTTTTACAATATTTTGTGTACAAGAATCAGTAATGTTTTTTTCATCCATTTTTTATTTATGTATGTATCTTTAAGGCAATTTTACATTTTTAAAATATTTATATATCTACAATTTTTTTAAGCAAAAGAAGGCATATAATAGCAAGTACAACAATTGAGATAATATAAATCGTTTTATCAGTATTGTAAAATTTTGAACAAATTGGACAGTTTGCAATGTGTTCTGCAACATCCAAACAACTTGGAGTATTAATTGGCATATTAAATGTCTTTATTCCTTTTTCTTGATTATTTTGACTTCCGTAAATTTCCGGAGTAGTATAAGGCTGGATATTATTATAATAAGGTTGTGTTGGTGGTGGTGGCGGTGGAGGTCCATTCATTCCAGCGTGATTAGAAATTTTATGATTTTCATTACGAATATACTTTTTATATTTATTATCCATATGAGGATTTGGTGATGGTTGATTTTTCATATGATTTCCGGATTCTAAATCTTCAAGATCAGACAAAAAATCAATAGGTGTGACTTGTTGCACATTATTATTGTATCTCATTTTATATTACAACTATACAAAAATAAATCACAAAAACATAACATCGTCGATTTTTATATTTTTTCCATTTATAATTAATTCATAGGCTTTTACAAGATATGGATCTTTTTGATTATTAACAATTGAACCTAAAATTGTTTGAAAATTTGAAACACCAGATGTTGTATTTTCATCATCATTTTTATTTTCTTCTTCTTTTTTTAATTTTTTAGGTTTAAAAATTACTTTAACTCCTTTGTCTAATAAATTTTTATATTTTTTGGTCTTCTTTAATGCTTTAAATTGATCGTAATTACCAGATACAGTTACTTTAAGAGTGTCTTCTGATTCTGGGACATTGTAAGTATCCAAATCTTCAACATCCATATATACTATTTTTTTTCGTGGAAGTTGTAAATCAATTTCTTCCCGATCGTATTTAGCATCTTTAAATGTTAAAAAAGCAATAATATTTTTTTCGCTTTCTCCAAATGCATGTTGCATTGCCGAACCAGTGTAATAAATATTTTCTTGGGGAATTTGTCTAGAATGAATGTGTCCAGAAACAATATGAGGATATGAAATGGGCCATTTATCTCCTTCTACAGAAATAATAGCTCCCATTTTACAACCAGCAAATTCTTGATGTGCAAAAATACAACTAGCATCTTTCCATTCATCATCTATAGTATTTAAAGCTTCTTGAAACCTTCCATTCGGAACATAAGGTATAAAAACAAATTTTTCTTGTTTAATTGTTTCAAATAGTACTTTATCTACAATAACAGTATTAGACCATTCTTTCATACCTGAAAGCCAGTGATTTTCATTCAAAAACACTTGATTATTTATCATATCATGATTTCCAACAAGAACATAGGTTTTTGAAATAAGACGCAACTTATCAATCATTTCGTACGCTTTATTTAGAGCAATAGTATGTAAACGTTCATGTGTATGAAGAACATCTCCTAAAACAATTATTAAGTCAGGTTGCTTTTCTTTAGCCAAATTAATTAAATTTTTAATCAAAAGATCTGTTTCTAATATATTTGACACTTGAATATGCGGATCGCCAATACACAAAACAGTTACAGTCATTTAATCTATAATTTATTTTAATTATAGATTTCAAATTAATTTTTGCATATTTACTGTTCTTTTGAAAGAAAACGCTTTTGCTTATTAAAATTCTTTGGAACAAAAGTATTGGGAACGTTTTGAGTATTATTGAGCTTCTTTTCATTTTGAAAACGTCTAATCATTTTGTTCAAATTTGTAGGAGTTTGTTGGTTCAAAATGTCCATTACTTTGTTTAGTGTAACACGATTTTTACGATCTGCTTCGTACAATGAATGGCATTTACGCATAACATTAAATTCTTCAACTTCAACAGTTACCCATTGTTTCTTAATATATCGATTTACATAACAAGTGTAAATCATTTGAGCAATTGAGTAAATTGTATTTTCATACTCCTCAAACTGATAAGTCATATTAGGGTAAAGATAATAAAGAATGTCACACAACGACCTATTCATCCTAACTTGAAGATATCTATATTTAATACTTGGCTCATTACCTCTGGCTTGAAAAAGATTTAGGTATTCTGAGTGCAAAATTTTATATTGTTTATTGTCCGGAGAAAAAATAATAACTCCTTGAATATTCTTAACGTTAATATTATTAACATAATTAACTAAATTCTTCAAAGATGTAAAATTATGCTTTTTTGGTCGTGGAATATAAATATCCTCATTCATTACTAATTGATTATTTACAAAAGTTCCAACATGAAAAAGAGTAGGATTTTCAGGAGCATCACAAACGATGCGATTTTCTTCATTATGAAGAACTAAAAACATATATTGCTTATTTGGATCTAGAATAGATTGAAAACGCTCAATCAAACACTCTTCGTTTTCTGGAAGAGCTGATTTAAGTTCTGGATTATTGTTTACTTCAAATTCAAGAGCTCGTTTAAAACTTGTTCCAAACGATTCTTTTGAAGACCACTTGCTTCGAAAAGCATTTAGCTTTCTATGTGTAGAAGTAAACCATTTTCCGGAAAAGTTGAAAACACGAATAAGAGTTCCTTCGTATGAATCAAAAACAGTGCAATTTTCAAAATTAGGAGCAATATTTTTTTCAATTTCATCCATGTCAGTATGTGACAATTCATTTGTATAAGGAAACGCTTGCATTACTATATTTTCATTGTTAAAAACAATACCACGACATTGCTTAACAATATTTTCATCCTCAGGCCCACAACGAACATAACAAAATAATTGTAAATTCATTTCTTCATCTGCATCAGTCATACTTACACGATTTCCTAATTTTTCAATAGTTTCACGCGTAATTTTGTAATTTATTTCGGATTTAAAATCAGCACAACTCATAAGTTTTCTTATTACTTCAGAATTTCTTAAACCAATATTTTTATTTTTTAATGCTCACATGGTTGTAAATTAGCTAAAGTAATCATATCAGTGCCATGCGTTTCTAATACCATTGGAATATTATTTTCTTTGCATTTATTTAATAGATGTATAAGACTTTCAAAACTATTTTCCCAAATACATCCGTCTCCAAGACAGGCGTGTAAATCTTTTTTTGATCCCAAAGGAACTTTGCTATCATTTAGATGTAATAAATAAAAATTATCAATTCCTAATAACCTATCAAAATCTGCAAACATTCTATCAACTTCAGAAACTTTTTGTAAATTATAATCACCTTGACCCCATATATGAGCTGTATCAACACAAATTTTTATATTAGGTTTCTTTTCTGGCTCTACAAGATCCATTACACCTTTAATTTCTTCAAATGTACGACATAATTTATTTCCTTCACCTGCGCAATTTTCCAAAAGTAGAACAGAATTCATTGGAAAATTTATTCTGTTCAAAGTTTTTGCAACAGCTTCATGACCTTCTTTTCTATTTGGGTAAGAACCAGGATGAATTACAACACCCGATCTTTTTTGAGAAAATTTTGCAATAATTCCAAGTTCATATTCTAATGCTTTCATCATACTTCTTAATTTTCTATCAATTGGTTGATTTCCATTCCAAGCCAATCCTCCAATGCTTGATTGACCTGCCAAATTAGCACATAATGAATAATGAGTAAAAACATTCATTGGAAAACGATCAATGATTTTTCTTGAATTTTCAATATCTTGATCTGAAATTTTGTCTCTTTGCCATGCATTTTTTGGATCTCCCATAAAAAATTGAATCGTGTGCATTCCAGATTTTACTCCTTTTAAGATAGTATTGGAAATAGAATCGTGAAATGTTGTGTGTTCACCAACTTCCCAATACATGTAATAGACTTCTTGCATTTATCATTTCTTATTTAAAAAATAAGAAAAAAATCAATTTTAAGTTAACATGTTATTTATAGATCATTCAACCAATTCTCAATTTGAGAACGTTTGGATATATAAAAGATCCATCCTGCGAAAACATCATCGGTTTCTTTATCTCTTAAAAATCTGTTCCACTTTCCACCAAGTTTCTCTAGTGAGTCTCGGTAATTATCATTGTCATCACGCACAACAAAAGACTTTGGTGAATATTCTTGTATATAAATCTGACATTGTGTTACGGAGTTCATTTGTTCTATTCAGTTTTCTAAAAATTATCTTAAAAATTCAATTTAATTTATGAATATCCTTCACCTTTTTAGATTTTTGGTTCTAAAAAAAAGTGTATATTTTTTAAAAGTCGATTAGCCAAACAAACTCTAAACTATTTGAGACTTTTAAAAAAATTAACAATATTATAAAATGAAAGTTTATTTAAGATGGACAAAGTCTTCCAGATGTGCATTTCCATTTGTTTTTGATGTTTCAGAAGAAACCACCGTATCTGAAATTTGCAAGATGGTAATCCAAGAAAATAATAGTAATGATAATAATCCACCGTTTACATTTGTTAAGTTACGTGCAAATAATACATTTGTAAAAGATTCTGAAGTCATTAGTAGTTTTCCGCCCTTTTATGGTGCTTATTATTTTGATTTTGATGCTGAAATATAATAATTTTTTATTAATTATATAATAAAATGAGCAGTGATTCTAAATATAATCCAGACATTTGTAATGCTTTATTAAAATATTATAATACATCAATTCTTAGCAGATTGAACTAATAGCTCTTACTGGACCAGATTGGAGAAAGCCCAAAACTGATACAGAATATAATTATTGTATAGATATGAGAAATTTTCCTCAACCATTTTTTGATTATCATGAAAAAGTTGATTGGTTTGAAGAAATTGATGATTATGATGATGATTATGATGATTTTTAACCCTTTGTTTTGTATTTTTTAACTTCTCTTTGTTTGTTGCTAACAATGTTATCATCAGAAATGTAATCATCGGAAATGTTATCATCAGAAATGTTATCATCAGAAATGTAATCATCAGAAATGTAATCATCAGAAATGTAATCATCAGAAATGTAATCATCAGAAATGTAATCATCAGAAATGTTATCATCAGAAATGTCATCACTATACCTTTTATTTGGACTACTTTTTACACGTGTTCCATGTTTTATATGTAGATTGTTAGAACGAAACATTACATTACATCCCAAACTTCTCCTTATCCAACTTTTCTTATTATCTTTTACACCAATATTCAGATCTTCATCTGGAGGCCATTTAGAAAATAATGGTTGCATTGACCACTCCTTAAACGGCGTCCGATTCTGTTTGTCTTTACTTTTCATATTTACACAGTTATGAGGTATGTTTTCATCTTTTAATATTGCATTTCCTAATTCTTCTGCATCTCCTATATCTGCTAATAATTTAAATCCATTGTCTTTAAGAAATTTTCGGTATGTTGCACAATGCTTATTTCCTGCATATATAATTATATTGTGTGCTTCATCTGGTTCATCCGTACTACGTAATTTTTTTTTTGTTAAATCAAATTTTTTAAATATACGTGCAAGAAGATAAGCGTCAATTACAGATGCATTCACTAATATTATCAAACTAATTAGTGAAAGAAAATCATCTATCAGATCTCGATAATTTATTGTGTATTCACGATTAATATTATCTATAACTGATTGAGCTAAAGTATTTATTAAGTCAGTACAAGTTGTACATTTACCTGTTTTTTCATCTTCTTGTTTTTCTTGTAATTGTGATAACAATTCAGATTTAATAAAACTTTCAATTATTGTTTCAAAACTTCTACCATCTTTATCACGAAGATGATCAAGATCTTTTTTAAGATGGTCAAGTTCTTTTTTTGTATAATGGTTTGTTGATAACATACCGTGCCAAAAATTTAAATATTCTTCTTTATCATCAGGTTTTAATAAAAACCCTTCCATAACTTCTGGATACTTGTTTTTCATTTTAATAAGTCTATCTCCTAATTCATACACTTGTCGATATGTAAGATCACCAATATAGTATTCATCTGTAATATATCCATTTGTAATATTAATATATTCAAGTATAAAATGAGATACGTTGTCTGGACCTTTTTGTTTTGGATCTCTCTCAATTGATCTAACATCAAAATAATGAATTCTGGAGAAAGAACATTTTTGTTTATTTTCTTTTGTATCGCGTTCAGAAGCGTTTATGCATGATGAAAATGTTTTTGCAATCTCAACCAATCTATTAGAATCTTTATTTTCTGATAAAGGTGGATTCTTATATTTATCCCCTTTATATGCTTCAAATTCAATTAACACATCTAAAAAACAATCAGTTGAGTCTATCAGTTCTTTCAAAAAATTTTCTATGAGAGTTCTTCCAGTTTCTTCTTCTTCTTTCTTTCCTTTATTTTTAGGAAATTTGATACAATCTGTTTCGGATGAGTGTTCTTCACCAAATATATATATAAGTTTTTGATAATCATCACTCCAATGACATGTAAGATTAAAAGGTCCACCTATATAATCAGGTAACAAATTCCGTCTTCTTTCCTGAAAAACAGGATCATAATGTCTTCTAATAAGTTCTTTTAAGACTATTCTTTCTTTTTCTCCTTGTTTGTTTGTATGTGCACAATTATTAGCTTGTTCTTTTAAAGCCTCTTGCATATCTAAATCCATTTCATCAAGAATTGTGGTATTATAAGTATTAATCAATGTAGTACAAAGATATTCTTCTGGTGATTTATCAACATCCATTTTATATTATATAAATTTTTTATATAATATAATTTACAATAATGAAAGGTTTATTCCTTCATTATATGTTTCTGTAATTTTATAAGATTCAATTATATTTTGTTTGTTTAAATCTTCAAACGTTTGTTTTAAAATTGTAATCATTTCCTTTTTTGATTTTACCGGCCCTTCAAATTGTTCTTCATGTGTATAAAAATGTATTTGTTTTCTTCCAATTGGAGAAGTACCACCACTACCAATCCATACCCAACCATATGGAAATTGGTCATATTTCCAATATTTTTTAGGACTGGTGTAAAATACAAATAATGTTTGCAATGAATTGTCTACCATTTTATTTATCAAGATGTGTTATTTTAGATAAAAAATTGATCTACAATCTTTCATTGTTTTTTGAAGAAATTAATAAAGTTTTTGCCCATCTACGTGCTTGTTCATTCTTAACATAATTATTCATATAAAAACGATAATTTTTTGAGCTTTCAAAAGTTGAAATCCAATCATTAAACTCATCTTGCAATTTTAAGTCTAAAATAGTAAAATAAAATTGAAGATATACTTTTAATTTATCTTCATATTCTAAAATTTCATAGAGTTTTTTGGTTTTTTCTTGTATGGGTTCTAATTCAAAAGTATAGTTTACTTCAGAAAACTTACCACCGCCAATTACAAAACTCCTTGTTTCGTATGGAAGATATATGTTTAAAATCAATATATCACTTATAGCTTTGTCTAGCTCTTCTTGGCCGAATTGTATTTTAATATCAAACACTTTATTTAGCATCTTTTTGTCAAAAGATATTAATATGTCTTTATTAGTAGATAAAAATTGTTTTGCATCTTTAATCTTTTCTTTTAACACTACTGATTTTAAATCTTTATTGTATCTTTGTAAAAGCTTACATATGTGTTTACTTATGACATAACTTTTTCTTTTACCAATAGAAAAAGACATCAATATACCAATTGATTTATTTATTCCCTTTTCTACATAATTAAATATATCATTATATTTTTTTATCATTATTGAATACTGAAGTGGTTTATAGATTTCACGTTTTGTTACACTAATAAACGGACTTAAATCATCCGAATATTTATCCAATAACCAGTTCATAAACATAAGAGGTGTATAACGTCCTATAGCAGTTACAGGAACTTTTCGAAAAAAATCTCCTACAGATGGAATAATTGCAAATTCTCTTATTTTTTGTGTACGAGTATTTATTGTTTTTCCAAATTTAATAGTGTACAGATCTGGATGATCACTTCCATAAAAATCTGTAATTATCGAAGCAATTTTTTTTTTCAACTCAATATCTGTTATTTGATTACAACAAAACGAGATAAACATATACATATCTTGTCCTGGAACCATATGATTTAACACAAAGGAATTCACTCCGAATCCTTCAAATCCATAAGCACCAATTGTTTTATCATCAATAATACATGTAGAGCGTCCAAAATCAATAATTACAGGAATAAATTCCGGATTTTTTATTGTATATGTAGACATATCTAAAGGCAAAGAGAATTCAAAATTATCTTGTTTACGAATCATAACATTATCAAAATGTAAATCAAAATGAGTGAACTCAACTTCTCTTTGCGCAACCTCTAAAGCCAAGAGCAATTGAAAGAAAATAACTAACCATTGATTAAAGTTTATTTTATTATCAATTAAGTTTCTAACTGTGTTAAGATGTTTGTCTTCTTTAATTACTCCAGGTATTTTTTCGTATACTATAAAAGGATTTTTTTTAACAGATAAATCTTCATAAAATTTTTCTAAAGAATTATCAAACATAAAACATCCAAAAGTATAGACAAAATTAGGAACTATATATCTTAATTTGTTCATAGCTTTAACACCAATATAGTATTCTCTAATCGTCATTTCTCGTTTAATTGTGTTTTGTCTTTCGTTTTCATCTTCGTCTTCTCCTTCTTCGTTGATTGGTAATTTAATAATCAATTCAATATCTGAAAAGAAAGTTGCATTATATACAATTCCATCTGTACCACTTATTAATATTTTGAAGTCTTTTATATATTTTTTTACTTCTTTTGTTAAAACATAAATACCATCTTCTTTAACATCAGAAGATAAAGAAGAAAAAATATTATTAAATAAACAAAAAATAGCTTTCATGTCTGCACCTTTTTTAAACTGTTGACTTAAAATATCTGTTAAAATAGGTGTAGACACTTTATCTAAAGAGTCTATATATTTATCCTTTATTTTACATGGATTGTAAATATCTAATGCAGATGAAATATCAAAGGCTTGTTTTTTTATCTTTTTATCTTCGTCTATCATTTTTTATAAATATTATCATATTAAAAATTTAATTTACCATGATTTATTAAATATGTTTTAAAATATATTTATATATCACAAATATGTTATATAAAGAATTATTTATTTCAGCTATTATTTTACTTCTGTTAGACTCTGTATATATTTATTCTACATCAAATATGTATAAAAATCAAATCTTAAATATTCAAGGATCACCTATAGAACTCAGACCTGTAAGTACAATTATATGTTACCTTTTTATTATTCTAGGCTTGTATTATTTCATTTTAAGGAAAAGACGTCCTTCCTGGGAAGCATTTTTATTTGGAGCTGTTATATATGGAGTTTATGATGCAACAAATCATGCTACAATAAAAAAATGGTCTCCTTATTTAGCAACAATTGATGTTATTTGGGGTGGAACATTATTTTTAATCACCACAGAATTAACATATATGATAATAAAGTAGATTTAGAAAAGAAAAGTAACGACACTTTTTTAGTGTCGTTAATTTAAAATCTATATTTAGTAAATTTATTTTTTTATACCTGAAATATACTCATTTTCTCTAGTAAAAGATACATATACAAGGCCCGAGTTGAACTCGGGAATATTTTCAAGATCACGAACAACCTTATCTGTACCAAGATAATCATGTTCAATAATGTTACCTTTTAAACCATGTCCTAAGGTACAGCACCTGATAGGACTCAATGAGTGTGAACACAGACCAACAATCTCATGGTGATCATCAAGCAAAAAGTTAATTACTTCATCATATTCAGAACGATTCAAAGAAATGTCTTTGGGATATACCCATTCATTATCTGAATTCCTAACAGGATGAGTAGAAGTCAATGAAAAACCATCAATATCTACCATTTCAAACAGTCCAGTTGAAAAAGTTACACATCTAACTGATGCGACCCGATCATCTCCACAAGAAACAAGATCTCCCTTTCTCACTTTGCCTACAGGCGTTGCAGTACCGTCTGCCAATAGAATAAGAGAATTAGGATGAAAACACGAACCACTATAGTATCTTTCACTATATACTGTTGTATCAATAACAGGATTTAAAGTTGCTGTTGAATTATTATTTGACGCTCGAGATACAGGGATTTTCTTTGGTATAGGTGGAACATCCAAAAAAATCTTTTCACAGCGATTCTGCCAAGTTGTAAACGCATCAGATGCAAAGTGTTGTATACCTTTATCGCGAAAATTATTAACAATTTCGTACTTCGTTGCATGCAAATAAGAACGTAGATAATGCAAACCCCACATTGCACACCATTTTTCCTTTTCTACAGCTTTGCGTAACTCACCATCGACATCTTCAAGACAACTTTGTATGTAAGGATGCTCTAAACTATTTATTTCGTTTCTTTTGCGAAAGTTGGCAAGTTGTTGAGTAGAGTAAGGCAAAGACAAAGTGGGAGATGTAGTCTGAATATTATGTATAATATGCTTTATAGTTTCTACAAGGTCAAATTTAACCCAACACGCTAATACAGTTGGTTTATCTTCGGTGACAGTTGTCAAATCTACTTGTGATGACACATGAGATGAACCATTAAACATAGATACTTCTATTTTTTCTATTTCATTTAAGGATTGACCAATTGGATGAGTTCGGTTTTGACCTACACAAATAGATCCAATATTATTTCTTGATACAGTACCATCTTTCATGGTAATAATGACACTTATGTTTTTACCGTAAGTAGATATGTCCGTTGCAGAACGATTAATCAAAATTGTTCCAGCGGTAGAAGATTCTGGAATATGAGAAAATGTACCGTTAAGTCGTTCAGACATCTCAAACAACTCTTTACTATCAAGATCGCGTCCAAAACCAACGGTATCCATAGATATCGTTTTACTCCAAACAGAATTGGAAGTAATAAAACTATCAAGTTCATACATATTTCCGCGAAGTGGTTTGCTTACATCTAAACCATCCGTAAACACCATCATTGATTGGTTTCGAAATACGTTTTCTTGAAAACAATTTTTGAGAGTATCAAGTCCAGTTTTAATACCTGACCATATTTTTGTTCCACCTCCCGTTTGTATCAGATTCATTTTGACCAAAAGATCTTCCTTATTAGCATCCGTCATATAAGTCATCGGAAAGTATACTTTGGCAGTTTCATCAAAGCATATTATACATATACGATCTTGAGAATCTAGACATTTAATTAAAACTTTGATACAATGTATTATCAAGTCCAGAATAGAAATTCCATCACGTTCACTTTCTGGCAAACCAGGAGTTGCATCAGAACTCATCGAACCAGACTTATCAATAACAATAATCTTATCTTGAGGAAGACATTTTCCGCTATCAGGTGCCGAAATAGACAGCGTCATGCGTTCGGAACCTTTATTTATAGTCTTTAGAAGTTTTACACCGATCATTTTGACATTATTAAATAATTATTATTTTATTATTCAATTTTATTTTTGAAATCAAAACTATTAACCTTTTAGAAACCTATAATCTTGTAATTTTCTGTGTAATCAAAAGTTTTGCTTTTTGAGGCTTTGCTTAAAAACCAATCATTATCAAAATTTTCTTTTTTTCTATCAATTACGTCGCATCCATAATGTTCAGAATTTATTAACATTGCATAACCTTTATTGTCTATCAAAACGGAATCAGGATTCTTTTTATATTCTTCAACAATTGAATAAATAAAATCTTGACCATATACTTTATTTTCATCTAATGCAATAATAATAGTACCGCATTCTTTTTCTCGTAGCAACATTGGAATTATTTTTGTACCTTTGCCATATTCTCTACCAGCTGGAAAGACGTTTGCTACATTTTTAATATATTTTGGTATATCATAAGTATTGGGATTGTTTTCATCTTGTATAATTATCATAGCAATTAAATCAACTTTTACTGTTTGATCCAAAATAGAATTTATAAAAGGTTTTAGTTTATTTATTTTTTCTGGTGTTACAGAGAATGAAATAACAATTCTATCATCTGATGCTTTTGGTAAATTACTATAATTTTCTATAAAAGAATCAGAATTTTTTAAATGACAGAGTAAATATCTATTAATTCCAAAATAGGAAAAAAAAGTATATACCAATGAAATAATTGTTGATATTATAATTACAGCAATAATTTTTTGGCGTTTTTTCATTTTATCTATAATAAATATTTAATATACAATAATGAATTTATAATAATGGAATTAATCCATAATGGAATTAATCCATAATGGAATAGATGAAACTATTTCTCCTGTATCTGTATAACTTTCCATCCATCTATAACCATTGTTAAAATTTTCCATAAATAAACGATTATAAGTACGTTTTACAATCCTAATATTATTCTTGGGGCGTTCTGGATTATAATAAAGTTTTTTCCGACAAAGAGGGCATGCTTTTTTAATAAATAAAGCTTTTTTAATACAATTTAAACAAAAAATATGAAAACAATGCGATATAAAGATCGCATTTGATATATTATTGTAGCAGATAGGACATTCTGTCATTATTAATACTTTTCTTGTATTTGTTTAATACAAGAAAACATAAATTTAACATTGTTTTAAAGATTTTACAGTAACTGCAATACCTCCTGCAAGAAGCGCAAGAAGTGCAAAAATACCTCCTACTTCTGCTACAGATGGAGTATCCATCGTATCAGTATCAGTATCAGTAGATTTAGAGCAACCTTTAGATGAAAGAGTCTTTCTGGAGCATTCAGAATACTTTTCATTAAAATTTTCCGTTTTCTTTTTCTTCAAAATTTTTGATAATTTGCAACCGCACTCACTACAAATACCTTTTGCTGCTGGAATCTTTGTTCCATGTTTATTCTCATATTCAATTTTGCAAATACTTCCTTTCTTTGCTTCAACAGTTTTTTTGCAAGAAAAACAACGAAATTTTGTTTCATCTAATGTCATTTAATTTATTATCAACAAGATTATAAAATATTTTAAGTAAGAAAAAAAAAATTAACTATGTAATAGAGTGTAAAAGATTTCTTGGGATTTTACCACCATGTATTAAAAAAATTTGTTCAAGAGATTCATTATAATATTTTTTTAAGGAAACAATTTCTTTTAAAATATTATAAACGTTATCATGCCAAGTATCTGATTCAAATGAATATACTTTTCTTACAAAATCTTCCATTATAACTAATATCACCTGAAGTAAATCATATACAGCTTTTATTTTCATTTTTTTCTTTTCGCGATTCATCAATTTAACTGCCCAAATAGAACAATCAATTTCACCATTCAAATATTTTATTCTAATATCAAGATTGTCTTTTATATTGTTGACTGACCAATCTCTCATAAGAACATTTCGAATATGAATAGTATTACGATGTAAACTTTGTAATTTTTCAATCCAAGGAGATACATCTGTAGATGCAAAAATTTTTATTAAAAACATATTTGCATCTGGAATTTCACCGCAAGCAATAACATCAATGTTTGGAGATGCAGAAGAAAGAGTTGCAAGGTATTCATAGTAATGAGGATTATGAATAAGACCTATTTCTATTTCTCCTGTTAACCAACTAAAAGCTGTATTGCATTGTGTACAAAACATTTGATCACAACCTCCGGATTTAAAGATATATGTTAAACATTTTGGACAAGGTTTTGATGAAGTAGATATCGCAGTAGCACTTTTTATGTCGTCTTTATTACATTTGTGATTATTAAATAATTCAGAATGACACAACTTGCAAATAGATTTTTTACAGGTTCCGCATTGGTAATTATTAGATATAAATCCTCTGCATTCACGAGGACATTTGAATATATAATGATTAGACTTTTTAAAAGTTTTTTTATTACCGTAAGTGATTGTTTGAGACTTTTTATAATTTATAACATTAAAAACTTTTTTCCTGAGTTCTTGTTTTTCTTTTAAAGCATTTTTTATAAATTCTGAATCAAAATGTCTATATATACGTTTTATTTTTATATTTGTTGGCAACTCATTAACACCTTTTAAAAGCATTTTTATTTCAGAAATTTTTGATGCTTCTTCTTGCGTTTCAGGTAATAACATTTTTTCTTTCTCAAGTATATACTTCCCAATATGTTTATAAAACCATTGTTTATTATTTATGTTCTGTAAAACGAATTCACGAGACCATATTTTTTTACAATTCATACATATTGGTTCTTGAAGCCTTTCCTCAATAAATTTTTTATTACATAATTGACATGCTTGAAATTTACAATATAAACATGTTAAACAAGATAATAAATCATTGTCGTAACAAATAGTGCACATATTCATTCTTTTTTTTAATATTTTTGATTTTAAAATCAAAATTAAAATTTTTTTAAATAGATAATATATAAACATGGCAGTAACTCTTTTAAAAATTATTTACTTTTTAGCATCTTTGGTGTTCTTATTAAAAGCTATTTTATCTATATACATTGCAATAATGTTATACAAAGATAATTATTCTGAAAAGAAAACAAAAGATGATTGTGATAAAGCATCTCCTGACATTTTAAAAATAATTTGTCCTTTTTGGAGCGGTGACAATTCAAAGTGTATAAATGGTATGTATGACAACGAAAATAGTTGCACTCCGCGAAAATCTATTTCTAATTTAATTTTTTTTATAATTATCGGTTTATTATTTGGTCTAATATCTCTTTACCTTTTTCATTCTGGTTTAAATATTAAAGAAAATAGTTACCCTGGTAGTTACCCTCGTTGGAGTAAACATTATGAATAAATTTAATTTAGTACTTATAATTTAGTACTTACTTATTATTTTAAATTTTCAGTTTGATAATTTAAAACGTTTTTTTATGATTATTAAAAAAATAAAAATTCCAATACTAATACCAATACCAATCAAAATAATAAAAGTAATTGATAAATTACTTGATTTTGTGTTACTTTTAGAATCTAAGGAAACTCCATATGTGTTTTTGTAAAAATTTTCTGGAGATATTTGTCCATCTTTGTGATACATTTTATCAATCCAAATTACATCTTGTCCAGATAAACGAAAATTTTGTTCTGTTCCAATATTATTTGTAGTTAAAGATGCTGGAAAAAAATAAAGCATTATAGAAAGAGGGTCAAAGTCCGAACCGTTAATAGAATTTTTATTATATTTATTAATAATATTTTGTCTAGTAGTTTCTTCATTCCAACCTTGCGATTCTTTAGCCCATTCTATTACTTTTTTTTCGTCCCACATAATTTTTTTTCCTTTAGGATTTTGATGTTCGTGTACTAACCCAATAACATGTCCAAATTCGTGAATGATTGTTGCAACATCAAACCAACCAAAATTCATAGTTGCATTTTTTTTTTCAAGTAAATGATCAGTTCCAACTAACGACCAACAACCTCCATCCGGATCAAAACTTATTCGTACATCTGCGTCGGTTGGATTATCAACAAATGAAATATCTAAATTTACAATTGGTTGAATTCTTTCTTTCACAATTTTTTTTATACCTTCTTGAATAGATAATGAATTTACTTGTATCTGTAAGGGATCTAAATCCTTTCCTTTCGGGATTTCAGTTCTTTTAATTGAATCTCCACTGCTTAAAAAAGCAACCTTTATTTTTGAACCTGCTGGCCATATTTTTTTTCTAAAAAAAGCTGCTTGTAATTTTTGTGTGTACTCAGGATAATTTTGATAACTATTAAATTCATCTTTATGAATTGGAAGAATTTGTTGAATACAAATTTTTGGTTGAAAAGATTTATCCATTTATTAAATAAAGCTAAAAATAAACTATTTATAAATAATAAAAGAATGTCAGCTGGAGGATTAAGTTATTCAGGACTTGTCAATCACGGGAAAATTACTTTGCCGTCTGTTGGAAGTTGGGGTACAAATATGAACATTTTAAGAGATCCACCCAAGTCTATTACTACTAGGAGAATAGATAGAGTTGGAGACACAAATTCCCACACCGAAACAATTGATGATAGCGGTGCAAGAATTAATGAAGCTATTCAAGTATATGCACGTGGAGTTAATCCATTTGTAAGCGTATCATATAATAATAATGGTAATAATGGAGGACAACAATCAGGAGGAATTATAGAAGGAGGTGTTAAATCTGCAAAACTTCCTTATCCTATTATGAAAGACGGTGCATTCAGACCACCTGTTTTATTACAACAAGATCTTCTTCCTCTTTCTCGTATACCTCGTGGAAAAACAACTGCTTTTTCAAATTCTGGATTTACAGATTTTTCTAAGAAATTAAGAATTGGCGGTACAGACAAAGAAACAAAAGAAGTTAAAAATAATACATTAAAAGGATATGTCAGACCAACTGCTGTTTATAAAATTGAACCACAATCTCAAAAACCATTTGAAGTTAAATATGTGATTCAGCCTTTTATTAAAAGATCAGTTACTTCAGGATTTCGTACTATGGATATTACAAACCAACATGTTGGAGACCCAACTAAAGAAGTCAATAAAGTAGTTAGACATGCGAGTGCTCAATCTAATTTAACAGATAATCGTCATGTGGATAACAATGAATTTAATTCAGCGAGATTTATTCAAGATTCAAACGCACATTCTGTAGTTAGCAATGTATCGTCTAATAATAATTATAATTCAGAAAACAACGAGTTTCACACAGATAGGTTTATGCAAGATACTTTGAATTATCCTGTTACAAGTAATATATACGATAAAAATAATTATAATTCGGAGAACACAGAACTTCATACAGATAGGTTTATGCAAGATACTCTTGTTCATCCTGTTACGACTAATATTTATGATAAAAATAATTATAATTCAGACAATACTGAGTTTAATACAAATAGATTTGTACAGGATACTCTTTCTCATCCTGTAGTTAGCAATATTTCTTCAAACATACATCACACTTCAATTGAAGATATTCTTGATTTATCAGATATGCCAATTCATAATAAAATTATTCATTGTAACATAAATGCTCCATTTTCTGGGGTTGAACAAACTAAATATTTTCACAATGATATTATTTTATCTAGAACTTTACCAGAATATGAAGCTAGAACAAATATTGGAACTCAAAAATCATATAAACAACAAGAATATGATAATCAAATAGAACTTACCCGAAATATTCCAACAATTACTTATATTACAAATAATATTATTTCACCTGGATTTTCAGATCATTCGTCAAGAAAAGTTAATTTACCTCAAAAAATTAGTGCAGGTGGTTTTGATATTCCCGCTCAAATACCAATGACAACAAGAATGCAAGATGTTAATGAGAACCAAACAGAATCTGATAAGTCTAGAATGAATCGGATTGTAATGGAAAATATGAATATGAGATTCAAAAAATAATATTTTAAAACATAATTTTTTTAATTAATTATGTTTTTAATCTTGTAAATTTCTAAAATGGAAAGTTTACAAGAGACTTTCATTTTAGAAACATTAGATAATTACAACGTTCATAATAAGTTAAAAATTTGTAATTTGAATGAACTATCTTCTTATCTAAGTATGTTATTAAATCAACAGCCACCTACCGAATCTGATATGAAAGCAGTTTTTTATTTATTTAATACTCTTTTTTCAATTGGTTTAAAAAAAGAACTGAAAGAAAAAGGACTTTGTAAATTGTCCAAAAAAATACAAAATTGTGTAAAAAAAATGGAGCAAATACAGGTTAAAAGTAAAGAAGGATTTGTATACATTACAGAGTTTTTTTCATCAGATATTCAAGTCATAATTAAAATACCTCAAAATTCTAATAATTTTGATTCAAAAGTGAGAGAATATTTTATAGGTATTAAATCTTTGAATAATCTCAGAAATATAACACCTACATTTGTGTATACTCTTGGTGCATTTTCATGTCCTAAACCATCTAAAAATGGTAAAATCGGTCAGACAAATAAGAACACTGCGTATGTTTTATATGAAAAAATACCTGGTGACTCTTTTAACACTCTTTTAAAAAATGATCAATTAAATTTTAAAGAATGGTTAATCTTATTCTTTCAATTACTTTTAGGTTTAGAAATAGCACAAAGAAAAGCAAGATTTACCCATTTTGATATGCATGCAGACAATGTTATGGTACGTACAGATGGTGTTTATAGCTACACTATTCCTTTAGATATGAAGACTTATTCAATTAACAATCCTACATCTGTACCGGTTATAATTGATTTTGGGGCAGCAACAACATATGTTGATGGTAAATATATTGGATCTTACGATTATATTAAACATGGAATGTTGAATTTTATGATACCTGGACATGATATGTACAAGTTTATGATTTCTTGTATACGAAAAACATCAAACAAAAAATTAAAAGAACAACTTATTTCTTTATTTGGTTTTTACAATGATGATGATCCTTATTCTATTAGAAAAACAGGTGAAGAAGGTGTAATAATAGCTTCAAATGAGTATTGTAAAAATATTACATTTTCAAAAGTCGCTAACTATACACCTCTTATGTTTATAGAATGGTTGTGGAAAAAGTTTTCGTCTGAATTAAAATCAACTATTAATGTAACCGACCGAAACAATTATTGTTCAATTAAATATTCAAATATACTTAAAGAATATGAAAATATTTTTATTACTAAACAAAATGATCCAGACAAAGTATTAGAAATAGGCGATGAATGTCTAAAAAAAGTATCAAGTTATGTTATGTGTCAATATATTATTACAATATTAGAAAAATATAATTTTTCCATAGAATCTGAAGAATTAAACAAGAAAATTATTTTGTTTACTAAAAATATAAAAAAATCAAAATCTGTATTGTTGAAACAAGATATAAGTATGTTAAATAATGTTTTTTCTATTACAATACCAACTCAAGAAGACTTAAATCATTCTATTAATGAAATATTAAAAATAGCAATACGTTATCCTGATGCAGTTGCAAAAGAAAAAGTTGTACAAAATCTTGAAACAGTTTTATTATATCAAAATGAGTTAAATCATTATCTAGAGTTTTATTTTACAATTTTAGAGTTAGGATTACAAAATAAATTTAAGGTTTGGATCAAAAAATTTAAAAAATCAGATATTTATGTGTTACATATTAATAATGTTACTCAAATTGAAAGAGCCGTGAGATGGGGTCAAACTTTATTGGCATCTATAATCTAAAAACAATTTATTAATTGAAATATAATTAATAAATGAATGAATTTGATAATATACCATTGGTAAAACAACCAAAAAATTTAACAAAGATTTTATTTAAGCATCAGTTGTCTAGTATATATCAAATGGAAACGTTAGAAAGAGAGAAAATGGTCCAATGTAGTGATGGTTTTAAACAAACTCGTTTAGGAATTAACGCTGACACTACAGGTTATGGTAAAACGTTATCTATGATTGGTTTAATTTCAAGAGATAAAATGGAGTGGGATTTGGATATTCCATTTACAAAAGAAATTATAACTACAGAATCAGGTGGTTTAATTTTAAATCATAAGTTTGAAAGATACGATAAAATTCCAACAACTTTAATTTTAGTACCTACTTCTATTGTTTCTCAGTGGGAGGAAGAATTTTTACATACAAATCTGAAGGTTAAAGTGATTGAATCTAGAAAAGATGTTGAAAATGTTATTGCTGAAAATTATGACGTTATTATAGTAACAGTTTCTATGTTTAATAATTTAGCATTGTCATATTCTCGGTATGCTTGGAAACGTTTTATTTTTGATGAACCAGGACATGTTCGTGTAGCTAGTATGAAAGAAATTAATGCTGGCTTTTATTGGTTAGTTACAGCAACACCAGAAGATATTAAATTAAGACATTTAAACTGCAGTAATAGTTTTATGAAAAAAATAATTGGTGATGAGTTATGTAAAATAGAAGACCAATTCTCACATATGATAATAAAAAATGAATTAGCTTTTGTTCATGCATCATTTAATGTTTATAAAACACACCATCATTATCATAAATGTTTTCAACCAATTCTTAAAGCAGTTGTAGGTATGATTAATAATACAATACATACTATGATAGCAGCAGGTAATATAGAAGGAGCAGTAGTTGCTTTAGGAGGTAAAAAAACTGAAAATATAGTAGAATTAGTTAAAAGAGATATATTGGAATCTTTAACTAAAATAGAAGCTAACATAGCTATTTATCGTGATATCAAAAAAGATGATAAAAAATTAGAAGTTGCTATTGTTGAGGCAGATCTTCTTAAAAAACAACTTACTCAACTTGAAAGTAGATTTGAAACAATGTTAAAGGATATATGTCCTATTTGTACAGACAATTTAAAATCTCCAATAATGGAACCGTCTTGTCAAAATCTTTTTTGTGGAGAATGCTTACTTACTTGGTTGCAACAAAAAAAGAATTGTCCGTTATGTCGTGCAAATGTAAACAATTCTGAATTAGTTTGTGTTGAAAATCGAAAATTTTCTTCAAAAAAAGATACAAATAAAGAAAAAAAATATACACAATTAGAAAAAGTTATTAATATTTTAACTTCTAATAGCAAAGGAAAATTTATTATTTTTTCTGCGTATGATGTAACTTTTAAACCTATTTGCAAAATGCTTAAAGAAGAAAATATTACTTTTTCTGTTGTTATCGGTAATAGAAAAACACGTGAAAAAAGTATTGAAAATTTTAAAACGGGAGATGCTAGAGTGATTTTTCTTAATTCAAATTTTAACGGAGCCGGAATAAATCTACAAGAAGCAACTGATATTATTTTGTATCACGAAATGCCATTAAACGTTCAAAATCAAATTATAGGAAGAGCAAACAGGATTGGTCGCACAGAAGCTTTAAATGTTCATCATTTGCAAGTTGAGATTTAAAACATAATATCTAATTATAAATGGAAACTTTTGTATGCCATAATGGTTGTTGTAAAATCATGATTAAAACATATAAAGAAAGTTTTGATTCCAAAATTAGAGGATATAAAAAGAAAGCAGGTGTTTTTATTTATGATCCTAATACTAATAAAGTTCTTATTGTTCAATCTAGAGGAAATTTATGGGGAGCACCCAAAGGTGCAATAGAAAACGGAGAAACAAATGTAGAATGTGCAATAAGAGAAGTAAAAGAAGAAACAGGTTTGATAATTTGTGAAGAAAACTTAACTCGTTCTGTTATAATTTGTAATCAGGCAACATATTTTTATTTAGAAATGGGAGAATGCGATGTTAAAATAGAAGAAAATTGTTTACAAAACGATGCAACCGGTATAGGATGGATAAAACTAGAATGTTTAAAAAAATATATCAAATTAGGAAACTTAAATATAAATCAACATTTTCGTATTCTTTTATTAAAATTATTAGAATGATTATACATTAAGAAAAATAAACTAATAAAAGCAGGATTAAAAATCCTAATGTAGGTGATATAATTCTTAGAATTTCTTTTTCAGAAAATTGTGATTTTTTTTCTTGTTGAGGAGGTTGGGGTTCTTGTTCTTGTTTCTCAATATAATTTGTGTCTGAAAATGTTTCAATATTATGTTCTTCATTTACTCCAAAAAATGTAACGGTCGGTTCTACTCCATATTCTGGATAACCATTCCATTTTACTAATAATGTAAGAACACATAGTCCAGTTTTATTCAAAAAATTTGGACGCTTTAAAAAATTAGTGTTTAACAAACCTACAACTACTTTACTATCATATATTCCCGAATTCTTAATTTTACAACCAAGTATGTAATTATTTTTTTTTGCAAATTCTAAAAATTCAGAATCTGGTTTAATGTAAATTATTGGCAATTTGGTGTTGTTATTTCCACCATTTAGTATAACATCAAAACGTTCAATTTTGTATTCTGTCATCTTTATATAAAAAGAAGAAAAACCTTCAAACTCTTTTTTTGATCTAAATATAAATTTTTATTTCGTAAAAAGATGTCAATCAAATCTTACGTCGATGAATTAGAAGAAATTCAACATGAGATTAAAAGAAATAACATTAAAAATGTGCAACTCAGACAACGTATTAAAGAGTTGGAAATTAATATTAAGACTTATTTGAATGAAAAAGGTCAACCTGGACTAAAGTATAAAGGAAAAGCAATAATAATAGAAGAAAAAGAGATTAGACCTACAAAGAAGAAGAAAGATAGGGAACAAGCAATGATTTCTTTATTTGAAGAGTTAGGTGTGTCCGATCCAAAAGATGCTTGTTTACGTTTACAAGATGTACAAAGAGGAGAAAGCGTTGGAAAAACAGTTATAAAATTTAAAAAACTTCCAAAAGCAACTTAATTCAAAAATTGAATTTTAATACAAAATTTGTATTAAAAATATAATCAAGATATAAAATGACTACGACTGATTCTTTTCAAAAAAATCCAGATTTTTGGGAAACAAAAGAGAAAGCTTTAAATCACAAAGAAACTATTAATACAAATTATCGGTATAAAAATTTTACACAAGATATATTTCACGCAGGAGATGAAGATCAATTTCAACGTTTTAGAGATGCTACAAATGGAAAACTGTGTGATGCACTTCCTTCTTTACAAGATAATTTATATGAGCACATTACTATGGAAGTATGGGAAAAATATACAAATGTGAAAGCAAACTCTTGTATTGATACCTTTAGATATATTTTTCACAAGTTTAAAAAGGGTATTTTTGTAAAGATTCAAAATAACCAATTAAAAGTATTTTTACCTTTCTCAAAAGCAAATTTTACTAACGAATGGGGTGAAAAAATACAAATTGATCCTAAATATCGCTCAGTTAATGACTTTTTCAAGTACATTACAGAGTTGGAAGGTTTTTATTTCTTTAAAGAAGGAGGTGTTAACCAAAATTTTAATGAATGGTACGGAAATAATTGTCTTGTACGTTATGAATATCCTCTTTCAGAAGGAGATTCAAATGTTGGAAACGTAAAAAATATGTTAAAAGAACTTTGTGATAAATTTAAAGTTCCTGATATTGAATTTTTTATTAACCGAAGAGATTTTCCTATTTTGACTAAAGATGGTACAGAAGCTTACAATCATATTTGGGGATCAAACCATCCTTTAGTTTCGCACTCATATGAAAAATATCTTCCTATTTTGAGTATGTCAAAAACGGATAAATATGCAGATGTTTTAATACCTACTTGGGATGATTGGGCTAGAATTCAAAGTTATGAACAAAAGTATTTTCCCGAATCAGTGCAAGATTATTCGGCTACTTTTGATATATTGTGGGCTGACAAAAAATCAACAGCTGTATTTAGAGGAGCATCAACAGGTTGTGGTGTTGATTTGGAAACAAATCCACGATTAAAACTAGCTTATCTTTCAACACTTAAACATGGTGGAGATATTCCTTATTTAGATGCACGAATTACAAAATGGAATCTTCGTCCTCGTAAATTAGAAGGAGAACAATATCTGAGAACAATTGATATTGAATCTCTTAAAAGAAAAAAGATTGATATTTACAAAATTGATGAAAATGGAAAGTACATAAGAGATTCCACAAGAGATTATTACAGAAAACAACATTATGATAACTATATAGTTGACAATGAAAAAGGAAAATATATATTTGATCCAAAAGAAAAAAAATACAAGTATGTAAAATATGGAAACAAAATACCCAATTTTTTATCTCCAAAACAACAATCTGGTTACAAATATATTGTTCATGTTGATGGCCATGTGTCAGCTTTTCGTCTTTCTTTAGAATTAAGTATGGGTTCTGTTATTTTATTAGTTGATTCTGAATGGAAAATTTGGTACAGGGAATTTTTGTTGCCTTTTGGAGATACCTATGATGAAACAGTGGCTCATTATGTACCTGTAAAAGCAGATTTATCTGATTTGTTTGAACAAATACAATGGTGTCGTGATAATGACAAAAAATGTGAACAAATTGCTAAAAATGCTTTAACGTTTTTTAAAAAATATTTACAAAAAGACGGAGTCTTGCATTATATGCAAAAGATTTTGGTAAATCTTAAAAAAGAAATGGGAACATATCTTTACAATTCAAAAACTCCTTTACAAATTCTTATTGAAGAAGAATATAAAAATATCAACCGAACTTTTCCTATAATTGATAAAAGTGTAAGAGAAATAAGTGTATGTCCTTCTATGAAACGTTGTTATGGTCTTTTACAGGGTATGGAATTTGTTGTAAGAAAAATTATTGCAGAAAGTAACTTTGAAAAAGTTGCATTTATTGGAAAAAAAATATTTGAAAATAATCTTGGTACAGTCAGATTTGCTGCAATAGCTAACTTTTCAATGGTAGTTAAGACCACATCAGATTTACAAAAAATTCAAGAGCATATTCATGAGGCATTTGTAGGAATAATGTCTATAAATAAACTTATTAAATTGATACCAAATTTTGCATACATTTTTGGTTTATATGAAAACAAAGAAAACAAATCTTATAATGTTGTTTCCGAATTTATTAATGGAATAACATTATTTGATTATATAAATAGTGATAATTTTTCTGTTTCAGAGTTTATTTTTATTGTATTGCAACTTTGTTTAGCATTGGAAGTTGCACAAAATAATTGCGGATTTGTACATTATGATTTGACTCCGTGGAATATTGTTCTTCAACGAATTGAAGAACCATTAATAGTTGATTATATTCTTTCTCATAAAAGAGTTATTCGTGTACGTACAACTTGTATACCTGTAATCATAGATTTTGGTAAATCTCACGTAATATATGAAGAAATTCATCATGGATTTGTTAATATGTTTAAGATGAGTACAATACAAGATATTATTATTTTATTAGTTAAATCAATTGATCAAATTATAAATAAAAAAAAGTTAAACACAATTGACACCAAAAATATTATTGACTTGATGAATTTTATTTCAAACACAAGATATTGTCCTAAAACATTTAATGACATTGATGAAATGCTTGAATTTTTAAAGAATGCTAGAAAATATGCATGTCTTATTGGTGATGATAAATATGAGCTGGAAAGTCGCAACCCTTTTGATCTTGTTATGTATATTAAAAACATGGAAAATTATAAATTTTCTAATATAGGGGTTGTAAACAATTATCAATCAACTATAGATATTGGAAATGGTAGACAAGTATTTGAGTTTGTCTTTTCTAAAACATACAAAGAACGTTTGAACAGTTACATTAATGTTTTTTCTCGTTTAAAGAAATCCACTTTGCCTCAACCAAAAAATCTTTTTTTCATTTACTACTGCGCTCAAAGTTTAGAAAAAAATTTGACTTCTGTTAAAAATGATATGATTAATTTTTTAAAATATTCAATTAAAGATCAGACTTATTACGAAACTATTTATAATGATCTTATATTTTATATACAAGATAATATTGAATTTGAAAAAGTTCTTGAAATAATAAAAGAGACACCGTTTTTAGATTTTTTACAACATAAGTCTAGAAAAGAAATCTTACAAATTATTTTTAACGATAAATATACTAAAACTTATTGGAAAAATGTTGAAAACTTATTAAATATTTATTACGAACATATTTACAAAGATATTATAAGTTTTTTAGAACATGTATACAGAAAAAAGATAGACACTACAAAAGAAAAAAAAATAACTTATGTAAATGACGTGGCTGGATATTTTAATGATCTTATTCATGCACACTATACAGAAGAAACATTTCTTGATCCTCAAAAGATACTATCATTAATGAAAGATGATTTATTAGATGATTTATCTGAATATAAAGAAATTATTGAAATTATTCTTCTTAGTAAAGGTATCTACGAGCTTAGTGATGAAGATCGTAAATATTATTTAAGATTTTTTAATAAATTGTTAAATACAAACTCTTTAAAAATGAAAAATAATACTGCAAACATAAAAACTTTAAAACTATTGGCTAAAAAAGTTTATATAGAAGATAAAAAACAATTAGAGTTTGAACTTTCTGAAACAAAAACGAATTGTGAGTATGCAGATGCGTATATAGAATTATATAATCAATGTATAAATTAAAAAAAAATGATTAAACTTAAATAAAATCTTGTAGAATTTTGTTTTTATTTTCTTTCCTGATTATAAATAAAATGTTTGACGGTAAATTTATTGCTACGATTTTTGCAATTGTGATTTCGGTGTTCGCAATTTGTAATCTTAATACTAAGAAAATAAATAGTATTGAAGGTTTTTTTCAGGCTAGAGCTTCTAGAGTTGTACAAGAATACGAAAAGGATGGTAACTTTTTTAGTGTACCACCTACTTTTCAATCAAATCCATCATTCCGCATGCAAAATGCTAATTTATCAGCTTATCAAAAACATCATTTGAACAATAGTCCCCATGCACGTGCTAATATGGCAACTGCTCCATTAAAACCAACTGATTTTGCAAGTATGGCACGAGAAAATTTTACAGAAGAAAATTATAAAGATCCAAGTCATACACCTGGTAATTTTAAAACGGTTGTTCCTGATTATTCAACCGCTAGTCTTCCACCGACAAATATGTCAACTATTACCACAATTGGAGAAAACGGAGAAGAAGTTCAAGCAGTTGTTTATGATCGTTTGATTTTTGCTAACAGAAATAGTAAACATCGTCGTCACGGAGACAAAATTCGGGGAGATTTACCTATTGCTCCTCGCAAATGCGGTTTATTTGATCCATCTGTCAATCCACACCTTGATCTTGAACCAGGAGCGATAAATGTAATAGCTGGTATTGGCAATGAAACCTCAAATCAAATGGCAACTTTCTTGAATGGTTATAGTAAATCGTCTGTTTTTGGAGGTGTAGACATGACTTCTCCTGATTCAATGGCTTCAATAAAAAATATAGAAAGCCTTTCAAACATGTCCACGTTGCAAGTTAGTGCTTTTTAAAAAATAGAATATTGTTTTTGTATTGATCCCGACTAAGGGTATATTTATTTATTACTTATTTAGTAATAAATAATCAAAAATGTTTAAATATTTATAATTCAAAAACAAACTACCTTATTTATTTAAAAACGTATGAATAAATTTGATCGTTAATCTAAAAAGAACGATTTTAAATTACAAAATGAGCACTTCATCTAAAAAAATTGTACTTAAAAAACTTCAATCTCATAATACTATTTGGCACCCTGAATCAACTCTTGTTTTCAAATCTCAAAAAGATAAGATTGTTATTGGTAGATATGTAGATGATGAAATAATCCCTCTAGATGACAACGCATTGCAACTATGCGAATTGTGGAAATTCAAACCCGACGAATCACTTATTGATCAAGAAAATGAAGATAAAGAACCCGAAAATGAATCTCAAGATGAAGAAGAGGAGGAGGAAACGTCTAAGGAAACGCCTAAGGAAACGCCTAAGGAAACGCCTAAGGAAACGCCTAAGGAAACGCCTAAGGAAACGCCTAAGGAAACGCCTAAGGAAACGCCTAAGGAAACGCC